CGATATTAAAAGAAAGGAAACGTGTGATAATTAACTTCCTAATTATCATACAAGGAATTATGGAGATTTGCCGTTGGTCAAGACAACCTAAAGCCAATCTCTTCATGGATTGGGTATGGGATATCGTTGAAAAATACCGAAGCAAAGAAATAGTGGATATCACTCTCTTATCCTCTACATTAAACAAAATGGTATCCATTCTTGAGAAACAAGAAGAACGTATTACAAAAGTAGAATCTCAATTATCTGAGCCTCTGCAAGTAGAAGAAAAACCTGCGTATAAGAAACCATATAATCCTTGGTTTGCTAAAATGCAGCCTAAATATCAACTATTAGAAGATTATTTCGATATAACACGAGGTCAATTATATAAAAATATTTTAAAAGAAATGGAGAATATTTATCACATAGACACAAATCAAATACAAGCGGATTATTTATATGAAAATAATCTTACTTCCTGTTATCCGTTAGATCCATATGAATTCAAACAGAAATACAGAGATATGGTAGAAGGAATTGTAAACAATAACCTAATTAAATACAGGATAGTATCTAAAGATGATCCGATTACATCCACAAAGCATATAACGATTTTTGATAATCCTGTGCCAGAAGAAAATGAATAATCTAAAGTCAAATAAGAGAATAAATATATATACCACTGTCCTAGAAGAAAACACAAATACAAAAATAAAATCATCTATCTCAAAACAACTAATCAATCTACAAAGGCTTATGTCAAAATACAAAAATCAATATAAAGGAGAAGGCTTATGTCAAGATACAGAATTGAACCATGTGTAAATTATATTTGTAAAGGAAACTGCTCTAAAGGAAGAATTGCTGATCACAGAGGTTATTGTCAGAAATGCAGCTTATATGAACCAAGAGTTAGATTAAAACATAAAAACATGAAGAAAGAAAAAATTTTGAAAGAGAAAAGTAATATAAAAAATTATGAGTAATGGAGAATGTAAATTGTAGACAGAAAAACATATTAATGTAGCGTGAACAATTACTAAGCGTAAGCGAAAGTAATTGTGAATGCATTATCCTTTTTATATTATTATGCTTTTTATATAATTGTTTATGCTTTTTACTATATCCCATTATTTGGGGGAATTTTCCCATTAAATTACAAGTGCAATGGGGGAATTTTCCCATTAAATTAACATACCCTATCATTTTTATGGGGGAATTTTCCCATCGTGGTACAAAAAGGAGGTAACCTCAAGATTAGCGATATTATTTTTATACCAAATAGAGAAAAACAAAATGTAACTGTTGGCTTTTCAAAAAAAGATTTCAAAAACCATAAAGGAATAACCGGGCTTAAATATTATCTCATTATTATGTATTTACGAAAACATTTAGAAACTTTTGGACAAGTCACTCTTACTCTCAATCGACTTTTATATGAATGTGGTTATTCTACTAAATCACATAACAAGTCAATCTATTCTGATTTCAGAGAAATTATAAAAACTGAAATTATAAACAAAGAATATGCAACTTGTGGTGTGGATATTTTTACAGTTAATCCAAACGAAATGTTTTCACTACAATTATCTGAGAGTAACAATATATTTTATACAAAAGACAGTTTTGTACAATTTAGTATTGAAGAATTTGAAAGTATTACAAAAGTAAATTCTACGATAAATAAATCTGTATTAACAGGTGTGTATTTATTTATAAAGCAATACATAATAGATCTTCCTAAAGATACAATTTCTACTCCACGAATTTCATATCCATCAAAGCAGCAAATAAAAAAAGGAATCGGTATATCTTCTATTACTACTATAGAAAAGGCAGTTTCTACATTGATTGATGTTGGGATGCTTTATGTAAGAAGTAATATGTTTGTGGAGAACAATAAGGTGGAAGGCGAATATATACCAACACGAAATGTCTTTGCGCTAAATGAAAAAGAGTTATATGGAGATATAATTTTGACTGAACTTGAAATGGTTTATAACAAAAAAGTATATAACAAAGAAGATGTTCCAGGTGTGATCAAATATTTAAACAAAGAGAAAGGATGATGAATGATTGGAATTTGTAACTGGAAATATTTACAGTTGCAAACTATATTTCTTCTTCTGAATACTGGGAGCATCCTCAAAAATATTATCTCCAAATCAAAACTCAAAGATTATTCTGATGAGGAACGCATAAAAACAGATGCAAAAATTGAAGAGATCTTAAAAAAAGAGAATATATAATTGTAGACATTTTCTACTGGCAATTACTGCTTGTAATATTTGTATGGGATAGAAAAAAGAGACACTTGCTACTAACAAGTATCTCCTTCTCAAAGCTAAAAAAGTGCACTTTGAGATATCTGAACAATATCCATTATCACGGAAAAGCGGAATTTAGAAGAGCTTAGTTGCTATTCCGGTTACAAGTTAATAGTGTGTTGAACAATATTTTTGCAAAAACATTTTCGTACCTTTTACAAAATCTATCGTTCAAATTCGATGTGCTTATCTGCAACCACGGCATGTTTTACTCCAGAGTCGATTAGTGTTTTTAAATTCTTACGTGTTGTATAGCGACTAATGCCATACTTAGCAAGAGAATAAAATAAAACCACTAACAAGACTACTGGAGAACCAACAAAAATAATTTCCGTCATCCGTTCTCCTTTCGCATATAAAAAAGCACTATTCGGAGAACTAACCTAAGCTGTCGAATAATGATGCCACGCTCCTTCCGTACCTGATGTTATATCAGTTGTGGTGCTTGTTTACGAGTTGCAGCGATGCATCAACTACTATTGTATCAGTAATTGCCATTTTTGTTAAGAAATATTCTTAATAGAGAATAAAGATATAGAACCAAGTAACTATTAACCAAGTTTATCAGAAAGGATTGATCAATGATGAACAATTTATTTAAGAAAACAAAGGAGATATATTTAATTTATGACAAAACAAAAACTTCAGACAAGCTACATACCAAATAATGGGAATTTAAAAATTCCATCAAGAGAAGAATTCCATAGATATGCAATAAACATATTATATGAATCCTGCTTTTGCACGGATCATCCAACAGACTATACAATTAATAGTATTGCACAATCTATTCATTGGACAAAGAAGAATGGTTATAAGAGGTGATTGAATTGATAGAACAAAATTTTGATAATAATAATGAAAACTGCATTGAATTTTTGTCAGGTGAAAGATTTACAACTGTTTCGTTTAGTAATAGAAAACATATTAATCGAATAAAAAAAATCTATGAAGAACGGAAAGATGAATTCAAGTATTTTCATATAAATCAGGACGGAAGTATTTGTGCTAAACTCCCTTTAAAATGGATAAAAATAAACCCCGGCGCGAAACCAGATCCAACTAGACCAAAAAGAATAGTATCTGACGAACAAAAGAAAAAAATGCAACAAGCTTTAGAGAATTATAGAAAAAACATAAAAAAGAAATAGAATCTTTTATACGATTTGTTACGGAAAGTAGAGTGAATGTATGACAGAAAAAGAACAGGAGATTGTGTATAGTAGAAAGTACGAAGAGCTATTAGGGAGTAATGATGATGAATTAATTAATATATGGAAATACAATCAGAAAGAAATGCTATCGAATGTATCAAATAATAAACAGTTGTATTTAATAAATAAAATTGTATGCTCGGTGTGCGAAGATGTTTTACGTCTTAGAGAGAATACATATATAGATGATAATTATATCTAAAAAATAAGAAATTATATGAAACATAAAAATGAAAGGTGGAAAATTAGAATGAGAAAATGTTTGAATATTAGATATGAGGATGAAGGATACGGTATTGTTGTTCCTTTAAAACAAATTAATAAGGATAAAAAATATAATGATTATTCTGTGTCATGTCATTATATGTTTAAAAAGAATATCGGAAAATATAGTCTTAAAATGTGGTTAAAACGAAATGATATTGATGGAAAATTCGGTATGGTATTTGAGGGAATCGATGAACAGTTGGTTTCTGGTACACCGCAAAATATCAGAGAACACATTTGTCGTATCGTAGAACAGATGGTACATAATGGGTATATTGATAAATTCATTGATCGTTTTGAATTTGATATGTTGTGCTGTGAAAAGGGTTTTGAAATTTTGAACAATTTGAAATATAAGGAAGACCCAGAAAGTGTGTGAAGTATGTTTGCAAAATCCATGTCATCCAAAATGTCCCAACTACTCCTATCCTATTAACACTTATGTCCGTTGTGATAAGTGTGGAGAAATGATTGAAAATGGAGATGAGTATTTGGAAAATATAAATGGTAATGCTGCACATTTAGATTGCTTTTATAGCATGAAAGATTTATTAGAATGGCTTGAAGAAGATATTAAAGTGATGGAAAATGAAGATATTGAATGTATGGAGGAATGAAATAGATTGGATAATATAATTAAAAAAGAAGATTTTTTGAAGGTAATGGAAGAAATCGAAACTACTGACACATACAGTTATAAACTCAATAAATTTTTTGAAAAAAATAAAGCGGATGGATATATTTATCAACCTAATTGTGTTGCAACAGCACTGAATTTACTTCATTTATTGTTGAAAGATTATGATAAAGATAATTGGATTGAATATTTCTGTTTTGAGCTTGACTATGGTAGAAAATGGAAAGAAGATACGGTCTTAGATAAATACGGAAACGATATCAAGCTACAAACAGTTGAAGATTTATACAATTTATTATCTAGCTATAAATAGATTGGTGGTGTTTCATAATTAGCGAGTTTGGTTTAAAAATAAAAAATATTGAAGCAAGCACTCTGTATGAATACAACTTAGGATTGCGTGACCACTATGAATATAAGGACGCAATGTTCCCAAATAGTTTATTCAAGGATTTTTTGGAAGAAAATGGATTAAAAACATGGAAAGATGAATCTACGAGAGATATTATTTGTTTAGAATTCAACTACGGATCACGTTCTTATTTACAGGAATTAAATCATCTGCGAAAAGTTGCAAACTCTGCACAAAAAGAATATAAGCGTGCGCGGGTGAGAAATGATAAATATTTAATCGATAAGGCAAGAAATAAGATAGAGAAAATAAATAAACTCTTGCTCTTCGCAAGAAAAAACAAAAGAAAATATAATTATTTATCAAAAAATGAACTGAGAAGAAAGCTTTATAATGATGGCGTTTCTGTAGAATATATTTTAAGAAAAAGGAATGGAGAAATAAAAAAAAGAGAAACAATCCATTATAAAATGCTTTTTAGAAGTACAGGAAAAGCAAAAAAAGGTTCATGTATTTTTATCTGCGATGATTTATATGAAACTGCCAAGAATTATCTATATATGGGGATTGAACTACCGGAAGAAAATGCGAAAGTTGTAGAAATAAGTGCGTACGCCCCCCTCATATCAAGTGGAATAGTTGGACGAGTAAAAATCAACCCGAAAAATATTTTAGTTCTAAAAGACGTGGATAGATTCTTTAACACCAATGTAATTAGTATCGAAACTGATGAGAATAAACGTTGTTTTTCCAGACATTTAGAAAATTATAAATTAAAGAATATTTTATTTGACGGACAAGCACTTATTGACAGTAGCAGATTTCCAGAATGGGGAAATGGATATGTTCTGCTTCGTCATCTTTTTACAAAGATGGCAGCTTTCAATACAAATATACAACAGTTTTTTAAAGATTATTTCGGCGAAAGATATTATGAAGCAAAAGTTACAGATATGTTTGGTGTTGAGCATTTTGTAAAAGATATAGAATTGATTACAACAGACAATGCATTGAAATGGTTGAAGTTTGATATAACCTATGATTATTGGTGCGAAAAAGTTTATGAAAACAATTGCATGTTTGGGGTTGTAAAAACTGCACACGAAAGTAAACTGGGTACTTATCAAAAAATGAGTTATCAAATGGTCAATTCGTTAAATCTTGATATAATGGAGAATGTTGTTAAAGAAAGCGTTGAGTATGTTAATAAATTAAAAACAGATGATCAATTCTTTTTTGAATACCTGAAGAAAAACGATAATTTTTCTAACGACTATAGAGTATTAATTGCTTTATGTGAACATAATCCGGAATTTGTAAGAAGCTCCTATTTTAGATCAAGAAGAAAGAAAATTATAGAATCTTATGTTTTAAAAATGAAATCTGGTGAAATTATGCAGAATGCAGAAAATTTAACTATTGTAGGCTCTCCATATGCGATGTTATTGTATGCTGCCACTGGTAATGAAAAGTCAGTAGATAAAGACAATACATTTTTTACAGAAGACGGAGTAATACAATGTTATACCGAGAGATTTAATAGTGGGGAGTATTTGGCATTTTTCAGAAGTCCATTTAATTCAAAAAACAATTTGACATATTTGCATAATGTCTATAGTAGGAATATGGAGAAGTATTTTAATTTAGGCAGACAATGTATTGCAGTTAATATGATTGGCACAGATTTTCAGGATCGGAACAACGGCTTAACAAACTGGGTCAGCGTACAGAAATGTGCGTAAAAAATAATCGGTGAAAATTGGAACGCTAAGTATGTATTGATTATAAATAAACAAAAGAAGATGATAAACATAGAACAAAACAAATATTGTGTTTACGAACATATTAGAAAAGATACCAACCAATGCTTTTATGTTGGTAAAGGTACATTAAAAAGAGCATACAATCAAATAAGAAATAAACACCATAATCGAATTGTAAAAAAATGTGGATCTTATACTAGAATAATTCGAGATGGTTTAACAGAACAAGAAGCTTATGATTTAGAGTGTGAAGTAATTAGTAATTACGTTTTTAATTTAGGATATGGAATTGATATTATTGGATATAATAATGTGAAAAATGAAAATGGTCATTTAACAAACCATACTTTTGGCGGAGATGGTTCTTTTGGATTAGTACATTCTGATAAATGGAGAAAACATCATTCTGAAAGGATGATGGGTGAAAATAATCCTGCATATAATGTAAACTATTGGGAAACATTTTCAGAAGAGAAAGCGAATGATATTAGAAAAAATCTTAGCAAAAAATTCTCTGGAACTAATAATCCCATGTACGGGATATCACCTAAAGAAAGAATGGACAAAGAAACATATGAGAAATGGATTGAAAAACGTAGTATTAACTCTAAAGGAAGTAAGAATCCCAATTATGGTAACGATGCTTTAAAGAAAAAACTATCAGAAAATCCAGAATTAAAAAATAAATATTATTCTCGACCAAATGGACAAAACGGACGTGCTAAAAAAGTTGAACTTTACGATGTGAATTATAATTATATTTCATCTTTCGATTGTATGTCCGAGTGTGCTAAATACTTGAAAGATAAACATAACATAAAAACAAACATAAATACCATGATAACCGCAATAAAGAACGCGGCATTAAATAATAAAGTATATAAAGAATATAGGTATAAGATATAGATAATTTATTTTAATAATCAATACATATAAGCCAACCAATTACCAAGCCTGTGAAATGTCATTATGTAACAGGAAGGTTTAGAGACTAGAAGAATGAGTTATGACAAAACAATAATTTCTTCCACGAGTGCCGATTGCTATGAGGTATAGCCTCATATGAGTAGAGTTGTTCACTACAAACCTAACGTTAAACGAGGGCAAAGAGATAGTCCGACACTCTAATGAAAATTAGAGAAGACTTGGATAAAGAGCCAAGTATATAACAGACGCAGATCAAGATTCAGATTTTGGATTTACAACAAATCAACCAGATATAGTTGCTCATGCAAAATATTGTTATGAAAATTATCATACGATTGTAAATAATATTCCTAAAGAGCAAAATGTGTATTCAAATACAATGGATGATTATGCTGCGATAGATAATAAACTGGCAGAGTCTCAAACAGATATCGGAGAGTCTAGTAATTTAGCTCAGATTGCACAGACATACGACTACAATTTTGAAGATCCTAAATATTCTGATTATGTTTGTATTCTGAGTGTACTTGCCCAAGTCGCAATAGATAATGCCAAAAGACGTTTTGATATAGAATTAACAGATGAGATTAAACGTATTAAAAATGATATGGATATTGAAAAGAATAAATACCCTTCATTCTGGAGAATTATTAAACATGGATTTAAAAAGAAAAATATAAATCCAGATTTGAAATGTCCTATGAATTATTTGTGCGATTTAGAATTGAATAAATTTCGGAATACAACTACTACTCTTCCAATGAGCAACTTTTTTGTAAAACATAAATTAGAGGAAGACAGAAGAAAATGCAAAAAGGTTGAAGAGTTAATTTCAAAATATTCTTTGGAATTATTTTATTACAATACAGATAATACTGATGACCATTTGTTACTAAGGTCTGATTTTAGCGAATTGATTCAAGATATCCGGCAAATTTATATTTCATCTAACTATACAGGATTGATGTCTAATTTAATAGATAGAGCTTTTATTATATCATCAGATATGAAAAGAAATATTACGAGATTGAAAACAAATATAGGAGCAAATAAATCGTTATTATTAAAAATATTATATGATATAAATTCGACTTCATTTTTGAAATGTTTCAAAAACAAGTAGTTTTTGTGTACACCTGGTAAATTTGAGATGTTACAAACAGCGTAAATACGCACTTTTTTCAAGTTTCGTTAAGTCCACTTATGAGGGAGAAAGTGCGTATTGTACAAGTATCCTTGCCGCTTGAATCCAATGCGGTATATAAATACGGGAACATGTTTTAATTAAACAAGCTATGTCACAGGCTGAAATGTGGCAATTTATAAATCTCGCCCATAGGGGGGCATTAATAAACACATTTTCGTCTTAATATACGGATATAAGTGAGTTGGTGTGATGCCGTATAAAAACTTAGCAGACCGTCATATAAATCAGTTCAGTTCACCAAGCGATGCTGTACGGATCTGTTTCATTCTGGAAGTAATTAGACTTGTATGTATCGAAGTCAATGGCGTTATAAGGAGTGAAAATTGTAATAAAAAATATTTTATTCATACCTCTTCTACAGTGGCGGTGCTGCAGTATTTGTGTGGTACTGTCACTATCTCTTTTATATTTTGATGCGGTCGAGTGAAACGGAAAATCACGCATGGTTCATACCCATGAAATAGCAAGTTCGACTCTTGTGATCCGCAATTTGTCTGGCTTCACAGACATTAAAGATAGCATATGGTGACATATGTAAAGGTAGTTTCTACAGGCTGCCGCCATACAAAATGGACGACTGAAGCAAAACTGACATACCAAAGACCCAAAAGGTTTTGTTTCGTATTGGTAAGTAATAAGTCCAATGCGGAAATAGTATCATGAAATACGGAGTAACAAGCAGGATCAACGGCAAGTGCTGAGAGAATGTTTTCTACCGCAAATAGAATAGCTCACGCAAACGTATGAAGATATGATGGTGAATCAGGAGGATATTTAGTCTGAGCAATTATTAAGCAAAGGCGTTATCCATTTATATAAGTGAATTGGTAAGAACCATATTAACTTATATAGACATTGAGTAGCAATAATAAGTGAAAGATATGATGGTGTGATGTATTCTGATGTTCAAAAGACATCGGAGCGTCTGTCGTAGCACATCATCAGTAGGTGATAATAAATAGTGTATGATGAAGTAATAAGATTATTTAATTGGTTGTACAAAAAAGTAATATTTTAAAACAAATATTAACATATAAAGCGAAAGCCTACGACCTTGGGTAATGGAAGCAGCCTAATACCACAGCAGTAATGTAATGTGGTCACTGAAAACTCTCGCAAGAGTTTGAAGTGTTTGATCAAAATTGCATGGTTAGTTTAGCGGCTATTTACGGTGTGCGAGCATCGACAGAATATTAAAATCAGAAAAATTATTCAAGTAAAGATACCGAATCTAAAATCGGTGGTTGTGTAGAATACCATATTCGCATCAATAAGTGGGGTATGGTGGATAAGTGGAGAAACAATAATGTCACGAAAGTTCTATGTATTTTGGTCTAATCTAAGCCAAATATTGCTCTTATAGTTTAAAGGTAGAACAACTGACCTGTAATCAGTAAATCTTGGTTCAATTCCAAGTGAGAGCTTCACTCTTCTGTCACATGTATAGAAGAAATTTAGAATGAAAGGAATTGATTACAATAATCAAAATTAGTAAAGACGATGCTTTCTATATGAGAAAGAATGGATATGGAGAGCATGTGAAAAAGTCAAAATCTAAGCATCCGACTTATTATCTTGTAGAGGAATCTGACACATATAGATATGATAGGAAAACTCATAAAAGATATGTTACTCATAAGGGTGCATTAAATTTTTATTATGATTATCGAAAAGCTATGCTCAAGTGACATTTAGCAGCTGAGCAAATATATAGGAAAGGTGGAAGGTTTATTGGAATATAAACTGTTCCTAGACACAAATGCACTCTTGAATTTACAAGATGCCGCATTTAAAGAGTTTTTTGTGATTTCACAAAAGACATTAGAAGAAATTGAACATATTAAAACGGATTCAAGAAAAGATGGAGAAATAAAATATAAGGCGAGATTAATCGCTCATTTATTAGATGAGAACTATGGTGAGTTTGAAGTTGTTAGATATGACTCTGAGATCACAAAGATAATTGAATCATTTGATTTAGAAGAAACTCCAGATAATATTATTTTGGCTTCTGCTTATAAATACAATACTGGTATACACCCGATAATTGTATGCACCGATGATTTGAACTGCAAATTTATTTCTAAGAATATTTTTAATTTAGAAACAAAAGGAATTTCAGAATTAAATCTCGTAAAGAATTTAGATGAGTATAAAGGATATAAAGAAGTAACTCTTTCTGATGAAGAAATGAGTTATTTTTATTTACACTTAAATGAGAATATTTATAATTGTGAAGTGAATGAATATTTGATTATAAGGAAATCTGATGGCGAGGTTGTAGATTATAGAAAATGGATTGGCGAAGAATATAAAACTATTTCATATAAACAAATAAATAGTCATTTCCTTGGAAAAATCAAGCCAAGAAACCCACATCAAATATTGGCATTTGATATGTTGCAAAACAAAGAGCAAACAATAAATGTTTTGTCCGGAAAATTTGGAAGCGGTAAAGACTATATCATGATTGCAAATGCTTTAAAATTAATTGAAGAAGGAAAATTTGAAAAACTTTTATATATTCGTAATGCAATCGGAGTTAAAGACGCTAGTGAGATCGGTTTTCTGCCGGGATCTAAATTAGAGAAGTTACTACCATATGCCATGCCGCTTGCAGATCATCTCGGCGGTCAAACAGGACTAGAACTTCAGATGATGCAAGGAACAATTGAGATTGAGCATCTTGCATATATGAGAGGTCGAGATATTAAAAATACTATTATTTATGTAAGTGAAGCTGAAAATCTTACAAAAGAGCATGTTCAACTATTGATTGGTCGTGTTGGAGACGGATCGTCACTATGGATGAATGGAGATTTCAAACAAACTGACTCTGCTTTATTTAGAATGAATAATGGATTATTGTCTGTTGTTCAGAAATTAGTAGGACACGATAAGTTTGGATACGTTCAACTGCAAAAAACTGAGCGAAGTGAAACTGCCGCTATGGCAGATTTATTAGATTAGAAAGGGTGTTTTAAAGATAAAAGTAAAACCTATTTTCAACAGTTTTCTAGCAAAACAATTATTGAAATGCGGAAATCCGATAATTGACTTGCAAAAAAATAAAACGCTACAAAATGCAACAGTCTTCTATTTTGAAGATACAGATAAATTTAAGAACGATTTAAAAAGACTGACTACTGAATAATTGGTAGTCAGTTTTTATATTCACTGAAAATACAACGAAAGGACAAGGTGATTGTTTATGGCTAAAGCTTTAATGAGAAATGATTTAACCGGAAAACGTTTTGGTAAACTAACAGTTCTTTATGTTGATGAAGAAAGAACTGGTAACGGCAAAGTGTATTGGATTTGCAAATGTGACTGTGGTAATATTAAATCAATACAATCTACTGCACTGACAAGAAAGAAAAATGGAACCGTTTCTTGCGGTTGTGCCAGAAATTCAAAAGAGGCAAAAGAGAAAGCAAAAATAACAAGAGAAAAATATCCAAAAGATATAACTGGTTTAAAATTTGGAAGACTTACAGTTTTAAGAGAAACGGATATTAGGAGCACTCGGCAAGCAGACAACGGTGCAAAACTTTGGGAATGTTTATGTGAGTGCGGTGAGTTGTGTTACTATTCTCGATATGCTTTAATTACTCCGTATGGTGTCAAATCGTGTGGTTGTTTTTATAAAGACTCACGTTATGAAATAGGAAAAAAATATTGTGAATATGATTTAGATACATATGATTTTGGAATAGGTTATTGCAGCAACGGAACATTTTTCTATTTTGACAAAGAAGACTATGATAAAATAAAAGATTATTCATGGTGGTATGATGGTCGTTATGTATGCGCACATTCACTAGAAAAAGATATATATACAACCAAAATTGTCCGTTTACATCGTGTTGTTTTAGACATTAAAGATAGAGAAGACATAAATGTTGATCATAAAAATTTAGTACGTTACGATTGTAGAAAATCTAATCTAAGAAGAGCTACTACAACGGAAAATGCACGAAATAAAGATTTTTCATATATGGCTTCTAAATCCTCTGAAATCGTTGGAGTTAAAAGAGAAAATAATAAATGGGTATCCTCAATAAAAACAGAAAGAAAATCCATTATACTTGGAAGATTTGAGAATATTGAAGATGCGATTAAAGCAAGAAAGGATGCTGAAATTAAATATTTTGGTGAATTTAGATTCGACATGTCTAATAAAGATATAATTGATGAAAATACCATAAACAACCATCTATTATTAAAAGAATGTTCATAGTAATTGTAAATAATGGAACGAAAATCAAATTATAAAGAAGCAGGTAATTGCTTATGAATAATAAAAATAATAAAATAATTATGGCTTTTATTTTAGGAATACTGTCATATATACTGCTTATTCCTGTGATAGAAGAATTTACAAATGTACTGTTGTCTTGGATAGAGTATTTTAAAATTTTTCCAAGTAAACTTGTACTTAAAGGAAACAAAGAATTAAAAGAACTGCAAGAGGGAGATGATGTAGAATCTGAAACCTATGCAATTGGATTTCAATATAATCAGGAAGATATTGATGATGAAGATGAAGAGTAACAACTACTCTTCTGTCTCGTAAAAATAAATAAATTCACATAGAACCCAACACGCCTCTCTACGATGCGTACCACGTTGGGTCTTTTTTAGTTGTAATTTTTTAGAATGAAAGGAAAATTTCTTATGGCAAATTTTGTATATAAGTTGACTACACAAAAATCAATGAAGATTGCTGGTGTTATTGATACAGATGAGATGATTGTAGAACTTAATGGAGAAGATAAAAAACTTTCTACTCTATTAAAGGAATTTAATGGATGTTCAATTGAGCTGAATGTGAAAATCAAAAATGAAGAAGAATTAGCCGAGCCGGAAGATGATTCCGATGAAGACGAGTAAGGCGGTGTGACTTATCACTAATTTTTATAGATTAGAAAATGAAAATGAAGAACAATTTATCTGGAGAATGGGACAGATGAAAGATTCCGGACAACTGAATATGTCTTGGGATGAATTGGCTACTGTTATCAACAAAGAGTTTCGAGGAGATGATGATTCTGAATATCGTACTGAGGCTGCTTATCGTAAACCATATCAGCAAGCTAAACGATATTATGAATCTGGTGTTTTCAACAAACTTAACGAAGAAGCGTATTTTAAAGAGCTTCAACTGCAAAAACAACAGCTTCAAAAAGAAACCGTAAAGGTCCGTGACGAGAGAAATGAACTTAGACGTGTTATTCGGGAAGAAGCCAGAAAAGAAAGTTATAAAGACCAGATTCTGCGTTCAATTTCTGAATTTAATTGTAATCCACTTGAATATGACAAGAATAAAGAATTTGCAGGAATTTTAAAGACAGATAATGATTTAATTATTTCGTGCACGGATATTCATGCTGGAATTTATATTGATAATTTCTTCAATAAATTTGATGAAAATATTTTGAAAGACAGACTCAATCGTTATTTGGATAAAATTTTTGAAGTACAGTTAAGGCATGGTTCTGAGAACGCTTTTGTAATTTTATCTGAACTTGTAAGTGGTATTATCCACAACGAGTTACGAATTGAAAATAATCAGAATTTGATTGAACAGTTTCTGACTGTGGCAAATTATATATCTGAATTTTTAGTAGAAATGAGTTATAGATTCAATACTGTTAATGTATATGTTTGTCCTGGAAATCACTCGAGAATCTCACCAAAGAAAGAAGATTCTTTAAAAGGTGAAAACATTGATCACTTAGCCATTCCATTTTTACAGGCAAAATTACAGAATTTTAAAAATATCATATTCAATGAAAATAAAATTGAAGAATCAATTGCTATGTTTAATGTCAGAAATAACATCGTGATGAGTTCTCATGGAGACAAAGATACGCCAAACAACGTTGTACAGAAATTCACTCTTCTATTCGGTATGCGTCCGGCATTGGTATATCTTGGACATCGACATATAAATGGACTGACAACTGTATACAATACAAAAGTAATTGAATCAGGTACGCTATGTGGAATAGATAACTATGCTTTGGATTTAAGATTAAATAGTAAACCATCACAAACGATTTCTGTTATTACAGAGAGTGGATTAGATTGCTTGTATGATGTTAAGTTTGACTAAATTAGAGGTTGAATATAATGAATGAAAATAATGATTATCCAGTTTTAGATTTTGAAGATTGTTTAAATTATATCGCTGAAAAAATCAAATTAGATAAAGAAGTCATAGAATCTGTTCTGAATGCAGAAACAGAATTTATGGAGAAAGTAGGCATTATTGTAACAGATAATGTTCACGAGTAATAAGAAAAGGTCATCAGCTACTCAGAATTGAAATCAAACGAGAGTTCGATCCATCTGTGTGCTACAGTGGCGTATTTAACGCTTGGGGAGCGAGCGCCAATACTTACGGACATATTCCCATCTATTCAGACGGAAACGCCAATAAGCATGGACGTGTACGGGAGTTTTATCGGAATAAAACATCGACATACACATCACCTGCCTTCCTTTTAGAATACAAATTCCTCGGGAAAACTGATAACCTTAGACTGTGAGTAACCTCACGAAATAAAGTGTAACAAATATGTCGTGAGTATACAAGACATAAAAGCACTTATCACCCTTTATTAAAACAAACTCTCGTATGTGAACGGAATTTGATAGGTGCTTTTATATAAAACAAAAATTATATAAGGCAATGTATCTGTCAATAACAGGGCTACTCTTCTATGTAGTAGCCCGCTTTGACGGAACGGAGGAATGATACATATCACTTCGTATGATTTAAAAATCCAACTGATGATACGTGAAAATTTGGAAAACAAACACGAGAAATAATATGATTCCACATGAATGCCGCTGTTGTTGGTAGCGAGTATTTAAAAAATAAATACAATAAAGAGGTTAGTAAATATATATGACAAAAAATGAATTAACAAAGAAAATTTGTAGTAGAACTTCTTCTGTCTACAATGCAAAGGAAGTTGAAGAAATCATTAAAGCATTTGGAGAAGTTGTAGTTGACACATTAAAAGAAAGTAATGACAAAATTACTTTTGCAGATCTTGGTGCATTTTCCGTGAAGCACATTGATGAAAGATGTGGAAAATCTGCACTAACTGGTAAAGAATGGGTAAAGCCAGCACATGATGAGTTGGTGTTTAAGGTTGCTAAAAAGTATAAAGACATGTAATCGAGGTATATTCTATGAAAGATATCAAAACTTTAAATTTTAAAGATATTAAACACTTTGTATCTTTTGTTATGCGTGAATATAACAAATTAGATTTTTTAAATTATGAAGATATTGCTATTATTGTAACTGCATCCGATGCAGCGGCTTATGTGACTGAATTTATTCGGTGCGGAATGAATATTGAAGAATTAGATGTTAGTGCTCCTGATTATGATTTATATAATAATGAATATGTAATTGCAATATCTAATCTTGGTATTTGGTGCGAAAAATTTAAACGAGATGGCAAGTATTTTAATGTAAACGGAACTATTGTTTATATATCAGGAGATGCTAATTCAAAATGTCTTCCTTACATAAAAAGCGACAATGTTTACTCCTTTGATGTTGAAGAAGACAATGAAATTTCTGAGTCAGATGGTGAATATACCGTAACAATCAAAACAAATATTAACGATAACGAAGCAATGAATGTAATTGACGAAACAGAGGAATACATTATTAATAAAATTAAAATGTATAATTTTTTATATGGAAGATTTGTGCCTGATCATCTATTCATCTGAAAAATACTATTCAAAACTATTTGGTAAGGAGGACGTACAATGGCAGGAATGCTCTTAAAAATCGGAGAAAGCTATAATACAAATGTAATGGAATTTGCTGTTGATACAGAAGATGAAATAAACTTCTTACCGACAACAAAAGAAAAAGGAAAAGAAATGTTTAGCGGAATTGATTATGCCCCATTCGGAAGCACATGTGTAGTTGGTAATAAAGATGGCGAGTTAATTCTTTATATGTTATTTTCCTTTGGATGGAAAAAGTTATAAAATGGAGGGTATAAGATTATGAATAATACAGAAGCATATTTATACTCTCTTATTAAAAATGTGGAAAGTAATAATCAAAAAGATACTACTAATCTTGTAAACAGTCTTGAAAAATTAACAAAAGATGTTGATGTGTTATCTCAGAAAAAATGCATGGAATCAATCAACAATACCGTAAAAGGAACTGATATTGTTAATGTTACAGATAACATTGAACAGAAAAACTTCTGAAATTACCATCTATGGTAATACAACACAAACAGTTACAAAAGGAAAGAATTTATTCGATCCTAACATACAAATGTTCGATAATAAATCGATCAATGAAAATGGAGAGATTGTTGAAAATTCAGATACAAAAGTTACCGATTATATTTTAATGGATAAAATAGGTTACTATATTATATCTTTAAATACTCAAGACGCTAGTATGTGTAAGGTTTCTTTGTATAATTCTGATAAAAGTTTTTTAGAAAATAAAGAAAACTTTGAAAATGGATATATCGTATTAGATATCACAGAAAGAAGATATATGCGCCTTACAATCCCCACACTAGCTAATAAAATTCAACTTGAATTTTCTGAATATCGAACTCGTCCATCAACATATGAGCCATATACCGGAGGACTACTATCGCCAAGGCTCGATTATCTACAAGAGATGAAGAGTGTAGGCGTATAGAACAAAGAAACTGGAAAATACGATATAGAACTTAAGGTTGTTAAAAGAAATTTATTCAATTTAACAGATAACTATTTATGCGGAAATATTGAAGGAGATCAAATCATTGTTAGCGATACGGAAGCATTTGTATATATACCGTGTTGTCCCAATACAACGTATACCATATATGGTCGGAAACTATATAATCCTGACGTAGATACAAAACAATTTATTGCTCAAACTGAAGAACTACCGCAATCTGGAACCAACATTATACGTGTTGACTCGGCAGAAATTGGCGAAACAATAACTATTACCACAGAAAATACAACGAGATACATTTTAATTTCGGCTATATCCAATGGTGAATATATTGAAAGAAGTATTTTTAATGTCATACACTTTACAACAGACAGACTAATGGTTATATTGGGTGAACAAAAGATACCATATGAAAAATATGAAGAACAAGTTGTAAAACTATCGCTTGATGAACCTTTAAGAAGTGTTGGTAAGTACCGAGATATTATTACAAAAGAGGGGATTATACGAAATATTGGGAAAGTGGTGTTTGATAGTCCTGGGCAATTAGAATTTCAAGGGAGTCAGACTTTTACGTTTGAGAATATACAATTTCGGTATCTTGTCGGTGCGAGTAATTTTTCATCATTAGAGGGAGCTATTTCCGATAATATACCATATGGTAGCCTAGTGTTTAACTCAGAAGATGGGGGCGAATCATTTTTAAAACAGTATCGTTTTCCTTTTATTTACTGGGAAAGACCTATTTCAATTCTTTTCCCTCTTATGAGGGGAATGAAAGAGCAAGAAACTATTGATAAAATGGTAACCGAAAATCCGATAACTGTTCTTTATGTGAAGGTAGAGCCAACAATCGAATCATCTTCTGAATTAATCAACGAATTGAAAAAACTGGAAATATCGGAAAGATCTGTTATTACAGTTTATACAAATAACGATTGTGAAATTGGAATAACTTACGAACTTGATGTTAAAAAATATATAGATAATAAATTTGCGAATATTAATAGATTGCTTTCGGGCAGTCAAACATAACTATTGTAAAAATAGGTATATATGTAATTATTAAAATTACAACTTCAAAAATAAACATACAAAATCAAGGGGCTGTGAAATAACAGCCCCTTCTATTTTGTCCGTATAGCAGAACAGGAATATGCGTCTGACTTAGAATCAGAATTTTGTAGGTTCGACTCCTACTGCGGACATTTATGGAGAGATACGATGGAATAGCTACTTTGCGGACAAGTGTAACCTCATTTGCACTCCTCTCCTATTTGGGTTTGAATTTATAAAGAATTATAAAAGAAAAGTGTCTTAGAAAGGAAGTGAAATATTGTCAAGATTTACAGTATATAACAACATTGTAACGCAGGGAAAGTTAGATGCGGTAAATGTTGATAATATAAGTCTCGGAGAAGATTGGTTAGATTATTTGCAATCGGTTGACCGTAGTCCTCAGACAATTTCTGCTTATAGAAATGATCTAAAGATATTTTGGGTATGGAATTTAGAAAATAACAATAACAAGTTTTTCGCAGATTTAACCAAGCGTGAGATAGCAAAATTTCAAAATCATGCTTTGAATACATGGGGATGGAGTTCAAATAGAATTAGACGAGTCAAGTCTACTCTCTCATCATTGTCCAATTATATTCAAAATATTCTGGATGACGAAGAGGAATTTGAAAATTATAAACCAATTATTAGAAAGATTGAAAATCCTGCAAAAGAAGTTGTTAGAGAGAAAACTGTCTTATCAGATGAACAAGTTGACAAACTTTTGAATACTTTGGTTGAACAAAAAGAATACGAAGCTGCATGTGGGTTTGCCATCGCTGCCTTTTCTGGTATGAGACATGCAGAATTATTACAAATGAAAGTTGAATACTTCAATGATGAACATTTTGTTTTTAATTCTATGTGGAAAACAGATAAAGTAAGAGCGAAAGGATTCGGACGTGGAGGAAAACAGATTAATAAATTTGTGCTTTATGGAGCAAAGCCATATATTGATTTATGGATAAAAGAACGGGAAGCACGAGGGATTAATAGTGAATGGCTATTTGTTACATGTTCTATTAACAAGAATACAAAAGAACGTATTTATAGACAACGCAAAGACACAAGTTCGTGGATCGATATGGCAGAAGGAATTTTAGGAGTAGATGTGTACTTCCACAGTTTTAGACATTACTTGTGTACACGTTTGCATCGACTAAATCTTCCAGCCCATGTCATCCAAGAATTTTTCCAGTGGTCTTCAGCCGATATGTTATCCATATATAATGATGCCACTGCTGAAGATGAGTTTGGAAAATATTTTGACAAAAATGGTATTAAAGATGTAGAACAAGGTTCTTTACTTAATATCTAAACGCAACATCTACCCATTGTATTTACAAAAATCAACTGAATTACGTTGCGTATAAAATAAGAGAAAAATATCTTCGAGATTTTTATCAGAAATGGTGTTTGCACCAAGTTTGGATTTGAAAAAACAAAGAGAACCATATTGATTACGTTTGAAAGGCAGTTTTTCATTTGAAGACTGCCTTTTATTTTAGTGGCTTAGTCTAACTGGTATAGGACATCAGCCTTTCACGCTGATAATTCGGGGTTCAACTCCAACTCCGTGCATTTTGACACTATGGCAGAATTGGCAAATGCATCGGACTACTAATCCGATATCCTTATGGGGATGTGTGAGATCGGGACTCACTGGTGTCGTTTATGCTGCATGTCCGGGTGGCTGAGGAAGTGGGTTTGAAACCCATTGGTCGATTGCGACTTGCAGGTTCAAATCCTGTGTGCAGCGTTTTAAAAATAAATTTAAATGGAGGCGTTTATATTGGCAAGAAAAAGCAAAACTATTGAACCTTCTGATACTTTTGATGATTCTCATGAATATAGATGTCTTCGTTGTGGTGACTCATGGGAAAATCCAGTAGATAAATTTTACAAATCACCTTGGTCAGAATCTTTTGAAAAAAATTCAAGGTATGCACCATATTGTAGAAAATGTGTTAGAGAAATGTTTGATAATTATGAGAGAAAATATGGAACAAACTATGCCTGTATATTTTTATGTTATAAACTAGATGTTCCTTATTATTACTCTTTGTATGATTCGATAATAAAGAATAATAATAAATTTAGCATCGGATTATATTTGAGACAATTAAACAATCGACAATATCAATATCAAGATTTCTCACAGTCTATTTTAAATGAAGAAGTCGGAAAGCGTAAAGAAGATTACGAAAAAGAAAAAGAGGTTCGTTGGTCTAAACAAGATGTTCAGAATAGGGATTATGCGATTGAAGTAATTGGATACGATCCATTTCAGGATTATCCAGAAGAAGATAGGCGATTTTTGTTTAATCAGTTATCCCCATATTTGGAGGATGAAGAAACTGTAGAAGATGCTTATAAACTTTCTCAAATTCTCCAAATTGTAGACAATAATAAGCAAATTCAACAGTGTAATGTTAAAATAGCAAATTTAGATCCTATTATAAATGCAACAGATATAAAAACTTTAAACACTATCAAAAAAACTCTGGTAGAGTCAAATGATAAAATTGCAAAAGAAAATGAAATATCTGTAAAAAATAGATCAAATAAGGATATCGGAAAATCTACTCTTACATACCTTATGAGAGATTTAAGGGAAAAAGATTTTGAGCGTGCAGAAGCAGATTACTATGATCAATTAAAAAGTGCTGGAAGTCAATGGGCTACTTCTATCTCTCAAAAGGCATTGTTAGATCATTGTTTGTTTGATGAAAATGACAAAAAAGAAATTTACGAAAATCAATTAAAATTAATTGATGATTTATATAAAGAACTAGATGATAAAAAAGAACAAGTTCGTCTTCTCTTAGTTGAAAGAGACAAGTTGCTAGATGAGGTGAATAAAAATGGCACTTCATAAACTAATGTCTGAAAGAAAAAGAAGAATTTGTGAATTAGATGCAGAATCTATCGCTTATTATCGCAGAAATCCTTGTATTGCCTGTGAAGATTTGTTGGGAATTAAATTGATTGATTCTCAAAAATATATTTTACAACAAAGTTGGAATAAGCCACATGTTCTTTGGTGTTGTAGTCGTAACTTCGGGAAATCATTTCTCGGTGCTATTTTTATGGTTTTAAAAGCAATCTTATATGAGAATCAAGCTATTTATATAGTTTCTTCTGTTGGAGATCAGTCGAAAGAGACATTCTCTAAAATCGAAGAAATTGTTTTACGAATCGGAAAAACAGCAGCTTCAATTAAGTCGTTAAAGGATATTGTAGAAAAGGAAACTATTAAAAGTCCTAATAACAAGACTGGATTTAGCCATCCTTCATCCGGGTTTATTGTAGAATTTTATAATGGCAGCACTATAGAAACACTGAATAGTAAACCGGATAATGTAAGAAGTAGGCGTGCGACTTTAGTATTTTTTGACGAGGCGGCATTTTGTAGCGATGAATTAATTGCAGTCTGTGAAGCATTCGCAACACAAAACACAGACTTTGTAACATCTACTGATGAAAATTTTAATCCAGACACGTTAAAAAGAAAATGCCCCACACAACTCGTATACGCTTCTTCACAAGATGATATGACAAAGATGTTTTATAAACATTATAAAAATTTTGCGAAGAAAATGTTGGCTGGTGATAGAGATTATTTTGTAGCGGATATGATTTGCGATACTGCAATAAAAACTTTTATGAATGGAAAGCTATATACGCCACTGCTAACGCAAGATAAAGTTGATGCCGCAATGAAATCTAATAAAATTAAGGCGTTACGAGAATATTACAACGAACCAACAAGAGATGGCGGTGTAAATCAAATTATAAAATGGGGAACAATTAGAAGAAACGAAACATTTTATTTGCCACAATTATCTTATAAGCCAAACTCTAAAATATGTCTTGCGCTTGATCCAGCAAGAACTTTAGATAATTCAATTCTGGGTGCAATGAACATAGTAAACGACCCTGATTATGGTTATATTGGAGAAATTGTAAATTGTATAAATTTATTTGATAGAGCAAGCAAAAAGGGTTATAAACTTGATTCTAACAGACAGTTAAAGGAAATACGAAAATATTTAACTCTGTACAACGGGCAATTCAATGATTATGAGAATATAGATTGTCTACTTATAGATCAAGGAGCGGGGGGCGGCGGTGTATCTACATACGCTGATGGTCTGTTGAATGATTGGACAGAACCAAATGGTAGAAAACATCGAGGGTTAATAGATGGATCACATGAATTATATTCAGGATATAAGTCTATATACCCAAATGCAATAGATAAATTAAAGTTAATCAGTCCACGAAAATACAGAACTCAAATGGTAGATGAATTTATAGAACTTATGGATTTGGGTGTTATTAAATTCCCATATGAATTTAAACAAGAATTTATATCAATTGCAAAAAAAGAAAAAAACTCTGAACAAGAAACTATTGAAAAATATCAATTATCCGAAAAAGAAATTGTCGCTTTGACAAATATAGATTTAATGAAGGTTGAAACAACATCAATATATAAATTTGAAAATGCAGAAAAAACTAAAAGAACTTACGCACTATCAAAAGATAAAGAAAAAATATTACATGACGACAGATTCTATGTTTTAATCATGTTAGCACATAGATTATATGAATTAAGACGAGGACAAACGATACAAGAATCATCACAAGAAAATTATGATTATTCTGAAGCACCTATATGTGCTTCAGCAGTTTCATTTTAGAAAGGCGGTGAAATATGCCGGATTCTAATGAATATATAGAAAATCAAGATAAAGACTATAAACTTATTATTGCTTCAGATCTAATTGATAATAGTGATGATACTATTATTATAACCGCAGAGAACATCCAAAAACAATCAGAATCATGGATGTACGAAGCAATGAAGCATTTTGAAAAAGGCGGACGGCAATATTCTGTAAAATTTAATGAGGACAGCTCTTCTACTTCTAATGAAATAACACTAGACGATATTAAAGAGCTTGCATTAAACGCTCAGAATGATATTTCTAAAATTAGAAAGATAAATATTTTAGTAAGACAAGCTGAAACTGAAGACGATATTATTGGAAAAGTCCATGAAACTATAGAGTCAAATTTAAATGCAAATGTTAAGCTTTCTTTTGATGAGCTACCAGCAGATTACGATATCGAAATTAAAAACAAGGTCGAAGGACTAATAAAGCGTTTCCATAAAGAAGTTAATATTAATGATGTAATGACAACTGCTATTACTTCTACATATGACGAAGGAAATTGTATTCAATATCTACGTTCTAAGAAAAACGGAAACATATATCATCATGTAATTGATAAATATCCGCTTGGTGTGGCTCTCATTTCTGATTATTCTTTAAATGGAATACCGTATGTATTAATTAATACATCTGAATTATCAAATCGATTACAGAAAACCACTTTAAAAAACAAAAAAAATAAGCCTCTATTTTTTGCTAATATATCAGAAGAAATAAAGAATAACTATCCAAAAGAAGTTATTGATGCATATATTGCAAAAGAAAAATATGCAAAATTAGATATTAGGCGTACTGGTGTTAATAGATTTGGAAATATGGGCAGAACTTATGGCGTATCTCCCGTCTTCAAGGCTTTAAAGCCAAAAATCATGCTTGATACTTTTGACAAATCAGATTCAACTAATTCAAAGGTAAAGGCTAAAAAAATAATTACTCAGATAATGAGAAAAGAAACAATGGGTAATACATATGAAAAAAAAGGCTTGGAAGACATGGCTTATGCACATAGTTGTCTAATGGCAGCATGGGCAAATCCAACAGTTGTGTACACCCCGCCGCCGTGTGTAGAGAAAGTAGAATATGTTGAACCTAAAATCGAATTAACAAATGAAAGCACCGTAAAACAATGTCGTTCTAGGGTTACTTCCGCATTAGGTATTTCTTTTTTAAATACTGATGGACAACAAACCGTAAGCACGGCTAATATCTCAATAAAGCAGTTGATGAGAACAATAAATAAAATTGCAGAACGACAAGAAATCATTCTTCAAAGATGGTATGAAGTTATTCTTGAGGAGGCAGGGATTCCTATCGAATACTGCCCCACTCCAAAAATTTTAGATGCGGAGCTTTTGGAGTTTTCTATGAAAAAAGATTTATCAGAATTTTTGTATTCAAAACTTAATTGCTCTTTTAAGACGGCATATGAGATTTTAGATATGAGTTATGAAGAAGAGAAAACCCGTAGAAAGAAAGAAAAAAATGATGGAATTGATGATATCTTTACCCCTCATGCAACATCTTTTAATTCATCTGGTGATATAAATTCAAACGGTCGTCCATCTGGAACAATTAATAGAGGTAATGAAGTTAATGAAGAAAAAACAGAATATGACAAAAATTATCAGAAGTCAAAAATAAAATAAATTTGTTGATTTGTCAGAAAGGATGTGATTTCAAAATTTATGGAAAAAGAAAACTTAATATTAGAAAGTAAATTGATTGAAGTTGCATCTCACAAAAATTACAGAGAAGCAACTTTTTTAATTTCTATCTTAGACGAACCAGACGCTTATGGACGGATCATTCCAGAAGATGTTGGAGAAAAATATGCTGAAACAATCATCGGATATCCTATTGTTGCAAAACTCAAAAAAAATATTTTTGGTCAAGCAAGTGATTTAGGTGGTCATGAAGTCTATGAAGTAAAATCAAAAAATGGTAGAAAGCAAAAAAGATTTGGAACAATGCCTATAGGTAGCGTGTTAAATGCATGGGTTGAAGAGCGTGAACTAGACGAATTTGATAAACCTAAAAAATGTATTTTATGTTCTGCAAAATTATGGAGCAGCCGTTTTCCAGAGTATTTTAAAGTTTTAGATAAGCTATGGGAAAAAGGGAAGATCGCAAGCTCATGGGAATTAACTGCAACTAAAGTAGAAAAAAAGGATGGATTTAAAATTTATAAGGTTATTGAGTTTATCGGTAACTGTTTATTAGGTAGCAATAAAACACCCGCTGTTCAATCGGCAGGTGTTTTAGAATATGCAGAATTTGAAGATTATGAAACTGAATTAGCGGATGCGATTGAAAAAGATATATCAAATATTGAAATTTCAGAAGCTAATTTAGAAATAGAAACTAATAAGGAGGATAAAGATTTGGCAAATAAAGAAGTAAAAGAAGTCCTTGATACTCCTATCGAAGATACGGCGGAAAAGACCAAAGAAGTAATTGCAAATTCTAATGTCGAAGAGGCTGAATCAAAAAGAGATGGTGAAAATAAACCCAAAAAACAAAAGGACGAAAAAAGAACTGCCGAAGTCGAAGACAATCAAGAAATTGCTTCTTTGACAGATGCAGATTTGTTTAAACGAATTAACGAAAAATGTCGCAAAGCAGTTAATTGCTCATGGGGATATGTTTCATATTGGTTTCCAGAAGACCATACTGTTTGGTTTAAGCCCGGCGACGTAGAATCTTCTTTGGATTATAAGTTATTTACATACGAAGTTGAAAATGATGAAGTGACAGTATCCGATCCGACAGATGTAAAACTTACTGTTGCTATTTCTGATGTAAATAGTGAAATTGCTAGTAAGGATGAAAAAATTGCAACACTTACGGCAGAACTCGAATTAAAAAATGAAGCTGTTATTTCCGCAGGAGAAAAAATTGGAAAACTCAAAGTAGAAATTGCGGAGTTAAAACCTTATAAGACAAAAATAGAAACAGCAGAACAGGAACGAATTGAAGCTGAAATTGCAGAAGAGAAAAAGACGCTTAAAGAAAATATGCTTAAAGGCGGACTCTTCACAGAAGAAGAAATTGCGGAAGCCGAAATCGCAGAATTGATTGAAGCAAGAGATAAATCTGCTATTAACGGATTGATTGCAGAAAGATATATTGCTTCCTTCGATAACGAACCGATTGATGGAGAAGGTAATGATATTACGACTACAACCGCGACAGCTAGTCTTGAAACATTTGATGAAATTGAAGAAAGTCCAAGTGACTTTATGACAAAATTTTTAACAAGAAAATAGGAGGAAAATAGAATGATTCGTGATATGAGAAGAAATGGCGCACAGCCGAAAGATACTATGCATAAAGCTGGTGTGGAAATGATCACAGGAATGGGTGTTGTAATTAAGAATGAGACTGAGGTCGTATTGCCTACATCTGAAACATCCGCAAATGTTTATGTTGTAACAAAAGAAAGATATCCAAGCGGTATTAACGCAGCAAGAACAAATATGTCTGATTATGACGATGACTTTGTAAAAGTAGCAAAAGGTGAATTTGTAGGACTAGAGAGATATACAGATGGAGAAAAGTTTGCTACTGATCAGTTTAAAGCAAATGATTTTCAGGATGGCTCCATCGCAGATTTGAAAGGAAAACCAGTTGCAGTTGGAACAGACGGAAAATGGATGAAAGCTACTGCCCCGTCCAAGTATGTATTTGAAAATGTATATATGGACAATGGACATAAGCTTGTAATGATCCGTGTAGAGTCTGATGCTGTAGAGGTTTAATTTTATAAGGAGGAAGAATAAGAATGGCTATTAATACAGAGATTAAAGACCTTATGGAAAAGGAAGGCGTTCTTTTTGAGGTCGCTGAAAAAGTTAATTATAAAAGAGAATTAAATGCAGAAGAAAAAGAAATTGCTGAGATTTCAGACGCATGGTGTCGCGAAATTGGAAAAACAGGAAAAGACCCTGAGTGTTCTATTGCTGAATTTATCAATAGAACTGTAAATGAAGAGCTATATAATGCTCCAGATGAACTTCTTGATCAGATTTTTGATAGAGATTCCGTTGGGGAGTTTGATGATGTTGAATCTAATAAAGATCCGAAGAATACACTGGTTGCTCATGAGGCGGCAAAGGGTGGTAATGTAGACCGTTCTTATATTGATATTGGTGTAGTAAAACCGACATGGAAGAATCGTCAAGTTGAGACTGATATTTCTTATGCTGATTTGAGACGTAACGGCTTTAAATCCGTTGCTACTATTACTACCTTTATGAAAGAAGCTTGTCAGAACGCTTTATTCTTTGACGCTCTCTCTATGGCTGATAAAGCTGTAACTGGTGGAGATCAGTTGATTGAAGTATCTGGTGCTACCCCTACACTTGAAGCTATGGATAGATTGTCTCTTTATCTTAATGACAGAGGTGAAGATAATGTAATTATCACTCTTAATAAGTATGCACAGGCAATCAGACGTATGCCGGGATTTGCTGAGTATCTTAGTTCTAATATGAAGGACGAATTCAATAGATATGGACTTGTCAAGACATATGATGGAATCGGAGTTGCTGGCATTTCTGGTGCTAAGAAAACCGGTACAGGTTCTCTTCTTTTGCCGGATAAACGTATTTATGGGATTGCTGGAAAAATCGGCAACCTTGATATGAAGGGAGAAGTTCATACATATCAGGATATGAACAATCAGAATGAAAAAGTTCATATTATGTTGAAAGACTTTACATACGGATTTATGCTTACAAATATTGAAAACTTTGCAAAGGTTACTCTTCAGTAGTCTTTTTTTATTTACAAAAAATAAAAGTTAGTTAAGGAGGGTGCGAACGCATCCTCCTAATATTAGGAGGAATTATTATTAGTACAATAAATGAAATTAAACATATTTCTGTTTTAAATTACAACGAGAATTGTGTATGTATAAATATCGCACCGGGGAAAAGTTTATTATTTGAAGAGTCTTCCTACGACTCTCCTACTACCATTCCACTCTCATTAGATGAAATCAAGTATGCAAACAATAGTAATGTTTTTAAAACAGGTGCTTTAGAATTCCAAGAAGATTTAGAAGACGAATTATATGACGTACTCAGAATTGACAAGAATAAAGTTTTGAAATTATCTGAAATTCGTGAAATTCTTATTAATCCTACAAAAACTGGATTACAAAAAATCATATCAATTCAATCGTTATCTGATTTTGACAGAGTTCGTGGTCAGTTTCAAAAGTTGAAAAATGAAGGTTATAAATTAACATTAGATATTGCAAATCTTATCGAAAGACGTACAAACGAATTGTTCAATAATCAGGCGAAAACTAATATTATTATTGATGATGCTGATGTTGTAAAGGAAGAATCTAAAGTTCGTGAATTGGAAGAAAAACTTGCTAGAATGGAAGAACTTTTGAAGTCAAGTTTGGAGGACAAAGTAAATATCAAAGAAAATATCTCTGAGAATGAAATACTAAAAACAGAATCGACTAAAACAACGACAAGAAAAAAAGCTGGTAGACCTCCAAAAGTAACAAATGGTTAGGAGGTGAATATAATGCCTCAAAAAGACATTACACAGTTTGAAACTATATTAAATAAGTTTTATGACAGAATTGAAAAAGACGAAGATTTCTTTGATTATTATAATGTAAATTTGACTGAAGCTGTTGAAATTGCAGCAAAGAGATCTATAAATTATTTGTGTGAAGCTCTTGATGAACTTTCTTGTCTTTCTAACATAGATGTTGACTTTTCAGATTACGATGAAAATTTACAGGTAATAAACACTAGACTTCATCCAAAAGAAATTCGTTTAATTGTTGAATTGATGTTTCTAATTTATATGAAACGTGATGAAACATTGCTTCATGCAATGGAAATAAATTTTACACCATCGGATTTAAATGTTTTTTCTCCTGCAAATGAAAGAACAAGTTATCGTAATTTTATTGCTCAGTTAGAACACGATATAGAAATTAAAATAGACGATTATAAAAACAGAGATAGAAAAACGAATGCTTTAAAACAAACAATAGATTATTCAAGTTATAACGGGTGAATACTATGAATATTGAGTATTATATGAAATTACAAAACGCTTATAAAACTAAGAATAATCGAGAAAGAGGTCTTACAAAAGTCAATCGTTCTGCAAACAAGCATTTTAATGATACATTTGATACCGATACTGTTTTAGTAAATAATGTGCCTATGCAAATGATGATTATAAAAGATACTGACGGAAATGTTAATAAGAAAAAAATTAAAACTAGACACAATGACAAATTCAATATTGGAGATTATGTAGAATGGAATGATCAAATATGGTTGGTTACACTTGTTGACCCAGATAATAAAACATGGAATCGAGGATATATGTATTTATGCACTCTTCTTTTAAGATGGCAAGATTCAGATGGCAGTATTGTTGAAAGGTGGGGCTATTCAGAAGACTATACAAAATATTCAATGGGTGAAACTGGAAATAATAATATTACTATCGGAGATTATCAATATGGTTTAACAATACCTGTTGATGAGTATACCAAAAAGCTTAAAAGAGGAAAGAGATTTGTAATTGATTTTGAAGGAAATTATCCACCTGACACATATCGTTTATCTGGAAAAAAAGCTTATCTTAATGACGATAGCTATTTTAATCGTGGTAGAGTTATGACAATTACATTATCTTATGATTTCTTTAATAAAGAAAAAGACAGACTTTTAGAGTTGAGAGATGAAAAAAAGGTATGGATATGTGACTACCGCTCTCCTACTGATATTCCAGTACAACCGGAGAATCCAGACAGTACACAGTCTATATTAGCAACAATATCTGGAAATACAAATCTTAAAGTTGGATTTAATAGAACGTACTCTGTGTCATTTGTTGACAAATCTGGAAACACAATCAATCCGGAATTTTCATGGAATGTTATAAGTGAATTTGAAGTTAAACAGGAAGTCGTTGAAAATAAAATAAAACTATTAGTAGAGGATGAAGATTGTATATCTTCATTTTTTTTGTTGCAGGTAATTGTAGAAAACGCAGTTGTCGGAGAAATTGAGATAACTGTTATAGAAGGATTTTAGGAGGTGATTTTTTTGAGTAAGACAGTGTTAAAAGATATTGGATTATACAAAAATAAGATCCTCTCAACCATCCTAAGCTCAGAAGATTTTTGCCGAGCAATGCTTATAAACAAGGAATATACAGAAGAAAATGTAGATGACCTAATTTACACACAGATATTCCCATATATGTATATAGACGGAACTCAAACAGAAGTTTTACCTTACGCTTGTTTTGAAGTAAAAATACCATATATTCCAAATGGTAGTATAAAAAAAATGCAGATTGTCTTTTGGGTGTGCGCCCATAAAAAGTGTATGCAATATCATACAAAAGATTATATTGGCACACGTATAGATATTTTATCTGATGCGGTTGAAAGAGCTTTACACGATAGTAAAGAATTCGGAATTGGAAAATTAAATTTGACCTCGGTTGGATATGTTTTTCCTAATTCAAATTACTGTGTCAGAGAACTTGTTTTTGATGTTTCTGATTTCAAAGTAAAGGAGAGTTAAAATGCTACGATTAGACTATTTTGATTGTATATCCCCTCTCCCATTAACTTTGGTGCAAATAGGTTCTATAAAGTCACCAACATTAATGAATATTGCTGAAATTTCTTATTCTACATATTCACAATATATCGCCCACATAAGAATGACACCAGAGGATTATTTTGAAGTTTATTGTAAAGACGAGGATATAGACACTGAGAAAATTTTTAACATGACAAAATTTGATCTGTTGTTAATAGACGACCGATTTCGGAAAATTATTACCTCTGCAATCAATTTTTTCTTTGTTGAGGATTTTGAATTTTATCCGGAATATGATGCTTTTATTTTTGAACAAAAGAATGAACATGGTGAAGTCGTCAACATAAAAGCTATCACAAGACAAAACTATTCGGATGTCTTGGATGTTGTTCTTCAGAGGGTTCATATTACTCCAGACGAAAATGAAATTGACGACATTAAAAAGATAAAAAATAAACGTGGTCTTAAAATATACAAAAAAGCATTAATTGGAAGAAAAAAGTTAAACAAAGAAAAATCTAAAAATGTGAATATAACATTGGCTAATATTATTGCCGCAGTTGCATCAAAAAGTGAATCTTTAAATTGGACAAGTATTTGGGATATTACGATTTTTCAATTATTTGATTTATTTGAACGAATGCAAAGATTAGATTCTTATAGTATTGCAAGCGCACAGGTTGCTGCTTGGGGAAATAAAGATGGCAATTTTAAATTTGGCTCATGGATAAATAACATATATGACACAGAAGGCACTAATTAGTGTCTTTTTTATTTAATTAAAAGGAGGAAATTAATATGGCAGAAAATAGCGTATTTTCTAAACAGATGGCAAATCGTGAAGTGTGCGATATGGTATTTGTTGATTACAAAACTAAAAAGCCTTTTCTCGTAGTTGATTATGCAAATACATCTAGTAAGGAATTAACTGGTGAAACAGTATATGCCTTTGGCGGAAAAGGACATCCAAAAAAGGTGTCATTTAGTGGAGATAAATCTGGTACTCTTACTATTGAGACACAGATTCAGACGCCTAAGTTGTGGGAACTTATCACAGGAGGAACGAAAACTACATCTACAGATGTAATGAAACATGTCAAAGTACCTGTTACTTCAAAAACAACAGTAACACTGGGAACTGGTGTAGAAATTGCAAATCAGAATTCTGTATGGGTATATGATTCTAGTGATAAAAATTTAAACACACAGGTTACTGTTGAGTCTGTTGCTAAAAATGTAATCACTGTCACATCTACAGAAGCAACCGAAGTTGATGTGTTTTACATTACAAATGTTGAGAATGTTTATAACCTTAACATTAAAGCAACAAGCTTCCCTAAGGCATTTACTGTATATGGTGATACATATATGAAGACAACAGATGATGATATTCTTCCATATCTGTTTAAGGCATATAAAGCTGTTCCACAGTCTAAGATGTCTTTATCTTTTGCTAATAATGGAGATCCGGGTACTGTAACAATTACTTGTGACCTTATGACAGATGACGATGGTAATATTATAGATCTTACTCTCCTTCCAGAGGAGGAAAACCAGGGGGAATAATACCCCCTGAAGATTTAGCCTTGGTAAACAGGGGGACTGATGACAAGGCAGTTACTTTTAAAGTAGCTAATGAAGTGGAGCAAACTATTGTTCCAAAAACAAAAATAAGAACATTAAAAGCAACTCCGAAAACAGCAGTGAAAACCGCTGTAAAGGATGAGGTTGTAAAAGAATAATATATTGTGAATTGTAATTTATAGGGTGTAATACATTCGCAGTGTATTACACCCTATTTTTTACGAAATATAAAAATGAGGTGTAATTATAAAATTTAGAACGTTAAAAGATGTTGAAGAAGTTTATGGAAAAGAGAATTTAATAAAAATTGTAAACTTAAAACAAATTTTATTTTATGTAAAAAATGGTTTACAACCAGTATTTATTGATGAAGGATATAAAGGTAAAATCGTTGCTTATTTTCATAAACCCTCAACCTCTATGTTGTGGAAATATTGGTTAGAAACAAATCCGAAAAAGGAGGATTAATGTTATGAAAAAAATTAATTGGAAAGGTATAAATGCACAATCCGTTACTGGTGTAATTATACTTGTAATAGCATTAGCAAATGCTGTGTTGCAAATGTTTGGATTAGAAACTCTGCCTATTTCAAACGAAGATGTGTCTACCATTGTATCATCTGTATTTGTAATTTTAGCCGCTGCCTATACTACATATAAAAACTTTAATATTAGTTCTGCGTCCCAGACGGCTCAACGTGTGACTGATATGATAAAACAAGGAGAGATCCTTGCCGAAGATGTAGATAATTTTCTTGATAAAATAAAAAACAATGAAAGGTCGGAATAAATGGAAGCGGTACAGCAAGCATTACATATTGACTATTCAGTTTTTATTCCTATGATTATTATTTCTGGATTAACTATTTTGCTTGCCACAAAATTTATATCTCAGTTATTGGAGTGGCTTCTTATAGATAAGCTTGGTCTTCAAACTAAATGGGGGAGAAAAAAGCGAGAAGAACACGAATTGATTTTATCTAATGCAAGGTCTATCGACAAATTATCTGAATTGATAACAGAATTAACAGAGCAACATAAACAAGACATGAAACGGTCTGATGCGGCAGATGATAAGATTAAAAAATGTCTTGATGATTTTATCGAAGAATCTTCTGCCAAAAATGAAAAGATAAGAAAAGATTTAACAGATTCCGTTTCAAAAATAGAAAAATCTGTTGAAAAAATGTATGAGGATAATCTGTCTTATCGTGATAAATCAAGAGATATAAGAAATAATTACGATGATAGAATCCAAGAAGTTGTTGAATCAAATAAAGAACGGGATGAGCTTATTCTGGCAATTGCAAATGGAAATAAAGAATTACTCGGAGACAAGATAGATCAGAAATTTGATAAGTATGTCAATCTTGATGGAATACCAGAAAACGAAGTAGATGAATTTGAAAGTATGTGTCAGGCATATTTCAGACTAAAAGGAAATCATAATAGAAAACGAAAATATGATCACGTTAAAAATAGGATGAAAATTATTCCTGTGAAAACAAATTTGGTATTAGACGAATGATTAATTTCGTTTATAGGGTTAGTAGCGTCATCCAATCATCACAGAAAAGAATTAAACAAAACTTTTAACGAGAGTTTAATCTAACTCTGGATGAACTGATTATAAATTATCTAAAATTAGGCAATTTACGCCAATGTTCACAAACACATTCCCACCGATTAAGGCGAAAGCGTTTGTAAGCGTTGACATGAACTATATATGGAAAAACACATATACTCATAGAACTTTCACCAGAACCTTCCTCATGAAATTACATGATTCGGATTGGTGACACTACTAACCGTTAAATTATAACACGTTAAAAATACTTTTACCACAAGAAAAAGTTCAGTCATGTGGTAAGGGTATTTTTTGATGAGTGGTAAAAGACTGAACTACTACTCTTCTACCCTTAAACAAAAAATTTGAATTTAGGAAGTGAATTATTATAAATAAAAAAACAAGGCTGATTAGTTTTGACTCTAGTTCATCTAAAACAGGATGGGCTATTTTTGATAATGCGAATTATATAAAATCTGGTGTTATTAATTTAGATACGAGCGAATGCAGAAAAAAATATAAAGGAAATTCAGATCAACGTATTGCAGATATGTGTTTATCAATCATCAATCTTTTGAAAGAATATAAACCTGATATTATTGTTATCGAAAAGTTGAATGTTGGTCGTAATATGGTTGCAACTAGATGTTTGAGTAAAATAATTGGAGCTGTATACTGCTACTCTGTCTTAAACGAAAATGTATTCTATTATGAAATACAACCATCACAATGGAGAAGTCAAATAGGAATTCAATCTTCAAAAAGAAAAAGAGATGAATATAAGCAACTTTCAATAAAATATGTAAAAGATAATTTTGGAATAGACGTAACAGACGATGAATCTGACGCAATTTGCGCTGGCATTGGTTATATAAAAATGTTTAATTAAAGGAGTAAATGCATAATGGATTATAAATTCAAATGTAAAAAATGTGGACAGCAATTTATTCTTAGTATGCCAATTTCCGAGTACACTGCACTAGGTCACAAATGTCAAAATTCAGATTGCGATGGCGAATTAGAACGAGACATGTCTGATTTTGCAGGAGGATTTATTTGGAAATGCCACGGATCATATGCGAAAGGATAATATGTTTTGTATAGTTATGAGATAGCACAATTATTGGAATCTAAAGGATATAATATAGATTCAAAAACGTATATTGATATGATGAATTCTTCTCCGCAAATCAATCATATCACATATAAACCATTCGATGATTGCTTTGATATGTGGTCTGTAGACGGTGAATATTGGAATTATAAAGTTTATAAAAAATAAAACATTCTTTTGTATTGTTCTATTTACATTACTTGAAAATAATGATATTCTTCTTCTATAAAGTAAAAGGAGGAATCATCTATGGCACGTACAAGAAAGAAAGTTATTGCAAAAGATTATAATTCATTAATTCAAATTTCAAAAGACAAAATTGAAAAGCTAACAATGGATTTAAAAGAAGAAAAAGCAAATTTAAAACTCCTAGAAAAAGAAGCCGTTTTGTATGAAAAACAATTAAAAGAAGAAAAAAAACAAGAAGAAATGAAAGAAATTGCAGTGTTAATTGAAGAATCCGGAAAAACTATTGATGAGATTAAAATGTTTTTATCTTCTACTACTAAAAAGGAAAAATAAAAATAAATATTTGTTTAAGAACCTGAGTGACTCAGGTTCTTTTTTATAGGAAAATATAAAATAAATAGAAAATACTTATAATATAAATGATGACAATTTAGCAAGAAGGGTGGATTTCATATTGAAAAAAGATAATGTAAGAATTAAAGAAAATATTAGTTTTGTTGACAAAGTTAATGTTATCAAAGAGATTGTGGCTTCTTATTTCGTTGCAGGAAATTATACTCCATATTATAGAGAAAGAGCCACTGTAATTGCAATCGTAAATAATTTTATAGAAGGAATTGAATTTGAAACCGAAGAAGAAGTTTATGATTCTGTTTGTGAAGACATTGAAATTATGGAAATCGTAGAAAAATTTAAAACAACACATCATATGTGCATGATTAATAAAAATGTCGATGATATAGTTGAATTTGAAAAACAGCGAATCATTCATGGCTCTTCTGATCTGGAGACTATTGCCGAATTCTGTAAAATGATTTCAAATGTGTTATCAAATTTTTCAAATTTAAGACTTGATTTAATCACACCAGAAGCAATTGAAGTTGGAAAAGAATTTGTTAATAAAATGAAAAATCAAGAGATGACAGAAGAAACATTAGCTAATGTAATTTCTTCTATTATAGAGAATCATAAAATGCCAGAAACGGAAATTTATGAGCATCAGAGATTACGAATTGAAGAACAACAGAAAACGCTGGAAGAAAAAGAGAATGAATTAAAAGAACTCAGAAAATTCAGGAAAGAACACCGCAAGAAATAATTAGCCGAAATGGAACAGCACCGCATTTCTACGGTGCTGAAACTTTTAGTTGCAAATATTACCTACTTTTTTAAATGAAAGGAAAAGATAAATGGATGTTATTTTCTATCAAAGAACGAACCTGAAATGTCAAATCCGTGAAATAAGCTGAAATGTATATGGAAATCTTTTGTGTTTTTAGCGAGAACAAGACTTCCAATAAAACATATTACTATTAGCATAATGATAGAAATCAGTATTATAAGCAATATCTCCATTACTCACCTCCCCTCTGTATAGGATACAAGAAAGGGGAATTTGTTCTGGAGAATCCAGTGATGTTAAAAGAAAACATACCAATATCCTTTCTGGTATAGAATACCGTCTTTTGTAGGTTTGTATCTTACGATACTCCCACATGACATAATGCCATAAGTATATAGTCGTGCAACGAATTGCAATGTGGTAATACAATCACATATATACTTATGGTTATTATATCAAACTCAAATTGAATAAACAATAAATAAACATTTCAGAGAGACGTTGTTCTCTCTTTTTTGTTTAGGAACAGAGGAGAGATAACAATGACTATAGACGAAATAAAAAGAGATATGTCGAGAAGACTTTCAAATGCTACTAATAAAACATATCAAGATGGTGTCCGTATAATCGAAGATTCGTTTGATACATTTTATGCACAAGGTAGTCCTAAAAGACGACCGAGAACAGAAACTCTGCATGGTGCTGCTTACAATCCAGAACCATCTATATCTGCTACTTCTAGCAATGTAGAGATTGGATATGAAGGAGATCAAATAGGATATCCAGAGGGTGACGGTACTTTTACGGGTGGCGAGGTACTCGCTGCTACAATGACAGGAACTTATGGTGTGTTAGGAGATCCGACATATGACGAATTAGCATTTGAAAATATTTTAGAGGCTGCTGATAAAAATTTCGCCTCAGAATTCAAATAAATATTTTTGCAAAGGAGGTAAGAGATGGCTAGGTATAGTGTTGATATAAATGCTAATATAAAGGGCTTTGAAGAGTTAGACAATATCGAAAAACAAATTAAAAATATACAAAATTATGCCAAAAAACCTATTGATATAAATTTTAGAGTTGATGATAAAAACGCAGATATTTCAAAACAAATGATGATTGCCGGTAAAAGCGCGGCTTCTGCTTTTGTAAAAGGTTTCTCGTCCATTGATAGTATGTCTATTGATAAATTTGCAAAAACAAAACAAAAATATTTAGATATATTTAATGATATTCAAAAACAGCTTGCTAAAACAATTGGTTCTAGTTTTGAAAAGGTTTCTATTGACGAAAAGCAAATTAATAAGTGGGCGAATGAATATGTAAATACACAACAAAAAGAATTTGAAAAAATTGAAAAAGAAGCAATCAAGCAACAGCAAAATTTGAATAAAATTCGAGAAAAAGAAGCTGCTTCTTATGCAAATCCTTATAAAGACGCTTATCAATCAATCGGCGATAAAAGTGATATTCAGAAACAAATGTCTGAGTATTATACGAATCTTGAAAAAGAAGCAATCAAGCAACAGCAGCAAATTACAAAGATAAAAAAAGAAGCTGAAAGCGGATTGTTTGAATATAGAACTGTAAAAAATCAGTCATTTTTAGATAAGTACACTGATCAGGACAGCGAAGCTCTTAATCACGCAAGAAAACAAATAGAAACGATCAATAAGCTACAATCAGCTTTAAAATCTGGAAATCTAAGTAACGATGATATTGTTTCTACTTATAGTAAATTGAGCGATGAACTTGATAAACTTTCTTATTCTATGAAACAAGTTGGTGTTGAAAGTTCAAAAACTCTTGATCCCGGAGTTGCTAATGCAGGTGCTAATAAAGTAAAGGCATATTACGAACAAAATACAAAAGCTGTAAAAAAATATGGTGATCAGTTAAAAGAAATTGAGGAACAATATAGAAGAGCTAAAACAGAAGAAGATAAGCTTGTTGCTGACAGAAATTTTAATCAATTAAAATCTCAAATTTCTGCCGAAGGATTAACAGGCAAATCATATATAGATGAGTTTAAAAGAGCATTTGGTCAGATTGCAGAGTTCGCAGGAATTTATGGTGCAATCCAAAATATTATATATGAAGTTCCTAGACAGATGGCGCATAACGTACTTGAAGTAGATAATGCGATGACTAATCTTCAAATGGCTACAGGTGTCACAAACGATAAAGCTAAAGAATTAATGTCTACCTATAATCAGCTTGGGGATGATTTAAAGGCACTAGGCACAGACGTAGCAGCAAGCGCAACTGAATGGATGAAACAAGGAAAATCTATTCAAGAATCTCAAAAATTAGCAAAAGATTCTATTGTTCTTTCTAAGATCGGAGATTTATCCGCAGAAGAATCAACGAAGACTATTACTGCTGCAATGAAATCATATGATTTAGATGAATCTGAGGTAATGGGCTTCATTGATAAAATTAGTGCTATTGATATGGCATCTGCTACTGATGTTGGTGGATTGGCTGATGCATTCAATAAGGTTGCAGCTAATGCAAGAAATGCAGGCATTGAAACTGAAAAAGTCCTTGCTTATGCAGCAACTATAGGTGAAACAACTCAAGAAGGTATGGATTCTGTCGGTACATCTTTGAACTCTATTTTCTCAAGAATGGGAAATATTAAATTATCCAGATTAAAAGATCCCACCACAAATGAGGATCTTAGCAATGTGGAAACATCTCTTAGAAATGTAGGAATTGAATTAAGAGAATCAACAGGACAATTTAGAGATTTTGATGAAGTTCTCGATGAAACAGCTTCAAGATGGAGCACTTTTAGCGAAGTAACACAAAGAAGCATCGCCTCCTCGTTTGCAGGTACACATCACATGAATGAATTCCTAGTCCTCATGCAGAATTATTCCAAAGCTCAAGAGTATATGCAGATCGCAACAGATTCATCAGGCGAATCATTAAAAAAATATGAAGCATATACGGAATCGGCGCAAGGAAAAATTGAAGGTTTCAAGAATTCATTTCAAACATTATCCACAACCACTCTTAATGCCGATATTTTCAAAGGCGTTGTCGATGGTGGAACTGCATTTTTAAATATATTAACTAAAATAATGGATGTGGGCGGCGGATTACCTACAATCACAGCAAGTATCGCTGGTATAATGTCCGCAAAAGGTAAGGGTAAACAAAATAATAATTGTCGTAGTTTAAATGCCCTCTCCTATAAGATTGCATAATAATGCCATGTAATTAACATAGGGGATGTTTAATAATATGATCGTACATAGAATTAACTTACCTAGATTATATAAATCTAAAATGTCGAATATCGGGGGAAGCCGTAAGCCAGAAATGGTACCGGATGGATGCAATAAAAGCGTACATTATTACAATGACGTTCCTGAAGGAATAAGTATTTTCTATAATACGAAAACGGTGGTCACCGACTCGGTACATGCAACATTGGAACTGTAATTCCACAATGACCGGGCGAGAGGCTGACAAGACATGACGTGATACAGGCGTAATTGTATCATATGGATCACAACATTCAGTCCGTAACCTTGGGGAAAACCCTTGTGAAGCGAATAGGGATACGAATAGTATTTACTACTACCCTACTTAGTACAAATTACAGAAACACAATCTTGCTGCAACATGGTTGTGAAATTTAACACGCCGTGAGCAAGAAATCCCCCACTTCTATAAGTGGGGGGATGAATTGCGATAAACACGGCGTTTTCTTGACTTTTATGTTTCATAGTATTATAATATAATTATAAATCAGTCGTATATATTAGAAAGATTATAAATACTATGAAATTAGATACAAATAACCATTCAGTATTCATGTTACATTATCATCTGATCATGTGTATAAAATATCGGAATAAAGTGATAGATGATACTATCTCTGGTCGTTTGAAAGAGATATTTGTAAAGATTGCTCCTTCCTATAACATTGTATTAGAAGAATGGAATCACGACATAGACCATGTGCACATTCTGTTCAAAGGGCAACCCAATACTGAAATCAGTAAATTTATCAATGCCTATAAATCCGCAAGCAGTCGTATCATAAAGAAAGAATTTCCTGAGATACGTAAATCTCTCTGGAAAGAGATGTTCTGGTCGCAGAGTTTTTGTCTGTTAACTACAGGCGGAGTTACAGTAGATATTATCAAACAATATATTCAATCTCAGGGTAAGAAAGATGGCAAACAAAGCAATTAAATACAGGATATATCCTACAACAAAACAAAGTATTATGTTTTCAAAAACCTTTGGCTGTTGCCGTAAGGTTTATAATTTGATGCTTTCTGATAAAATTGATGGCTATAAAGCTACAGGAAAGTTCCCTACAGTTACACCAGCCCAATATAAGGATGAGTATCCATATCTTAGGGAAGTGGATAGTCTTGCTCTTGCTAATAAGCAAATGGATTTACAAGCTGCTTTTCGTAATGCGTTTAGTAAAACTCGTAAAAATAAAAACGGATTTCCTAAATATAAATCTGCTAAGCATAGCCGAAAAGCATATACTACAAATAATCAAAAAGGTACTGTTGCTATTATAGAGAATAAGTACATCAAGCTTCCTAAGATTGGCAAGGTAAAAGCCGTCATTCATCGTATTCCAAGTGATGAATGGATAATTAAATCTGCTACGGTATCTCAAGAATCAGATGGTAAGTATTATATTTCTGTACTCTTTGAGTTTGATCATGCTGTAAATCTCTATGTGGTAGATAAAACCAATGCGGTTGGATTGGATTATGCTTCTGATGGCTTATATGTAGACAGCAATGGTGATGTTGGTATAAATCACAAATATTATCGTGAAAGCCATCGAAAACTTGCTAAAGAACAACGCAAACTATCACGTATGCAAGGGTCTAAAAAGCATGAAAGAAAATCCAACAATTATATGAAGCAACTCTGTAAAATAAACAAAATCCATAGACATATTGCGAATCAGCGCTTAGATAATCTGCATAAAATATCTACTGAGATAGCCAATCAGTATGATGTTGTATGTGTAGAATCTCTAAACATGCGTTCTATGGCGAATAAAGGTTTTGGTAATGGAAAAGCTACTCTTGATAACGGGTATGGTATGTTTTTGTCTATGCTTGAATATAAGCTGTCCGATCGGAATAAGTATCTCGTAAAAGTAGATAAGTGGTTTCCGTCATCACAAATATGCCATTGTTGCGGTGCATTGCATCCCGAGATGAAGGATTTAGCTAACCGCAAAATGGTATGTGATTGTGGTCTTACAATAAACCGTGACAAAAACGCTGCTATCAATATCCTAAACGAAGGATTGCACCTACTTAGTGAAGTAGCATAAACAAAATATATAGTAGGGATGGAATAGCCCCAACTTATACGCCTGTGGACATTGTGTAAGACATTGAGTTGCGTAATATCGTAGCCAATGCATTGGTGGCTGAAACAGGAAGCTCCGACTTCTATAAGTCGGAGTAGTTCACCGTTCTTGCTTATAAAGAAAATTAAACGTATAAAAGACGCCTTGGATTAGACGTCTTTTACTTTACTATTTAGCTCAGTAATCCTTGCAATGAAATTGACTTTTTGCGGTTTTGCTGAATAAACCAAACCCGAATGCACCAACCGCTTTTTTAGCAACAGAGATTTTCTCTATATTAGTAGAACCACATGTAGGACATTTAGGCTGGTTTTGATTATTGTTGCAACTCATTCAATTTATTGAGTATTCCGTCTATAACTTCTTGCTTTGTGATAATGGCTTTAGTTATTTCGCTTGAGATCATACTTAATGCAGAGACAGACATAATTCCAAGTTTTGATGCACCACTTTTGGTTGCTTCCCATACAGATGTTGGACGGATCGTGTTTAAAAATTGATGACCGTTCCATGTAATATTTTCAATTTCGCAAAACATCATTTTATGACTTCCACCATCATTAATTCTGCCATCAATAAAACGAATCTCTTTTAAATTGTAAACTGTGTACCAAATATCTTCTTCATTATATATACATGAGAAGTGGTCTTTTAGTTGTTCTAAATTAATCTTCGTAAAATTATGTTTTGTTAAATCGACTTCTAGTTCAGATTCAAGATACAATAATACGTCTCTAATGCAATCGGGTTTTAGTTTCATAAAAATCTCCTTTCAGAAAGGTTGGTGCAATATGTACATTCAAAATAATATAATAGAAAAAGTATATGAAAAAAACGAAAAAGAAAATTATATCGCTAACATGCTCGTTCATACTTTGTATTCTAATAATGTCGATCAAGACGAATGTTATCGTATCATTAAACTGTTCAAAGATATGGTGCTCGGAAGTGATATTATGATTTAGAAATCACTCTTACAATCGTTACAATGCCACTGCTTCCCTATTTTGTAAAACTTATTTTTATAGAAATTTCTTTTGCTATTCTGTCAGTCAGCATTTTTATTGTATTAAAATATCGCACATCATTTAGAGTTGGTGATTGAAAAAGACAATTTAGATTTCGCAAACTGTCTTTTCCAATTAACTTATTGACAAATTTTTCATCGGCAATATCACCTACATCATCTTTACAATATTGTCTCCAAAAATTTAATTGACTGATGTAATATATCGTATGCAAAATTATACCATAGATATCTTTTGATTTTATCAAAGATCGAATAGTTGTTTTGTAATCATTTGTTTTGAACAATACATCTTCTTCAACTGTTTTATTTTTAAACCAGTCATGAACAAGTGAAGATTTTGAAAACATATACGAAGAATTAAAATATTCAAACCGCAACGCAGCTTTCATTTGAACTTCTGTTGCATGATATTCAGTATACCATTTTAGCAAAATTTCTTTTTCTTCTGGGTTCATATTTTGCAGCAAATTATGATTATCTAAAATATGAGTAAATTCGTGAAAGATTGCCGGTTTTGAATTTGATTTTAGCAACTTTATATAGTTGTATGGAATATTTATTATAGGTACATCTTCATAAAATGTAACATTTAGATTGCAATTTTGAGATTTATATGTCTGAATTTTGAATTCTGGCATATATTCAATTTTCATAAACTTTTCATATTCTTTTTGATAATATTTTATTTCAGTTATTATACTCATTCTATTACCCCATATTGCAAAGGAGATTTATATGAAAACAAACAATAAAGCAGTAAAAATGTATAATGAATACATTAAAAAATTACATAGTGGTATATACGATGATCCATTAGGTATTATCTCTGAAAAAGAATACCAAATAGAACAACAAAAATATTTAAATAAATTTATGCAAAGATATAAAAAATAACTAAGATTAAATCTTATGCTTACCAAGTATAGCCGCAATCTTTACATTTGAAACTTTTATTAATCTTCTTGCTAAATATGCCGAGTCCTATAATAGACGCCGCTCTCTCTGTTCCGGAAATTTTTGCAATATTCGTACTTTTGCAAGTAGGACAATGTGGCACATTGGATTGTCTTTTATACTCTACCTGTGCATCAACCTGTGCCCGGAACTATGGCATCTTTAATTCATACTCAATGATGTCTTTGTCATGAAGTTCTGTCATAGCGTCAAGAAGTTGGCAGTTTATCTTTTCAGGAAATAAGTATAAACATTATCTTGAAAATTTTTTAATAAGTTTCTTATATTATAAATGCTTGGTTCTATATTTTTTGTTTTAACCGCATTATGTATTTTACTTATTATATCTGAAAAATTTTGACAGTTTTTCTGTAATAAATCAGGCATATTCTTATTAGCATATTTTGTATATAAATCGTATTTTCCGTAATAATAAAAAATGTTTTTCTCTAACTTTACATACTGTTTTGCAAATTCGAAATCAGATAAATCAATATACGCATCACGGTCTTGGCATATAATACTTGTAATATCAGCTAATGGAGTTATTATATACGATTCTATATCTTCTAATTCGTTTTTATAGAATACTTTACTTTTTATTTTTAATTTTGAAGCAATGGTCAATACATCGTTCTTATTCTTCATTCCAATAAGAGAACCCATTTCTATTTGTGAAGCATGGTATTCTGAATATGAATCTATAACGGTATTAAAATCTTTTTCATTTAGATTTTTAAATCTAATATTGGCATCGTATATATGTGTAAATTCATGAAAAAATATTGATTTAACAAAATTTTCGTTGTAGTCAAATAATGATTTATTATAAATAATAGGAACAGCTATCCCTCGAATAAAATCTTTTTCTATAAATGCGAATTCATCCATATTATTGTTCTCAGAAGATTTTTCTACAGGAATAATTAACGGCATTTTATTTTCTTTTATAAATACTTTAAATTCGTCATAATATTGATTTATTATTTTATTTTTATCCATATTCCACCTCATACAGAAAGGATGTGTATTTGCTTGTCGCTCAAAGATTTTAACGATAATTCTTATTATGTTGATAAATTAATAGAGGCTGCAAGAAAAGAAGTTCATGATTCTTGGAGTAATACTAATACACCACAACATAAAAGACTCTTAAAGCAGTTACATGATATTGAAAATGCCAGCAAAAATCGGAATAAATTATCTCATACCATGATCAATTTTTAAATATCACGGTTTCCAAGTATGTCCACAATTACTACAACGATTAACGGTTTTATTGCTACCTAAAAATCCAGTCCAAAAAGAATAACCTTTATTCACTGTTGCAATAGAGGTTGATCCACACTTGGGGCAACGCGGCTGATTATCTTCCCATTTTTATTTTTTCAATTATAACCTCTGGCAAATCGCCGTGTTTATAATTTGAGACAAATTCATAATCGTGGTGCCAACATTGAACTGCGTCTTTGTAATTTTGTTGTTTTTTATGTTGATTGATGCACCGTTGTATGTGGGATGATATTTCATGTTTTGTAATATTTGTATTTTCAACTATATTTGCAAGTATAATTTCTCTTTGGTTATTAGTTAATCCAAAACCTTTTTGAACATTATATCCCAATTGGTGAATTCTTGATTCAGAAGTAGATTGATATTTTTTTGAGCTTATATGTAACAAAGATTTTTCAGTGCCAATTATTTCGCATAAAATGGTTCCATGCTTTTTAACATCATCAAAATCTTTTTTAAGCATGAAATACTTATTACAGTCTTTGCAATATGCAGCGGGTACATAATAAAAATCAATTTTGCCATTTGGGAATACTATTCGTAGTTTTGCGATTATATCTATTATGTTATGGTTTTCGTTATTACATTTTTTATTATAACTCAATATAATAGCTGTTATTCCAACGTCTACAATTTGTTTTTGTATTGAAATGTTCTTATTATATCTAAGATTATTGCTTTTGTTTGTTTCTTTTGAAATGACAACTGCTTGTTTTGTATTTTTATTAATAGGTTGAATCGAAGTCCTTTGATCTAGCTTTTGAAATAAAATCTGTTTTGGAATATTAAAACTTAAATTGAGTTCTCCATATTTATTCTTAATCTTATGATGAATTGTAATATTGGGGGTTATCTTATTATATGGAGTTTCTAAAATATTTATAATTTCAATAGGGTTATCAATTGTTATACTTAACTGATTATTAATTTTCTTTACATTGGTACTAAAATTACAAAATAAAAATTCTATATATCCTTCAGATGAATAAAATTCTAATTTAAAATGTAAAGAAACACCTTTAATATTTATTGTCTTTACATATAACGCTCTCTTTTTGTCAGGAAATGAAGTATATGTTATATAAGGAGACACAATATTTCTAGTTGACAAAAAATGAGGTGTATTGTATATCTGGAATAATAATACAGAGAATTATATCGCTATTTTGTGTTATTTTTATATCATACTGAAAATTATTATTTGAATATTGTTTAAAAAAGTCGCATTTCAAACTTCCACCACATTTATAGCCATAATAAGATGTGTGATAATTCCCACAAATATTATTAAGCTTATATAGACAAGTTTTAACGTTCTTTTTATTTTTAAGATTGTAATTCTGAGATTTTTTATTTTTCTTTTTCATTTTATTACATTATAAAAACAAAGTTTTTATGTTACCAAGTATAACCACAATTATTGCATTTCCATGTTTTATTGATCTTCTTAGAAAATATTCCGAATCCAACAACAGAAGCTACTCTCTCACCTGTCCCAATTTTTCTGATATTAGTAGATCCACATGTAGGACACTTAGGCTGATTAGACTGTTTTGGACTATCATAACACCCATCCCGCCTTGCTTTATCACGAAAAGCGGATATTTTTGTTTGATATTCGATAATATCATCTTCTCGTAATTTCAGCATTGCCATGAAAAAATCTTTATCCTTAGAGATATGTTTTATCAGAAATTTTTCTTCCGCTGTCATTTTTGTATGAAGCAATTTCGCACCACAATATTCACAATTTTGATATTCAGGATTTTTTTCCGGAGTATCAGTAGGCTTGAATAGATACCAGTCTTTAAAACATTCGGGACAAAACGACACTTTAGAATCAAAAGCCATATCAATTCCTCCATTTTTAAAATATATTTGCAGATATATTATAACATTATCCATCATTGAAAACAACGATTATAAACTACGATAAGGATAATAATTCTTGGAGTTGGATTTTTGATAATTTGAAAAAAGAAGTCCCGAAAGTTAGTTCAGAAGTTGATAAACTGTTTTCAAAAATAAAGAAAGATAAAGATTTTTCTGAGTTATTAGATGGATTTTATAACTCAAAAACTTTTAAAGATACAGATTTCAATGATTGGGTAGATAGTTTAGACGATGCTAAAAAGGAAGCATTAACCGCTGGCGATGCGCTTGAAGAATATAAAGGTCATCTCCAATCCGTAGACAAAGCTTCTTCTAAATTCGGTTCTACTTTAAAATCCATCGGTGGAAGTATTGCAAGCGGACTGGCAAATTTCGCAATCGGTGCTGCAATCGGATTCGCCATTGACTCAGTAATCAAAGCTATCGACTATTTCACAGTTACTTATGATGAACTACAAAGTGCCTTCCAGAATTCACAATCAAATTACAGTTCTGCTAAAGCCGAAGTTGAATCGGTACAAACCGAATTAGAACAGATTAATACTCAAATTGATGCAATAAACTCACAGCCATTAACCCTTTCAAGCGAAGCTGAATTAGCAAGATTGCAGTCTGAAAAAAGCGAACTTGAAGAAATACTTAGTGTTAAACAAAGTATTGCTGATGCATCAAGACAAAAGTTAGCATTAGATGCATATAAAGCATCCAAAGCAGAAACATCCTTAAACGAAGGGCGTAAAGCAGGGCAGTCCGATACAACAAAAGGTTTTATGGACTTTGAAAACTGGATGATGAGTGATGAGTTGATCCCGAAATTATTGCGCGGATTAAACCCTGTAAGTATTTCGGCAGCTAAAAAATACAATTCTTTTACGGATGCCGAATCTGTTATTATTTATAGCCAAAAATTAAATGAACTGAAAAAACAACAAGAAGATGTTTATGAATGGTTTGCGTCATCAGAGGGTCAAACGGGAAAAGAATATGGCACGAAAGCTTTTGACCTAAAACAAAAAGAATTAGAACGTGTGTCAAATGGAATCGCAGATTTACAAACTGAGATCACAACAAAGCGGGCAAATATTGCCGCTCAAATTGAAGCGATGACAGATGAGAATACCGGAAAAGCGTTCAAAGGTATGGAAACACAGGTTGATTATCTTAAAAATTCCCTAAATGATTTAGATCATATTGAATTTCCCGATATGTCGCAAGCTGAAAAATCGCTTAATTCAATAGATAAATTTTTTGGGAAAACGTCATCAGTTTCGATTAAAAATCACTTTCAACAACTGGCTAATGCAGGAAAACTTACCGAAGAAGCGATTGAAAAAGTAGGCATTTCTGCATCTACAATAGGGGTTGACAACTTAAGCGATGTTGTAAAGTATTTCAACGACATGGCTACATCAGCAGATAATGCATCTAATAGTATTTCTAAAATAGATGGATCATTTGAAGGCGTTACAAGTGCTTTTGAAACAGCAAACCAAGGCAATGAATGGGATGCAATGTCTCAAAATATAGCTAAGGCTCATGATATGCTTAAAGAAGGCTTGGTTGGAACAGACGACTTCCAAACTGTCGCACAATGGATGTCACCACATATTATAAATAAAGATGATCCTAAATATAAATATGATGCCGATGCATATGTAGAAGCTTGGCAAAATGCATATAATAAAGTGGTAAGATGGTTCGACTCTGAAAATCCACTTCAAAGTATGCATAATTTTGCTCATGATTTAGACAATACTGACCTTGCAAATATTACTTATGACGCAAATGGCGCGCTAATGGAAGTGATTCCTACCTTCAAAAATACCGCTGAAGCAGCAGACAAACTCGGTGTTAGTACAAATGCAGTTGAAACTGCAATGCGTAAACTTGAAGAGTATGGGTTTGAATGGGACGGTGTATTATTTAGTGGCGAAGGACTCGATGAATACAAAGGATATTTAGATCAAATCAAGTCTATAACGAAAGAATTAGATGATGGACGTGAAAAATCTCGATTGCAAAAATTAATTGCTGGATGGGATGAAGAATATGCCAAGTATCAAAATGATCTTTCCCTGTTGACAGACGATCAAATTGTAAAAATTAAATTTGAGTACGATATGTCAACTATTCAACAAAAAATTGATGAGCTTGATGAGCAATGGAAATCTGGTAATAGATCGGCTGAAATAGGTGCAGGTCGTATTGCAGCTCAAAAAATGTATCGTGATAAAAAAGAAGAAAAGTATAGCTACACAGCAGGCTTTGATGAAAAGTATGGAAAGTTGAACGAACAAATCAAGCTAATTGAATCTTCTTTTAATGACGACATGACTGAAAAACAACGAGAGCAAGCCCAAGATCAAATATCTGCAATTTTAGATATTCAAAATGATTTTCAGGATGCATTTTCAGATGGCGAAGTTGTTGACTGGAACAATTATTTAAATACAGATGGTTTTCAAGAAGCCGTAAATGCTATTATGTCAGAAACAGGTATCTCACGTATTGACTTGGCAAAATTTTTAGGAATTGATGTTAGTCAACTTGGAATTCGTTTAAAAGAAGATTTAGCCAATGAGCTTGAGCAGCTGACTAATGGACAAACAATCAAATTCAACGCTGAGATTGATGGGTTATCATCAGATGTAGAAGCTTTAAAAAATCAGGATGGTACAATTACTTATACGGCAGAAGTAGATGGTGTAGAACAAAGAGTCTTTTTGGTGCAAAATCAAGATGGTACTATTACATTCACCGCCGAAACAGAAGAAGTTGACAAGGTTACAAGTGTAGTTGATGGAGGCGTAAGAACTGTAGAATATGTTGCTTCTACTAGTGGTCTTCCTAATTTCTTTCCATCTATAACTCGTACTGTAAATTATGTTGCAAGCGGTGTCTCCGCTGCTTTAAATGCTATTAGATCCGCTTCTGGAAAAGCTTCGGCAAATGGCACAGCATACAATAATGGATCAGCCTTTTATTATGGAACTGCCTTTTCAGAAGGAAGTGCCATGTGGCAGCATTTTAGAAATGCATCAGGAAAATCCTATGCTGGCGGAAACTGGGGATTGTATCATGATGCAAATAATGCACTCATCAATGAATTGGGTGGTGAAATTCTCGTTAGGGACGGGCATTGGTCAATCTTAAATGATGGATATCCTACTTTGGCTAACTTAAAAAAGAATGATATTATTTTTAATCATGAACAATCAAAAGCTTTATTGACTAAGGGATATTTAACCGGATCACATGGAAAATTAGCATTTGCCGGAGGTTCTGCATTTGCTACTGGTGGTAGATTGCCTGTGCCGGAAACGGGCGGATATGGGTATGGAACTTCATCCGGTAATTCATCCACTCCTGCTTCTAACTCCAACTCTAACTCAAATTCTAACTCCAACTCTAACTCAAATTCTAATTCCAACTCTGACAAAGAATTCAAAGAGAAGATAGATGAAATTGAAATCTTGTTAGATCGCATGGAATCATCCTTACAACGGCTGACAGATTCGATTGAAACCTATTCATACGATTTGTCTAAGCAAAGCGAAGTATCAACACAAGCAATGAATCAGATTCGTACAAATCTTGGTACGTTGCAACAAGCATATAATAGATATATTCAAGAAGCTAACTCTGTTGGATTAGATGAGTCTTGGAAACAGAAGGCACAGAATGGTTCTATAAATATAGAAACTATTCAAAATGAAGATCTTAAAAAATCAATTGACGAATATACTAAGTGGTGGATTTTATGCCACATAATCTATTTAATAGCGGGAAACTCCCCACAATCCTATCTTGCTACAACGTAACTGGAAACGGTAAGCGTGAATGCGGTACAAGTTTAAAACTTAACAGTCTATAAGAGAATATAGATAGAAACCATAAAAAATAGATAGGTTAGGGACAACCGAGTGTGCAAGTCACTCAGACGCAACGAACTACCTTAACATGTAATGATGATGGTAGACGTTCAACGACTAGTAAGACCTATATTGTATAGGCATAGGATTACAAGCGTTTGGTAATCCGAAAATATAGACTAATTGAATAAATTGAATGATACAATTTGAAATAAGAAAAATATGAAGCATATGTGTTGTTAAGAACAGATAAATATCAAATATATGTTCTGTGTATATTAGACAAAAATATTGTCAAATAATGGTAAGTATTTTTACTTCTCATTTTCTCCTAATTGGTATATACTATAAGTAAGAAAAACAGGGATGTTTTTCTTAGATTTATATCTGGTGTGATGCAGCGTAATATGACTGCTAAAAATAATCGTTGAAGTGTACGCCGGGTTAGGAACTGGTTTGCATGGAGATTTACAAAGGTATGAGGATTTACCATAGCCTAACTAGGAATTATGTTCTGAAAGAAAGTCCTTGATTGAGTAGAAGGGTCATCACCAGTGGCTCTTCTATTTTTATACCAAGGAGAAATTATGGACAGTATATTGTCGGCATTATCTAATTATAAGAATCTGTTGAATTACAATTATAATTTTGTAATAGCTTGTAACAAACAAAAGGAAAATGTGAAACTTACATTTGAAGCGAAAGATTTTTACCATTTGGTAGGATTCCAATACTTAACAGATATTGATATACCAAAAAATGAGAAACAATTATTTAAAAAAGTGGAATCTTTTAGGATTAACGATGAATATCTGAGTAAGAGTATATATTATACAAAAGTAGAATCTAGTTTTGCAAATGTAAAAGAGCGTATTGAAGGATTTAAGGATGTTGATAAATTTATAGAAAACAAAAACATTGTTTGTAAATACATAAAGAACAAAAATCCTTCATCTTCTATAAAAGCAGATTATTTGATAAAAAGCACTATATATAATAGAACCGCATATATGTTTTTGAGAAAGAGAAATAAAAGAAATGACCATTGTATGTGTTCGTTTTTTATGCAACCACAAAACGATTACAATGGACAAAAGGCATATTGGTTGTACAAAGATAGAGAATGTATATTAGATAATTCTGTTGAAGTATTATTGGACAAATTATCCGAGTAATATGACTTCATTTGAAACCATATAATTGATAAGAGATCCAATGTGCTAATTTCGGCTATTTTCAGTGCGTTTTTGCCCCTATAAAATAAGGTTTTTTCGATAGAAACCATATAAACAAAATATTATTATTTTACCCACCTTATATCTAAAAGGTTGTACTATAGACAATCTGCTTTTACGGTTATGCTTGGTGGATATTTGCTCGTGAGTTCATGATTATTTTGAATTGAGATGGCATAGTCCCATCTATGAGATTTATATTTTGTTTTCTTTCAAAACAATGGTGGTAACTACTACTGCTCTTTCTTTGTATCCAAAATTATTCCCCAATACAATTTATTCAATTAGAAGATATAGTCTCAACATCTAGGTAACACCTAGAGAAGTTCATAAGAGAACTGCATGGCGTAGCGAACCATGTGAAGATTTTGATGAAAAGTCAATTGACATACAAGATAAAATTGCAGAAATGCAAAAGGAATTGGTAGATCTTGCCGTTGAGAAACTAGATAATATCGAGAAGTATTTTGAGAATCGTACAGATTATAATGATAATTTTGGTTATCTTACTCCTATTACATTATTGCAGGAATCTCTTGATAAATTTACTAAGGAACTTGAAAAACAGGTAAATGATGGAGTTATTAAAGAAGGCTCTAATGAGTGGTATTCGGCAATGGAGTCAATTTCAAAAATGCAAGAAAGTATTTTTGAAGCTACTCTTAAAAAATATCAAGATATTATTGACAACTTATCTCGTATTAGCGATACTCTTGACAATTCGATTGAATTAAAAGAAGCTCGTGACGAACCTATTCTTGAATCAGACTATAAGAAATTGATGGATTTAAATGATAAGTCTATTCAGGAAAAATATAATAAGCGTGAAAAGCTCTTAAAACAGCAAGCAATCTACGATGTTGGTTCAGCTAAATATGATGAACTTGCGAAAGAAATCGCAGATATTGATGACGATATCTATGGTCTTCTTACTGATATTGAAGAGTTGAAGAATAAAATCTGGGAAGTTAGATGGCAACCGTTCTTTGATGGGCAAGAAGCTTTAAAAGATCTAATAGATGAAACTGATACGTTCAGAGATTTGTTGGATTCGGATGCTTTTGTTGGCAAGAATGGTGGATTGACTGATGAAGGTTTGGCAAATATTGCTTTGATTTCTTCTGCTATGAACGAGCAGAAACAGTCTATTAAGAATTATAGAACTGCTCTTGAGAAGTTACAGGAAGATTATGATAAAGGTAATATTTCTGCAAAAGAGTTTAAAGAAACATCTAAAGAGTTTATGGATGAGATTGCATCTGGCGTTTCTAATGTTAAAAAATATAAGGATGAGATTGTCTCACTTTACGAAGAAATGCTTGAGAAGGAAAACGATGTAGTACAAAAATCGATCCAGAAACATGAAGAGCTTTTAGATACAAAAAAGAAAAATTCTGACTATGACCGTAATGTTAAAAAACAAGTCAAAGATATTAACGCTATCCAAGCACAGATTTCTGCACTAAGTGGAATTAATAATCAAGAAGCTCTTAAACAGAAAAAGCTGCTTGAAGCTCAATTAGCTGAGGCTAAAGATGAATTATCTCAAACTCAAAAAGATCGTGAATATGATATTCGCAAAGAAGGATATCAAGGACTTAGCGATGATTTGAATAATGCACTTCAGGATACTCTCGATGAAGTTAAATATAACGCATCAAAACAAGAAGAAGTTGTTTCTTCAATGTTGTCGCACATTGTAAATAACTACAAAGATGCTTACGATAAAATTAATCAAATCATCGGTAACACAGGTTTTAAACCATCTGATGACTTCCAACAGAATATTGATAATTTAGGCACACAATCAGGAGCAAATAGTCAAATACAAGATAGTAACACTATCGCACCGAATTATACCCCTGATGATTTTGCGTCTGGAACAAACACCGGACAGATCCAATCCGGCTCAAGTCAAAGCAACAATGATAAAATCGAATCTGAAATAGAAAAAGAACCAAATACGACAAATAGACCGATTGCACAACTTACAGTAAAACCGACTTCTATTAGCATTCAAGAAGGTCAAAGTAAAAATGTATCAGTAACTATTAGACCTACTGATGCAGCTAACAAAACATTAAAGTGGACTTCTTCTAATTCAAAAGTTGCCACAGCATCAAATGGTACGATAAAATCTGTTAAGCCGGGCTCCTGCCAGATTACAGTATCAACAACTGACGGTAGTGGAATTAGTGCTACTGTTGCCGTCACTGTCACTGCAAAACCGAAACCAAAACCGCCTGCTCCTAAACCGTCTGGGGGCGATGGTATTCCTAGAGTTGGTGATAAGGTTACATTTACAGGATCGTATTACTACGATTCATGGGGGCAGATGCCTGCGGGGAATCTATATTCTGGAGTTGCAGGTGGTGTTGTTATTGACGGTTATTCTGGCTCAGAGTTTGGTGGCGCATCAAACTTTCACGGTGGCTATGGAATACACATCCGAAGCGCAGACGGTAGATACGGCGATTTGGGATGGGTGAGTTTAAATCAGATTTCTGGATATGCAAAAGGTACTCGTGGAGTCAAGAAAGATTTAGAGTTTGCAAAAATTAATGAGATCGGCAATGAGCTTATTATCAGACGGGGTGGAAACGACTATACCACACTTACTTATGGAAGTGCTGTTGTTCCACATAATCTAAGCAGTAAGTTATTCACACTAGCTGAACACACAAATCAGATTTTAAATTCTACTGTTAAAAGAAATAATGGCAATGAAAATATTGCAATTAATAATCATTATGACAGTTTGCTGACCGTTAATGGAAATGTTGATAGAGATGCGTTGCCGGGATTAGAGAAATTACTTCAAAAATCATACGAATACACATCTAAACGTATGTACAAAGACGCCGGATTAATGGGAATTCAAAAGAAACTGTAGAGTTTGTAGTGGTTTGTGACTGACATTGTTGTCGGTTGCAGATTGCTAATAATTGAGAGAATATAGTTTGTAAATATATTTACATGTTTACAAACAGCAAAAAATAGTGTAAGATTAAGCATATAAAAAGACAGAATCCGTTAGACGGTTGAGCCTATAAATTGCAAATCACAAAGGCTAATATTTTTAAAACATTAACACAAGAATGACCGCTCACTTCACTCATGGCGGTTATTTTTGTGCAATAAAATATCAATAACACGAACTATGTATGTAGATGTTACTCCACTTACAATGCCCGGAATTAATATCTCTAATGCATCACGAATCACGTTATATCACCCTCCTTTCTTAGCAAGGGTATCTATATAAATAAACAGAATGTCACCATTCTGACATGACTCAACCGCCTAACCATCTCTATCTAGCCGAAATAAAAATGTTGGATTCTGTCAAAATATATTATATATGTATACAAGATAATAGTCAACGTTTTTAAAGAGCAAGAGAACATCCCCTCTCCTGCTCTTTTATTATGCGGAAATTAAAAAACGAAAATATAATCCTGTTGGATTTTCATATAAAGAATAGAATTAGCGAGGTGAAAGAAAAAATGATATTAGTATGTAAGGACTTTAAGTTTGATAATAATTCATTGTCAAAACAAAATCTTATATCTGTAAATTTTGATGATGACACTTCTCTTCCATCTGCGTTAAACCGTGACATGGAATCTAGCGAGATGAATAAGTATAGACCGGAAAGAATCGGTTTTGGAACTGTATATACAGATGTATTAACCTTTGATATTCATATTATAAAAAACGATTTCATGTGCAAGTCTCAGGAAGAAATGGAATTCACAAATGAAGAATATGAAACATTGGTTTCATGGCTTACTTCGCCTCATGAAAATATGTGGATTAACATTACAAAGGAGAATGGAGAAACGGCTTTAGCAAAAGGATATTTTTCTTCTGTTGAGCCTTATGAAAACTGTGGAATATGTTATGGAGCAAAATGTACATTTATGTGCAACTCTCCATATACATATGAAGATAAAACTGTTACTAAACAGATTCAAAGGGAAACAAATTTTATTTTATCAAATAACAGTAGTGAAAAATATGATTATGTGTATCCTATTTTACATATTGTTCCAACTAAAAAAGAGGAAATTTATATACATAATTTATCTGATAGTATAATCGTGGATAATGCCATTTTATCTTCTACTGATAATCCAGTTCAAGCTATTGCCGACATAAAAACAAAAATCGAGAATTATGCAAAAGTAAACAATTTAAAAGTAGAATATGTAATAGATCCAGAAAGTCATGATATAAAAATGATCTGCGACAATACATGTGTTTTCCTTTATATGACAGACATATATGGAATCAAGAAAAAATATGTTGCTTACTATCTAAAAAATGAAAAACAATATTTTCTCTGTCAAGGCGGGTTTTTTTATTGTGAATTAAATATGGGATTAAATATTGATATCGACTGTAAGACGCTTGGTATATACGACTCCATAAAGCGTCCTGTTTTATTTACAAAATTAGGAATACAAGATGAAGATGAAATCTACTGGATGAGACTAATTAATGGCAATAATAGCTTTCGTGTATTCGGAAATTTTGAACTAACAGTTAATTATTTAGAACCTAAAAAGGGAGGCTTGATATCATGAGAATAATCCATGATTATTATAACAGAAACGATCCTTCCAAAATTTACCTTGCCACACCAAATAAAGATATTTTGTGTGCATTAAATAGCATTGATGCAACATCAGTCGATTTTGTTGGAAAATGTAATGATTTATCTACTCTTACATTCACCATTAATAGATACACGGAAACTTCAAAGGGTGATCGAATTGAGGCAAACGGGTACGAACTTGTTTCAAAATATATGCGATTATATGTTACAAATGTTGGTTGGTTTATCATGGATACACCAGAAATTCATTCAACAGGGAATATTGAACATAAAACAATCAATGCTTCATCTGCTGAAATAGAATTTAAGCAAATACCATTAGATACATGGAAGGTAAATAAAGGGACAACAGATTCTCTTGAAATGCTTGTAGATGGGAATGTTGAAGAAATTGATGGGGTAGAATTTGCAAAAGAAAATATTAAATTTCATAATCCAAAAAATAAAAAGTTAAGTCTTGTTGATATTTTAGTGTCAAAAGTATATGGGTGGGAAGTTGGTTACGTTGATCCCATTCCCAAAATATACGAGTCATTTGAAAATGGAGAATTAGTAAAGACTCCTGTTCTACTTGCTGATGAAATTGGTATGTTTGATATAAGTTATAGTAATGCATATGCTTTTATGATGCAGGATCTTGAAAAGTTCTTTAACTGCGTTGTTGAATTTGATTACATAAATTTTAAAGTTAATTTCTATCGTGTAGAGAATTTTGGTAAAGATACCAGTGTTACAATTGGTTTCCGCAATGTTCAAAAAACAAGTGATATTACGGTTGATGAAGACAATATATTTACAAAATTTCGTGTTGTAGGTGGAAATAACTTAGGAATTGAACAGTTTAATGGTGGAAGTAATTATTTAATTATACTTGATAGGTATTGGCTAAATGAGAAATATTTGTCGCCTACTACTATTGATAAGTATAATAAATGGTCTTCTTTTTGTAATATCGCAAGATATAAATATGGAGAATACTCAAAAGAATGGAATGTACTCCAAGAACAAATCGGTGAGTTAAATACACGAGTTCCAAACTTAGACTGTAACCCTGAAAATTGGGATAAATTAAGCGATGAAGAACTTTTAAATTTTAAATCTGATTACGAAGCACAAAAACTTGGATACGAAAAAATATATGTTGATGAAGAAGGACATTTTGACATTAATGCTCTTAATGCTTCTCCTGATGCAAATATTTATCATCAAATTGTCGATACCATTCTTCCCAATATCGACATTGAAATTGAAAATAGGAAACTTCCCACTTCTGAAGGCGAAACAGACTTTATTGAAACATATAAAACAACTTGGGAATATTATGGTGTCAATGAACTTGAAATAAAATTGACTTCTTATCAAGACATTGTTAATGTTTTAAAAAAAAGCCACTATGATTTAACATGGGAAAGATATCAAGAATTATCTAAGCAAGACAATGAAAAATACCCCACTCTTACACAAGACGGATTTAAAGATAAACATGATGAGTATTTAAAAAACGCATACCAGTTAGATGAAAGCAATACTGATTCATGTGCATATGCGTTAAAAGAGCGAAAGAAAGAAGTATCCGAAAAGGAAACAAAGCAAAAAGAAATCGGTAATAATCGTAATATATTAGCTCAAAAAATGGGCTTAGAAACATGGAGAGGACAAACAGATATATCCAGTCCTGAATCCGAAGGTTTTAGTGATAAAGAACTAAACGAAATATATCATATTATTAATCAGACCACTTATACAAACGAAAATATATTCACGACATCGCTGGACAATCTATCTGAAAATGTAGATATTCAACAAAAATTATGCGAAACTGCATTAGAGGATATCGCAGTATATTCTTTGCCGCAAACCATTTATTCAACTACACTTGATAATATATTGTCTGCGGCTGGTAATGAATTACATGCAAATGATTTGAATTACGGAAATTTTATTAGAGTTGGTATTCGTGATGATTATTATGTCAAATTGCGTGTTATGGCAATTTCATTTAATCCTTGTTTATATGATAATAAATTTTCATTGCAATTTTCTAATATGATTAAATCTGGAAAGAAAAGAAATGACTTCGTGTCATTGCTTGATATGGCAGGGAACTTAAGTAATTCTTCCGCTAATACTTCTTTTTCTGGAAGTGTCAATTTATCAGATGATAATATATATCAAATTCTATCTAAAATTTTACAATCTTCTTTGTTTTCAAACAAAATCCAAAATATTATAAACGGAAGTATAGGTAATGGATCTGGTGTTGGCGGTGATTATTTAAAGCCTAGCGATATTTATGGAAATAACGGTTTTTTTGAATATATACAATCAGAACTTATTGCTGCAAACAAAATTGTTGCGAACAGTGGTGAATTTAAAGACCTATCGGCTTTAGTTGCTGCGATTGATAATTTATTAGCCGGAAATCTTAGTGCGGAGTTAGGTCATATTATTAAACTTACTGCTGAAAATGTGAATATTGATCAAGCTGTAATTCGTGATTTAATCGCTGCTCAAATTACTGTCTCCATGTTAAAAGCCGGAGATATTTCTGCCGATAAATTCCATATCGCTTCCGATGATGGCGGACTTGAAATTGTTGGAAATACAATGCAATTCAAAGACAAAAACGGTGTCATAAGAATCCAGATAGGCAGAGATACAAATAATAATTTTACATTTTGTCTATACGATGAAACAGGGAAAGGCATATTGATCGATTCAACAGGAATAAAGGAATCTGCTATTTCTGATGGACTTATTGTAAATGATATGATTTCTAATGGAACCATTGGAAAAGAAAAATTCAATTTTTCTGTTTTGGAGACGGATGACAGCGGAAATATTGTGCAAAACGGACAGGTGGTAATTGATAAAAATGGAATTGATGCAGAATTCACAACGATAAAAAATTCTGTAACAAATATACAAGGACAAATTGATAATTTGGAAAGCAACATCCCTTATACAATGAACATCTATTCATCGAATGGAACTATTTTTGGAAGAGGACTAATTGATACTTATCTAACTCCAAATTTATATCTTGGACAAACTGAGGTTACCGCTAATTATCCAGATAGTCAATTCATATGGACAAGACAATCGACAGATACAGATGGCGACCATTACTGGAATGAAGCACATAAGAACGGAACGAAAAGTTTACACATAACAAATGCTGATGTGTTTATAGGAGCAAGTTTTACTTGTTCTTTTTTTGATGGAGAAAATCTTATTACAAAAGCAATTTTTTAAGGAGGAAAACATATGCCGAAAGTTTATGGTTCAATTACCATATCTGACATTGCTGATGTCGGAAGACTTAGTGTTTATTTAACAAGTAATCAGCCGCAGACGGTAATTGAAAATCCAAATGGAGATGCTATTACCTATACCCCAGATTGGACGAAAAACAATTTAGTATTAACACCGATTATTTATTTTAATGAAAAACAATTACAATTACCATGTACAGGTTTGACAGTGACTTGGAAACGACAAGAAGGATCTGAACCCGCTTCTGAATTGAAAGAAGGCGAAACTGTAAAAAATGGTATTTTAACCGTGTCACAAAACTTTTTGAGTAAAATTCAAAGTGGATTATTAACATATATTGTTGGAATTCAATACACAGACCCCATTACAAATACGACTTTAGAAACTCAATCACAAATGTCATTTTCATTGTCTAAGCAAGCGATTGAAGCAAAATATTGCTCTATCACAGGGGAATCGGTATTTTTGTATAATACAAATCAGACATTAGTTGGATCAGACACGATTACATTAACTGCAAATGTAACAAATGTAAATATATCCCAATGGCAGTATAAAAAATCTGATGGTTCTTTTGTGGTAATTCCAACTACAAACAATCCGACCACAAATGGAACATCAATTATTATAAAAGCAAATGAATCTGCTTTGTTTGTGAATGACACTGCAATTATAAAATTAGTAACAGACGATCCTACGGTTTATGATCTGCATACTATTACAAAGATTAGAGATGGTGCAGCAGGAAATAGCTCTATTGCTGTTGTTTTGAGCAACGAAGATCATACTCTTCCTTGTAACTCAAAAGGTGAAGTATCTTCATACATCGGAGCTGAAACATCAATTAATGTATTTGAAGGCGGAACAGATGTAACGTCAAAATGGTCTATCGCCACACAAGAGTCAGAAGGAGTGTCTGGAACATTTGAAAACAATAAATATACTGTTTCAAACTTAACAGTTGATGTTGGCTATGTGGAATTTACTTGCACCAAAAGTGGTAGCGCAACATTAAAAAAGAGATTTACTTTAACTAAACAATATGCTGGACTTGATGGGGAAGCCGCAGTTGTTTATTCATTGAAATCTTCTACTCTTTCTATGAATGTTAATAAGTCTGGAACACTAAGTCCTGCAAATGTTACATTTTCTGCGTTTAAACAAGTCGGTGCTGAAACATCACAAACTGTATATAATGGTAGGTTTAAAATATACGAATCACCAGACGGTCTTGTATTTGGAACAGCGAAATACACTTCAGGTTCTGACGAGTCAAATAAAACATATGTGCCTTCGTCATCTTCTATAAGAGCAATCAAATGTGAACTATTTGCTTCTGGTGGCGTTACAAATATACTAGATTCTCAAACAGTTATTATAACAAAAGACGGATCTGATGGTGAAGCCGGAAACAATGGTATTGATGCTATTTCAATAATTATGGGAAATGAAGCTGAAGTTATTCCTTGTAAACCAAACGGAACTGTTTCTATCGCCAAAGATATCACAATACCCTTTTATGCGTATAAAGGATTAAAAAGAATTCCCGTTACATGCTCAACTGGAACTCTTCCAAGCGGCGTTACAGTTAAGACAAACACTTCTGGTACTATTAATTCTCCGGGCACAATTACAATAAATATTCCTGCCGGGAATGAATTAGGGTCAGCTTCTGATTTATCAGGTAGTTTTACTCTTACATTTACTTGCGAGGGTGTTTCTGTTGATAAAAAGTTTAGTTGGACAAAAAGCATCCAAGCTACAAACGCAGTAATGCTACAAATATATGCACCTCAAGGAAATGTTATTGTGAACGCAGAAAACAACGTATTGTTGGAAGCACAGATTACAGATGGCGGCTCCGTTATAGAATCTGGTGTAACATATCAATGGGCTAAATTTGATGGCGGAAAATATACAGATATTCCAAGCGCAAACCAAAATACAATTACAGTAACACCGGATATGGTTAATTCCTTGGCATCATTTAGATGTACTGTTGGGTATAATGGAAGGAATTATATTGCTTACTGGACAGTAACCGATAAAAATGATCCTGTAGAATTACTTGTCATGTCAACTGTAGGCACTCAACTTACAAAAGATGCTGATTTTGGTGTTATTTACGTTTTAGCTTATTTAAAAGAGAAAGAAATTGATGCGATTAAATCAACAGTCTTTTCTACCACCCCTCCTTCTGGACAAACTGGAGATTTTTATTATCATGTCGATAAAGTCGCAAAAAAAGTAATTTTAAAAAAACATAATGGAACTGGGTGGATTGATGCCACAGGCGAAGATCTACCTAAAGGAACTTATAAATATTTTAGACGCAATTCTGAGGGAGTTGAACTAGATAAAGCTGGAATTCCTTGGAATACTGGAAAAGCAGTCTTTGTTGATAGAACAATCATAGATGGGTCTACTGCATTTATGTGCGAAGCGGATATTCCACTTGCGTAAAAATAAAAGCTAAGAGAACGCAAAAATTGCGTTCTCTTTTTTGATGGATGGTGATGAATTATAAAGACATACGGACAAATCACAATATCTAATGTATCCGATGGGCAACCGGGGCAATCTGCAATAAATATAATTTTAGGAAACGAGGCGCAGAATATCCCTTGTAACAATGAAGGAATTGTCCCAGAACAAATGTTGATTGAAATTCCTTTTACTGGATATTCAGGATTAGAAAAAATACCTGTTTCTGCTGTCGTAGGTGTTTTACCATCAGGTATAACTCTTGGTTCTATTTCTAATTCTACAGCAACAAAAGATGGTTTAATCATATTAAATATCGCAAAAGGAGCAAATCTTGGCGGATCAAATATCCTTAATGGATCAATAGATATTACATTTAAAATTGAAAACAAAAATATAGTGAAGAAATTTTCTTGGTGTAAGACCAAGGATGGAGCAGATGGAGCTATGACCATATATGAACTCTTCTCTTCTGTTCCACTTTTAAACAAAGAAATTAATGATGTGATATCTCCGAATAAAATTACATTTACGTCATATACGAGAAAAAGCAATACAACTACAACTTCTCCTTACGAGGGTATGTTTATAGTTAAAGAGTCGGAAAACGGGGTTACGTATACATCAAAATATATATCTACTCAAAATGAATCATCTATTGAATACACACTATCATCAAACAAGGTTATCAGTGTTCAATGTAGTTTATGCGAAGCAGAAAAGGTGTCTAATGAATTAGATAGAATTACAATCCCAGTGTTGACAAATGAATCTATAAAATCTGAAATCACAGAAATAAAAACGCAAATTAGCGGTGTTTCTTCTAAAGTAGACTCAGTGGAAAAATCAATAACAGATAAAGTATGGCAAAAAGATATTACAAATCAAATAGACAATTTTAACAATACAACAGTCAAGGAGATTCGTGATCAAGTAGCGGAGCAGAAAACAGAAATCGGAAAGATTTCTACCGAAGTGTCTGATGTAAAAACTACCGTAGAAACAAAAGCTGATGGAAGCACTGTTCAAAAATTAGAAGAGCGTATGACTAAGAGTGAGCAGACAGCAGAAAGTTTCAAACAAACTGTAGAACAAAATTATGTTACAAACGATAAGCTTGGTGAAACTTCACAGACATTACGTTCTGAGCTAGAGCAGACAGCAGGAACAATACAAGGTCAAATAACTGACCTAAGTGGTAATGTAACTCAAGTAACACAAACATTAACCGATATTGAACAACGTGTAGAAACTGCACAAGGCGATATATCATCATTAAAAGTTTCAGGAGATGCGATTAAATCTGATGTAGAAAATGCAAAGGGTGATATATCACAACTCCAGCAAACAGCTACTAATAACTCGTCTCAAATAGAAAATTTAAAGGGCGATATAACAAAAGTAGACCAAAAAGCAAATGAAATTGTAATTTCAGCAGAAAAAAAATATGCCACTAAAGACGAAATGAAATCAGCAATAAGTGTTGCTTCTGGCGAGATCAAGTTGTCTGTCAAAGAAGTAAAAGAAACTGCTGATTTAGCCAATGATAAAATAGATAATTTAGAAATTGGCGGCAGAAACTTATTGCTTAAAACAAGCGAAGAAAGAGTTATTGTCGGAACAGGAAAAAGTAGTGAAACATCAAATGAATATTTGTATAGCGAATACGGCTCTAAGTCTTTGCATGGGGGAAAATATTCTGTTGCGGCAATTTCCTATGATTATGTAACTGATGATGCTACAAGCGGAACAATTATCGTTCAATCTTATAATGATGTATCCACTAATTTGTCCTCAATAAATTTATCTGAAACTATTAAATCTGGACATGTTAAAGAAGTCTTTAAAATTCCTGACACATGGAGCAATTCTACAAATGCAGGTGTTAAATTTTTATTAAACAATGTTGCCGGAACAGTTAGATTTTCTAATCTAAAACTTGAATTAGGCAATAAACCTACCGACTGGTCGCCTGCACCAGAGGACGTTCAATCTTCTTTAAATTCTTCCGAAAATAAATCCAACAATGCATTAGAACAAACATCAGAAGTAAGATCTAGCCTAGAAATCTTAAAAAATTCTATCGAAACTCTTGTGACCGATGAAAACGGTCAATCTCTTATGACCCAAACTGGAAATGGATGGACGTTTAATATGGGAGCATATCAAACGATCATTGATAAAGTAACAAGTGATATTACAGATGTAAAAGGTGATGTCGATGAAGTAAACCAACTTGCAAATAATGCAAGTCAGCTTGCAAACGATGTTGCTGCAAAAACAGCTTATATTAATATGTCTACAGATGAAACAGGTTCTCCGTGTATTGAACTTGGAAAATCTGACAATGAATTTAAACTTCGTATTACTAACACTTCTATTGATTTCATGCAGGGGTCGCAAAAAATCGCATACATTACAAATCAATCTTTATATATCCAAAGTTCTGTTGTAACAGACGAGATGAAAATAGGGGATGAATCTGGTTACATATGGAAAAAAAGAAGCAATGGAAACATGGGATTACGATATGTAAGTTAAAAAAAGGGGGATAATATGGCAGGTACAGGTAGAGTACAAGTACTATCAAAAACACCAATTGGCTATAATCAATATGATGTAACAATTAGTTTCGATATCGCTTTTGATTGGGGTGGATGGAATTCAGGTGCATACTACACTATATATTGCAACGGACAATCATCTTCAGGAAACGCTTCGTTTTCTATATCTAGCGGTGGAGGAAGTTGGGTGTGGGGGCATATAGCAAGCCACACATTTCGTATTACAATGCCTACGAGCGGAAAAAGTCTTCCTATAAGTTTTAGTGCTGGTATAAACACAGGGGTCAACCCATCATATATTGATGCTTATGGTTCTGACACATTGTCAGCTCGAACATGGCAATGGACAGTGTCGTATAATGCAAATGGAGGAACAGGTGCTCCCAGTTCACAAACTAAGACTATCGGTGTAGATTTAAAATTATCTACTACTAAACCAACTAGAATAGGGTATACATTTTTAGGTTGGAGCACATCAAAAACGGCAAGTTCCGCTTCTTATTCTCCGGGGGCAACTTATAGTTCAAATGCCGCATTAACTCTTTATGCTGTTTGGAAAATCAATACATGGACAGTTAAATATGACGCAAACGGAGGAACAGGTGCTCCCAGTTCACAAACTAAGACTTATGGTCAGACACTAAAGCTATCTACTACTAAACCAACTAAAAAAGATTACAATTTTCTAGGATGGGGTACATCGACAGAATCAACCACAATAGAGTATGAAGCGGGTGCAAATTACACAAATAATGCTGCTATAACCCTTTATGCTATTTGGGAGTTGGCATATGTTCCCCCTCGTATAACAGATGTTCATATTGATAGATGTGACAGTAATGGAGTATTAGCGGACGATGGTAGATATGTAAAAATAGAATTTAAATGGGCTTCAGACTATCCGTTTGAAAATTATACCGTTTTTTATAAAAAACATAACTCAGATGATGATTGGACAGGAATAATTGGCGATGTTTATAGCCCAGAACCAATCTACTCTGGCTCAGTTGCAAAAAAATTTGATGAACTATTTGCAGAATTTGAATATGACATAAAATTAAGTGTAACTGATACTAATGGTTATTCTGAAATTATCAGAAGACTACCTCCTATGTCATTTATTATTGACATTCTCAAAGGCGGAAAAGGAATAGCTTTTGGTAGACCTGCAACTTTAGAAAATACTTTTGAAGTAGATTTTGACGCTAAGTTCGACAAAAGTATTGTTGATAAATTTGGAGAAGAAATTCAAAACGGATTAGCTCCTAACATAAATACAACAACGGAAGATCCAAACACTACACTCAAACAATTAATCGTTACTAATAAAAACACCCCAACCGGACAATATATGTATATCGAAACACGATTTTTTGACACAAAAAGCCTTACGGCTAATCGCTCACAAACAGCTTATCCGTATAGTGTTGAGGGATCATCTTATCATCGTTTTTATTATGGTGGTTCTTGGAGTCCTTGGAATAGAATTACGAATGCTAGTGAGCTAGGAACTAAATCTATGACTGTTATGTTTCCAAGTGGTGGAACAGATATATCTGGAGCAAATATAATAAACTGTACAATATTGAGTCACGATTCTTCTGACGGATATTTAAAACAATCAGGAGGAGGAATCGCTATAGGAGAAGGAGTTTCTTCTGTTTTGGTATCTGCGTCTGTGTTTGGATGGTGTCAAAAAATCGCATCTACAGGATATTTTTGGAATCGAATTTCAAGATTTCGTGGAACGGCAGAAACAGAAATATGTGCTACTATAACCCCACTGAACGCATCATTATACGCATCAACAATATTTTCTCCGATACTTATTCAAGTTCAAGCTGGAGATGTATTAAAATTAAAAAAAATGAACACGGAAAGCGTTAGAATACGAGGTTTTGGTAATACTTATTTAACTGTTCAGGTGGCTAAATTTAAATAAATTTATTATCTAAACAATTTTATAAATCGTAAATTAATTAAAGAGGTGTTCTACCTCTTTTTTTATTTATATTTTTAAACGAGATTATTTGTATTAGAAAGATATACAAAAAAAGATGATGGCTTAAAATAGCATAACGATAATCAGAACATCTATCAGAAATGATAGGTGTTCTTTTTATACAAAAAAATATTTTTTGCGCCGGTGCAAATGCCGGAGAGAGGAGAAGAATATGAGTATTTGTAGAGGAGTAGCAGGACTTAGAAGCGGAAATCCGAGAGGAATTTTTATTCACAACGATGCAGGATCACAAAATGCAAATGCAGCGTTTTACAAAAAATGGCTGCAAACGCATCCGTTAGAAAACGGATTTGCTCACGCTTATGTAGCTAGTGACGGGATCTTGTATGCGGAAGATGATGCCTACGCAGCATGGCACTGCGGGCAGACAGACGGAAACCGGAACTATTATTCGATCGAGGTCTGTCAGAGTATGGGGGATTTGGAAATCTTTAAGAAAAATGAAGAGAATGCGTTGAAGCTGGCGGCGCAGAAGTGTAAGCAGTACGGTATCGTTCCAAACACGAATACAATCCGGCTGCACAAGGAGGTATTCGCGACAGCGTGCCCGCACAGATCTGTAGAGATTCATGGGGGCACATCTGGCTGTAAAACATATTTTATTAATAAAATCCGTGAGTATATGGGAATGGACAAGTTGCCGGATGCTCCGGTTGTCAGTGGAGGCGGAAGCAGTGCAGCATCCGGTGATCCCGGCATTGTGTTTACTTATGGCGTTATGTTGACCGACGGAACAATCCTGCCCTTTGTGAATAACCTGTCTGATTTTGCAGGACTTCCGGGTCGTACAATCGCCGGTATCGCGATAAAGGTTAATAAAGGTACTGTAAAATACCGCGTGCATGTAAAGGGCAAGGGATGGTTACCTTACGTAACCGGATGTAACTGGTCTGACGCAAACAACGGCTATGCTGGATATCCGGGAGCTGTGATCGATGCCGTAGAGGTATATTATGACACTCCGGCGGATATTGTTGCAAAATATGGTTATCAAAAAGCGCAGTACAGAGTCGCTCCGATCGGCGGCGGTTACTATCCGTGGCAGTTCGACAATGAGACTGGAAATGGACAGGATGGATATGCCGGATGCTTTGGTCTTGCAATTGATAAATTCCAGTTATGTTAAAGTTTTTTAGGGCAGTGATTGAACTGCCCTATTTTTTACGATTTTTCATATTTATTTATATATGTGTTGTTTCGTATTTGTCTGAATAATTTATTTAAAGTTATCACGTGAAATTTCCATTTAATAAAATTAAACTCTGAAATAAACCTATTATAGAATCACAAATAGACTTATTTCAATGTTTAATTTTAAATAGCATATATGCAAGAATTTCCTCCTTTTTATTTTGCAAACCACAGTAAATAATTCTTGGTCACTTTTTGGTCACTTTTTATTTTTAATGTCCCACAAACGCCGTAAATACGCCACTTTTCAAATATGTTTAGGGTTCAAGTCCCCTAGACAGCTTTATAAGCTATGCCTTAAAACCATTGATTTTACAAGGGTTTTGAGGCTTTTTTATTGACGGAAACCGGATGATCTTTTGGTCACTTTTGGTCACTTTTTTCTCGTCTGCTACTTGGAATGACAAGTCTAATGCCTTTTTAACCTTCTCGGTTAGCGTATCATCATTGTCCATACTATAGATATAATGTTTCATCGTGGTCGTTTCATCAGCATGTCCTAGCAATTTTTTAATATCTGAAACAGATACGCCTCTGCTATATAATCTTGAAGCATATGTTTTCCGGATTTTATGAGTGCTTCGTGGCGGTATTCCTATTCGTTCACAGCTATGTTTTAATAACGATTTAACAGAATGTTCAGTAATAACATTTTGTGGATTAAAAAATAAGTAATCTTGATATTGATTTAAATTATGCACTATCATTTTAATCTTTTTAATATAGTTAAGACCATTATCTGTTAGTGGTATTTTTCTATATCCGCTATGGCTTTTGGTATATTCTACAATTTCCCAACCAGTATCCTGTATATTATTTATGTCTGTCACATCATGCGTTGTCACTAATTGTTTGCAAATATGAACATAATTATTATCAATATCATTTTCTCTAAGGGCTAACACCTCACCGATTCTCGCACCAATTTCAAAATCAAGAAGTATAATCCATGGAATAAGATACGAAGGATCACTTTCTGCTTTTCTTATCAATTCACATGTTAAATTTTGTTGCTCCTCAACTGTAAATACCTCTTTTTCATTAGAATGTTTGCGATTTGGAATAATATTCTTTTTATTTACCTTACTGGTACGATATGGACTTTTATCAATATAATCTGCATCTACCGCATACTCAAACGTCTGTTTTAGGATCCCGCAGATATTTTTAAAATTTTTATCCTTCGGATGATATGTTGTCGCAACATAATTCAAAAAATCGTCTACATCTATCTTGGTAATTTCTTTAAATGGTTTATCGGATAATAGAGTATATGGTTTATAAAATTTATTCCAATCCACCATAGTCCGCTTGATTGTTGCCGGTTTTACCTGCATTTTCTTATGATCCATATATTCATAAAACAAATCCGAAAATGTCATTATGGAACTTTCGTTTTTAAATTCAAGTTTACTATAATAGTCGTAAACAATATTTTCAATATCCCGTTGCTTTTTTCTTTTTATCTTTTTTCTTCCATTTTTCCCATTCTCATCGGGTATATGGCAATACCACACTTTTTCCTTTTCGCTATACCATATGCAGGATCCATATTTTTCTAATACTTCCTTTTTCTTATTCATCTCAATTTGTTCTTGCACATATGCTAAGTTAATAATACCGTTATTAACAGCATACTGCAAGATGTTATCATCTGTTTTTATATTTATATTTCATACATCTCCTTTATGTGAAATAAGTTATAGGGCAGAGAAAATAGAATTTCTCTACCCCGTATAAATCAATTATTCTGTCGTGCTTCCGAATCCGCCGTTTCTCACATCGGTCACACTATCGTCAACAGTAATCCCGTATTCCACAAAGATTCCCTGCATAAAGCCTTCTCCTGCTTTAATCTGAACTGTTTTCCCTTCGTTGCTGTCATTTGTAAGTTTTGCAAAAATATGACCTTCATTATCCGAATTGTAATAATCACTGTCAATGATTCCGACCGTATTATTCAGTTGTAACCGAAACTTAAACCCAAGTCCACTTCTCGGATAACATTTCAGCACCCATTCCGGCTCCATCCAAACTCTGATTCCTGTCGGAATTTTGATCGTCTCTCCCGGATTCAGCGTAAGATCAACAGGCGCAAAAAAATCATATCCCGCACTTCCTGATGTTGCACGTTTCGGAAGCTTGATCTGATCGTAAATCGCCTTGATCACTTCTTCGTTTCGGTTTTCACTTTCTCCCTTTTCTATTGCCTGAAATGTATCATCCCAGCCATCTGAAAATTGTCTGAAACTTACCTTTTCAAATCTTGCTATTCTTTTCATTGTTTATTCTCCTTAAGCTCTAATTTCTCATGTGTATACATTTGCCGTCTGTCTTCCGAACTGTATACATTCATCATAACTGTTCATATAAATATCAATTACACCACTTGTAGGACAAACATCTTTAATTACATAAGTCCCAATCCCTTCAATAACCAAAACTGTACCTATCGGAAAATCACATGATGCAGCGCAACCTACATAAGGATATTCTCCGTTTGCCATTGGATAACCCGTTGCCGTATATGCAGTAATTGAATACACGCCTTCAAAAACAGTATTCTCTTCATTAGAATGGGAATTTATTTCTTGAATATAGATTTTAGAATTAGTATATATGTCATGTGATGTTTGGATACAGATATTTATATGTTTTAATAAATTGTTTTGAACTTGATTGTAATAAGCCTGCCTTGTTATTTCTACTGTCGTATTGAGTACATTTTTTAATTTTACATCTCTAATATAACAATTATTAACTTGGATAATATAAACCATGATAAATATAATACTGGTCAAAAATAATATTGCATTTGCAATTCGTTTTTTCATTTTCACCTCTTCTTATATTGTAATAATGTTTTGGTTATTTAATTCATCAAAAATCCGAATTATTTTCTCTGTAATTTGTTGTAAAACTAAATTGTTCAAATTATTGTCATTTGAATAATATGGAAAATATAACGTACCCGTATTATTATCTATCACATCATAACCAATATAATGATCTATCGTAGATACCAAAAATTCTACAATAATCACATCATATGTCTTGTATTTATACAGTGGAAGAAACAGCTTATAACTCAAGCCGTATTTCCTAAATCCAAATTTTACTAATTTGTCGTGTGTGCATTCTTTATGTAGTTTAAGCTGCTTCATATAATTTTCTCCTTTAAAGTTTTATAAAATTAATATTCCTCGTAATATGTTTCATTACTAACTTTCTTTTTGTTGTTTTGTTCTGCTTTCAAAACAACCTTAACAGCGTCCTCTCTTTTTTGAAAAACTGTTTCATTCAAAGATGAATAAGAAAATAAATACGAATGTTTGTCTGTTTTATCACATCCTACAAAATAATCGTCTTTTACTGTCCTAATAACGAGTTGGCATACATCAAATATGCCAACTGTAGGAATAATTCTTGCATAATATAGAGTGTCTTTCTTTTTTATTATTGATTTTCCCATAAAATTATTTTTCCTTGTTTTAACGATCTTTTCACATCAATGACTCTCTGGTTTGATGAACCCCTCCATTTCAGAGTAATGTCTCTTAGTTCATCAATATATCTTCCATCCACAAGCACATCGCAGTTTTCGAGAATGTTTTGACGCATTTTATTATATTTATTAAACCTCATTGATTCTTGATCTAAGCCTTTAGACAACAGTTGTATTTCTTCAAATGTATATCCTGTATAAATCCAGATATTTTTATTTGGAAATGAAAGACGAATTTCTTTTATCAATGACAAAACTGTTTCAAGATTATTTGCTGCAAGTGGATCGCCACCACTAAATGTGATTCCACTAATATAATCTTTTTTTATCTCACTAAATATTTCTTCCTTTGCATTTTCATCAAATGGTATGCCACTGCCAAAATCCCACGTTTGAGGATTTTGACAATTATTGCAATGGTGTTCACAACCAGAACACCAAAGTACAACTCTCAAGCCAGAACCATTTAACATATCATCGTGTGTTATGTTGTGATAATACATTTTTATATGTCCTTTCAATTTATTTATCTCCAATAGTTGCCAATTGATATAGTTTTGTTCTTATATAATGAGGCACATGTTTAGAATATTTATTATATAAATACTTCATTGTTTCTATATCGTCTCTTTTTGAATTAATAGTTGCGTTTATTTCTTTTGGAATAAAACAACAGGTAGATGGTTTATAAATTTTATTGCCTCTACACAACAGATCTTTGTCTAACTCTAAAGGATATTGACAATCATATATTTTTACATGATACCAATTGGCAAAATTTTGAAAACACAAAAACTCTTCTCCAACCTCACATCCTCTATATGCAGGTTGTCTCAATAGATATTGTTCGTCATAGCATCTGACAAACATTGAAAACCATTTTATATATTCTTGCGTTTTTATATTATTAATTCTAGCTGTGTATTTCCCAACACCATAATATCCTTTCCCGTATACGGATAAATGATATGGATTTTTTATTTGACCATTTTTTATGTTTTGAAGTGTAGACCAGATTTGTAAGTCTGGTCTATCTTCAAAATTTATTAAAACATGCTGTTTGTTAATATAATCTATAATTGAAATTTCATATCCTTCATTAGTTATGAACTTTTCATTTATTACTTCATTTTTATTCATAGTATCACATTGATTTTCTTTCTTTTATTTCAGACATTTTTGCTGAATTGTATCTGCTTTTACCATGAACTCTTGTATATCCTAGATAACCGTTCCAATATCTGTATACCGTTACTTTCGTAATACTTTAACTCTGTTACCAGACGGTTTGGACTATACAATCTATGTAGGATTATAGTCTCTGAACGTCTTCCTTCGGCTTTATCCGTTAAGGAATTTCGCTGCGTTTGAGTAACTTCCATACTCGATCATCCAATCCTAAGAATTTTTATGGTATGTGCTTTCGCTGCTCCGCATTCACGTTTGTCGTTTCCAACTCCGTTGTAGCTTCTTAGGCTCTAAGGACTTCTCCGCAATTTAACCTATTTATACAGGACAAACGGATTTTTCATCCTGTCAATTTTTGTTATCAAATTACTGCCACACTTAGGGCATACATCCATGTTTAATTCTTCATACCCACACTGCTCGCAATATGCTAAGGATAGATTAATACCCTCATAAAAACCTTTATCCATAGCTCGTCTAACAAGTGTTTTTACTGCTTCAGTATTATAATTAATCGGATATCTTACATACTGAATTTTACCGCCATTAAATAAATCCCAAAATCTTCCTTCCAAATCTTGCTTTTGAATTGGTGTAATATCTTCTGTTACATGACAGTGGAATGAATTTGAAACGTATTCTCTATCAGACACGCCTTCTATAATTCCATATTTTTTACGAAACTGTTCTACCTGTAATCCACAAAGAGATTCTGCCGGAGTTCCATAAATTGCATAAAGAATTCCATCTGCTTCTTTAAATTCATTCACTTTGTTGTTGATGTATTTCATTACATCTAAAGCAAATTCACCATCTTCAGCAATGGACTTTTTATTATGTAGTTCTTGCAATTCGTTCAATGCAGTAATACCAAAACTCATTGTCATTGGTTTCAATAATGGTTTGATTTTATCATCTGGATTTAAATGTCCACCAATCAGTCCACCTTGTGTGAAACATAATGGATTTGTAGACGCTTTCATTTCTCCTATATAATCATAAGTTCTAATATGCAACTGTCGAATCAAATCAAGATAATAATCTAAAACATCATAAAAGTTTTTATTCTCTTGTTTTGCTTTGGCATAAATCATAGGTAAATGCAAACTGATCGCACCCAAATTACATCTTCCTTCAAATACAGGATAATCATTTTTATCTGCTGGATTCATACCACCTCTAACATACCAAGGTGATAAACTAGCTCTACATCCCATCAGTGACACCACTTGCCCATATTTTTTATACATACTAGGAATATATCCATCTCCGCTAAGAGATAAAAAGTCAGGATACATGGCTTGTTTACTGCACTCAATAGCCTCGTTAAAAAGCCACTCTAATGATTTTCCTGCCCCATGCAATTCTTCATCATATAAAAATGTCAATTTCGGAAACAAAACAGGTTTTTTATGCCCGGATTTCCCCTGACCATTTTTTCTTACTCTTAAAGCCCACTTAGATACAAGTGTTTCAAATTCATCTGTGCCGATACCAAAAGAAATCGACGTGAAGGGATAATCCCCTCTTGAACTAGAGACAGAATTGAAACGGTATTCCCATGCCTGAAATCCTTGTTCCAAATCTCTTTCTACTTTTTTAATCGCATACTCTTTTGCTTTAGAATCATAGTCGAGTAAACATACATTATTCATTTTATCAACTGTATGCACAATATTATAAAATTCATCGAAATATTTTTTATAAGATTTCTTTGCGTAAGGAGCAAGGATCTTATCCACTTGTGGAATAGTAAAACCACCATACTGCTGACTTGCTGCTGCCATAGCAACATCAGAAATCACATCAAAAGCCACATCCACTGTTTTCGGCTCGTTATACCAAATATTCCCCATTTCAAATCCATCTTTAATCACATCTCCCATGTTAAATAACATACAATTTACAGAATCCAACCTATCTTTCATATCATGAATATAAATATACCCATCATTACTCGCTTGTAGTTCTTCTTTATTAAGAAAAAATTTTTTATATAGAGCTTTATTTAATTCGCCATAAATAATACTTCTTTGCGTACTAACCATACTTGCGTCTGAGTTAGCATTACTTACGTCACCTATATATCTTACACTTTGACTTTTTTCATATACTTCATCCATCATATGTACAAAGTCCATTTTATAATTTCTGTATTGCTGATATTGATATCCAACATCCGGATACAAATCGAGTAATGTATGCTCAACAACACTATGTATAAACTTTACTGGGATCTCTTCATTGTCAAAATTTTCAGATTCAATTTCCTCAAATACTTTGTTACAGATGTTGCCGTAATCATTTGCAGATAGTGTACAAGGAACTCTTCCTGCACTTTTATTTACAGCATTAATAATTTTCTGTTCATTGTATTCTTCTAATGTGCCATCCTTTTTAATAACCTTCAATAAACATATACCTCCTACATTCTTATCTTTTAATATTACCTTCCCCACCGTCACGAATTTTTAATGCCAAATGAGATGACGGCGAGTCAGTATAATCTTTTACATGAATAATATTCTCTATTACAAATTCTTTATTATCTAAAATTGCTGTTATAGGTTCATCACGCATCCTTTCTAATTGTCTCATTAGCATTCCGCTAGTATTAATCAAATTTATTTGCTTCCTCCATTTTTATGAATAATAATTTAAGATATAATCCAGTGCGTTTTGTAATGCGTCTTTTCCGCTTTCAATCCTATCAATTTGTTCAATTTTCCAAGTATGTATGAGATCAATATAATCAGACTCTTCACAAAACCCAACTGTAGGAATTCCATTAAGATATGAAAATAATAATTCATCAGATGTGCCAATCGATATGTTAATGTCTTTTAAATTCACAAGTACAACATCACACTGTTTAATTCGATTAAATTCAAACCGCATAATTTCTTTTTCGGTTTTATGGATAGGATTCCAATAATTATAATATTTTGTCGGATCAAAAGCTTCCCACTCGCTTTCGCACCCACGCTCATATAAAATTCTGCAAATGTTTTTTCTCCATTGCATAGCTTTTTCAGGATTGTCTTTATAGCAACCGATTGCTCCAGCTAAGTACATTTTCTTTTTCAATTTTTATCCTCGTTTCTATATTTAATGTATTCATCAACTTTCTTGACTACTTCATCCAAATCATTTGTCTCGTTGTTGTAGAAAATCTTATCTACTATGTCAACGACATTTTTAAAATCAACACTGTCCACTTTAATTCTTCTATCAGCTTCTTCTTTTTTATCTCCACGTTTCTTTAAGCGATTAGATATCGTTTTGTTATTTGCATAGATATATATTGATACAATATCAATATCCACTTTTTGTCTGGCAATGTACACTTTTAATGCTTCAAATCCACTTGGTGTAAGAATGATAACTGAGCTATTGTCACCGTTCTCATAATCTTCTTTTGCAGAACCGTAATACCATTCACCCTCAGCTGTTTCATATTTTTTATGTTCTAAGAAGAACTCTGAATTCAGCTTGTCCAAAAACTCTTCTTCTGAAACAAAGTGATATGTTTTATCTTGAATTTCACCTTTACGCATAGGGCGAGTCGTGTAAGTTGTTAGTTTAAAATACCCATAATCTTTTACAAGTTTGTTTAGGATTGTATCTTTGCCACTACAAGTCTTTCCAAGTAAAACAATCATTTATTTTCTCCTTCTGTATACATAATTAATTCTTCAGAATATGGAAGTGTTTTAATCCAATCTATAAATCCAATAGACCATTCATCTAGTTTATGATTTCTTCTTTGCCGATACATATTAAGTAGGTTCTCATATGTCATTGTGATAGTACGTGTTTGGTTGTAGCTACTAGGAAGAAGTTGGATCATTTGCCACCAGTATTTTTTTTCTTTTGTTTCTAAATATTTTTCTCTTGCAACATTTAATGAAGAAATAATATTATCCATACAAACCATCCAATGTTCTTCATCACAATTTTTAAGATGTTCGATGCTAAAATCGTCTCGTTCAAATCTCTTGGCGTGTATTTTATGCATTGTACTTGTGCTATTTGCTGTAGTACCCACCTTGTAAGTATCGAATTCTTTCCACCAGTAAATAGGCGCAGTAATATCAACAGACACAAAAATCTGTCGTAAGAATTTTCTATGTTCGCTTCCGCCTTTGATAAGTCTGTGTGCTAAATTCATATCATTTTCTCCGATAAGATATGCATCGCAAGTATCTATTCTCAGATTACATTTCTCACAGTCATCGAAGTCTCCACAATATTTGCTATCGCTTTTATTCCAACTATTCATTGGATTTCTCATTCCCCGTAACGCATGTTCAAATCCCCAAACATCTGTATTTTTAAATTTAATCATTATCCATTCTCCTTTTTCTACTTCTTCCTCTTATGTTCATCCTATTATTCCAACAATAGACTATTGTTACAGCTAATAATCCAATTACTAAAACTGCCCCAAACAAAATAAGTAGCAAGTTTATAATTTGTAGTAGAATCGTTCCTATAAACATCAGCATTTTACTCCCTTACCTCCCATTTTTTGATAAACTTATAAAAATCTTCTTTTGAAATCGGATTCTCTGTTATAATCTTTACATCAATAGGTTCTGTCAGATCTATACTGCACATTCCTATAAAGCTTCTTCCATTTATCCTATATCGTTTTTGTGCTACTTCAATTTCCCCTTCATAGAAATTTCCACCGTTTACGAAACAAGTAACGTCATTGATGTCTTCTAATAGAATTTTCAAACTTACCCCTCCACTATCCATAAATTGATATTTTTTTTAAATGACTTAATAATATGTTCGTCATCTGTGTTAATAATTACAGTTGCTACTTTATCCAAAGATGTAGAAAGCACTCCCATAATTGATTTTGCATCTACTGTATATCTACCGATTTTATAATCTATATATGGTTCAAATGACGAACAGACAGATACAAACAAAGCAGCGTTATTAGAATTTCCTAATTTTACTTTAAAGTCCATATTTTTTATTACTCCTTATATTCTTTTTTATAACCCATCTTTTTTAGAATTTCATTAAATTCTTCTACTGTTACGTTAATGGGTTGAAATTTTTCTATCATCATGTCAAATGGTTTTAGATGATTTTCTAACACATCAACAGCTTCTCTTTTTGCACGTTCCACACAAGATTCTATATATTCATCTTCTGTCATGTTAAAACGCACAGGACAGTCGAACATCGTAGAAAATTTACAATATAAACCATTTGGCTGTTTAACTATAAACGACATAATTTCTCCTTATTTAATTATTCGGGAATTTTTATTTTTTGATATGTGTTAATTGAGCATATTACAATATACTCAACTATTTAGAAATTAATTGAATGAAATCTTCTTCAGAAATAATTTGAACTCCTAAAGAATTAGCCTTTTTGTTTTTAGAAGATGTTGAATTAATATTGTTATTAATTAGTGCAAACGTGTTTTTGCTTATACTTCCGGAAACCTTACCACCATTTCGTTCTATTACAGATTTCAGTTCTTCTCTGTTTTTATAGTGCTCCAGACTTCCTGTAATCACAAAAGTTTTTCCTTTTAGTATCTCTGTGGATATGCTATTTTCATTTTCTGTAAATGTAATATTTCTTGCAAGTTGATCAATTTGGTCTTCTTTATACATCGTATCGAACCATGTGTGAATGTTACTATTTAATACTGCACCAAAACCTTCAAGCTGTGAAAAATCGTAATTACCGAATCCTGCTGCCGAAAAATCATCCCATGTTTTGAATGTCTTACATAATTCTTTTGACTGTGATGTGCCAATATTCGGAATGCTCAATGCTGCAATAAAATGCTGAAGGTCTGTTGTCTTACTCTGCTCGATTGAAGTTTGTAATTTTACAACTGATTTCTTACCAAATCCATTCATCTTTGATAATTCATTAAAATGTGTTGGAAGATTGTAAATGTCAGAAATATTTTTTGCCCATCCAAGTTCAATGAATTTCTTCAAAGTTTCATCCGATAATCCATCAATTTCCATACCTTTTTTAGATACAAAATGTGATAGTCTTCCAAGAAGTTTCCCTTTACAAGATGGATTGACACACATGAGGACTTCTGTATCATTATCTTTGATGATTTCTGTTTGATGTTCACAGACTGGACAATATGATGGAATTTGTATATAAGAACCCTCCCTATTATTTGCAGATAAGTTTTCACGAATTTGAGGAATAATTTGATTTGATTTATATACAGTAATTGTATCTCCAACTTGTAAATCTAGTTTTGTTAAAATACTTACATTGTGTATACTAGCACGACTGACTGTTGTTCCATCTAGTTCCACAGATTCAAAAATAGCAACCGGCGTAAGCTGTCCGGATTTTCCCATTGACCATTCAATATCTAATAATGTAGTTTCTACTTCTTCATCAGTATATTTAAATGCGTACTGACTTCGCATATGATGAGAAGTTGCACCGAGTGAATCCATATACTTAATATCTCTGTACGAGATTACACAACCGTCTATTGGTATTTTGTCATTCGAAGCTACTTGATGTGCCTCTTCTAAAATCTGTTCAATTTCATATGTATTGTAAAATACTGTTGGAACAACATCAAAACCATAATTTTTTAACTCTAATAACCTTTGATAAAAATCGTTATTGTCACTACCTTCAACTAATCTCCATGCAATAAATTTAACATTTCGCTCTGCACATATTTTATTATCAAGTTGCCTTACAGAACCAGATACAAGATTTCTAGGATTTTTATATTTTTCATTTTCAGACAACTTATTATTGATTCTTTTGAAATCATCGTAAGTAATAATTGCTTCACCAAAAACAACCAGTTTATCTTTATATGGAATTGTAGTTGGCAGATTTACAAATGTCTTAGCATTTGCAGTGATCAATTCTCCTTCTGAGCCATTCCCTCTCGTTTCCGCCTTAATCATAATTCCATTTTCATATGTGACTGCAACTGTAAGTCCATCAAGCTTTAGCATTACAATCGCATCTTTGTCACCTACGAATTTATTTAATTCATTTACTGACTTTGTTTTATCAAGAGAAAGCATCGGATATTCATGTTTTACTTTTTCAAGTTTCGACTTTACTTCATACCCAACTGTCTGAGTAGGAGAATTACTCATAATGATTCCAGTTTCTTCTTCAAGATTTTGCAACTTATCAAATAATCTGTCATACTCTGGATCAGAAATTGTTGGCTTTGAATCATTATAATAAGCATCTCTGTGTTTATTTAATTCTTTTACAAGTTCTTTGATTTTTTCAATTTTTTTCATAAACATCCTCTTTCTTTTTTGTTTCAATCGGACACCAATCAGGTCGTGTAGTCTTATATCCTTCAAACAACTTTTTCTTACATCTACATCCGATTGCATAAGAATGCAAAAAACAATCACTACAAGTTTCTGGTACATTTCTTATTTTAATAATACCTTCCATTTATTTATTCTCCATTCTGTAATTTATATGCTACCGCGTCCTCAAGCTCGCCTTATAATATCCTCACAATTTGTTCATATAAACACGCTGCTTTATCCCATTGATAATTTTTGTTCACGTGCATATGACCAAACAGCCATTTCTTATATTTAATGTTTTCTTTTATTGCCTGTAAATAATCAGTTAGATAATCACTTCCATAATTATTATTCATCTGTTTTAATACAGATGTTGGCGGACAATGTGTAAGAATATAATCTACTTTGTTATTCTCTTTTTGCAAATTACAAATTCCTTCGTCCATTTCTTCTTGAGACGGCATCTCTTCTCTCCACCAAGACACTCCATTTACTCGGAACATTTTATTATAATTTTTGTCCCATTCCTTGATGCGTTTGTCTCCCGGTTCAAGAATTCCATCAGAAATATCATGACTTTTTGCGCCGCCAAACGTAAAAAATTTCTTTCCTTGAAGATTAAGCACTTGTCCACGTTTCAAATGGATAACAGATGGTCGGATGAAACTTGCATTTCCTCCGCAAAATTCGCTGACTTCATACGAATTTAGCCTTGAAAAATTCTCATGATTGCCGTCAATAAATAGTGTTGTAAACGATTTTGTTTCTAGCCAGTCAAGCCAATATTTCTCATTTTTACTTTCTCCTTTATAATCCCATACCAACCCCACATCACCTAGCAAAATCACATAATCTTCTTTTGTCATTTCTTTTTGTTCCGGGAAAATATCGGTAGATAATCTACTTGGATTCCCATGTATATCACCTGTTACATAAATTGCCATTTAAGTTTTCTCCTTTTTATATTTTCATATATTCATTATGACTTCTTCTTATCAAAGCAAATTGAGAAATCCCAGAATAACCAATTAAAATCTATATTAAATAAATTTTCTTCAAATACATCGTCTTTATTTATTTGTATAGAAGGTAAAATATAAAATCTAAAAAAGCCTCTATTTTTATATGTATTCGCCCACCGTGGACGAGTACAATATATTTTAACTTTATTCATCGTATATCACCCACTTTATATACATCAAAATAACTACCAAAAATATCTTCTAAATTTCCCATTTACATCTCCTTTCCATCTAATAGCTCTACCAAAAAAGTATTCTTATCCGTCACGCCACTATTTCGTGCAGCATTGTAAATAGCACTATTTTGTCCAACAGTAATACATTCTTTCTCAGCTCTTGTCCACAATGTATAAAGCAATTCCCTTGTTCTCATTGACGGAGGTGTTGTATTATCAAAAGCTCCTATAACAACTTTCGCTGAAGAACCTTGATATTTATGAACTGTAGAAGCATATCCTAAAACGACACCACTGGTTAGATCACTTGTACTAAAAATCATCGTATCGTCTATCATGGGAATATATACTTCGTGGAAGCCCAAGACATTATCAATTGTTTTTAATATTCCACACCATCCATTGAATACTCCTATTTTCTTTCTCCCTTGGATTCTATAATTGTTTTTAATACACATGACCTTATCCCCCTCTCGTAGATAATAACTTTTATCTTTTCCCAACTTTACTTTTATTTCATTTTTGCCATTATCATGAGGGTTTACATACTCCTGCACATCTTGATTAAGATTGAATACACTTGCATCTCCACGTTCCTTACACGGAGATAAAATTTGAATATCCATGACATCTTTAACAAGATCACTTTCATATTTCTCTTTGAACCATTTAATAGTACGTTCTCTTGTTGTATTACATGAATCTTCTATATCAAAGTGCATATCCTGTAATTCTCCAAATGTTTTTATCCCCGTATACTTTTTCTCTAAAACGGGTTGTCCTTTTCTAATCTGTTGAGATGTAGTAATAATTCCAGATTTTTGTGCTTGCCTATGTACTTTAGTCAATTCAATGGTGACGATACTTTTACTTTTATATAGGTCAAAAGCAAGGTTCATGCAGCCAATTGATTCTAATTGTCCTATATCTCCAAGAATAATTAACTTACTTCCATTTGGAATTGCCTTTAGCAAAGACAAAAATATCTCTCCGCCAACTAATGATATTTCATCAAGGATAATAATGTCATATTCTAGTGGATTATCTTCATTAAATGTAAAACCAAGCGAAGGATTAAAACCAAGTAGTCTATGAATAGTAAATCCCTCTTCGCCTGTTACTTCTTGTAATCTTGCGGATGCTTTTCCTGCTAGGGCAGTTTGAGCAAATGTGTAATCTTTTAATGATTCTAATATACCGGACACAAGACTAGACTTACCAACTCCAGCGCCACCTGTGATAAAACACACTTGATTATCAAGTCCTGTTTTAATCCCCGCTATCTGTTCATCTGTGAACTGATATCCTTGCTTATGCTCCTGTTGTCTTACGATTTCCTCCCAATTTTCATAATTAAATTTATTTTCTGCATTAGCAATTCTTTTTAAATGCTCACTAATTTCTTTTTCCAAATCATAATATTTCTTTAAATAAACCCTACGTTGAGACTTTTCTTCATGATCTTCTACAATAATGATATTCTCTTCTTTTAAAGAATTAATTGCATCATTAATATTATTCCCAATAATACACCCATTTTTATCTTGATAAATATCTAATATATTATCTCTCCCACCAAATTCTTCAAATATATATGAAGTCAATTCTCCAGAAGTTATATATGAGTTTCCGCTTTGTCCTAAATTATCTAGTATATAATTAATATACCCCTTGATACGCTCTGGCGATTTTCTTTGAATACCTCCCTTAATGGCAATATCATCTGCTGTTTTGAAACCAATCCCATCCACATCAAAGCTTAATTGGTAAGGATTTTGTTTTACAATTTCAATTACCTTGTGAGGATTTTTGTATCTCTGAATTAACTTTTGTATAAAATTTGGCGTTAAACCAAAATTATCTAATTCAATATAAACTTCGCAATCATCTTTATTTTTTTCAAATCTTTCTATAATACAGTTAGCAATATAATCGCCAACTCCTTTTACCCGTTTTAAAGCTGCAATATCATGGTTCTCTATTGCTTCCAATGGATTGGATAAAACCTTAAACATTTCATCAACTTGTCCATCAGTAAGAAAAGATTTTAAAAAACCCCGTTGATTTTTAACTTTTGATAAATCCAGTGATTCACCTATGAACATAAGCTCATATTGTGTGCCTCGTTGTTCATCATAAATTTCTTTTGCGATAATAGTATAGTCTTTGTGACAATCAAGTTCTTCTGAATATATTCCTTTTACAATAAGACTTCCCCAAGAATCTATGATTGGTTCCCCTTCCAACACATTTACCGGATTCCAACTTACAATGCCAAAATCATTATCTTTTCCAAGTACTTCTGGATACTTGGGAAATAATATTCGATTTAAATTACCTTCAAATTTTATAATATTACTCGTTTTCTTCACCCACTCTTTCTGATTGCAGTTTGAGATTTCCTTCTTCGTCTATATCTGTAATAAGTTGTAAAGTATGTCTATATGCCGAATCCACATATTTTTTGGGAACAAACTGATCTTCTCTTCTATAGCCTGTGATCAATAATTTATTCCCCCTTTTAAACCATGAAGATTCCAAAACTGTTTTTGAACCATCTTCGTTTAACTCTGATATCTGTTTATCATAAAAACTAAATTGCCCTTTATAAAACTTCACCGTTACTACACCATCAGTAGTAAGAAGTGTAATGAAGTGCTTATTTTTGTCTTTATCTAACACTGTTCCACAAATTCTTGTAAGTTTAAAACGTGGGCGTTCTTTTCCTCGATATACATAATATTCTGCAATTTCTGGTTTTTCCGGCAAAGATTCAAAATCAGAAATAAGATACTTCTCTTTATTAACATGAGCTAATTCATGTTCATGATAATAGAAACTTAAAGAATCCATCTCCCATTTTGAAATATTTCCTTCTACTTTTTCATTCCATTTATCCAAGAATCTTTTGTGATTAATTGCTTCGAGCATTTCTTTAGAACAAAGAACTTTCTTTTTAAAGGAGGCTACCAGCTTATTGAACTCTCTATCTATGCTACCTCTTTTTACTAATATGTTTCCCTGTTCATCATATTCATAATCTTTTTCTTCCTGCATGTTTGTTTCAAAATATTCAAAGAAAAATGGTTCTGCAAATCTCTGGTCTAATCTATAAAAAAATGTATTAACAGATTTCCCACGTTTATCAACTAAAAAATCGCGATTAAATATATATTTTCTAAAACGTACCAAACGTAACTCAAATTGTTCTTGTTCATTTGTAAGTAATCCCATTTCATGTAGAATTAAAATGCTATCAATTTGCAAATTGTTAAGAGGCTTTGAAATTTTTTTGATATAATCAGCCATAATTTCAATCCGATCTTTATTTTCTAACTGATCAAAAGCACCTGCTTTAATTAAAGTGATTACTGTGCTTTCACCAAATTTATTTTCTTTTGCTTCTGTTTTATACTTCTCCATTTTATTTATGAAATCATCTAAACTTGTATAAGGACGATTTTCAATAATGGCTTTTGTTTCTACATCACCAACACCGGAGATACCCTTCAATCCAAAAATAATCGTGTTGTTATCTTCGTCTGGTTTAAAACCAAAATCTGCTTCATTTATATCCGGCAATTCTATTTTTGTATTGCTATTTTGTAGCTTACCAATCGCAGTTGCGATCTTTCCATAGTTCGTTGTCTTCTTTCCACCTGTATCAAGGCTTCCAGAATCAACAATTAGATTTGCTGTATTCCAATAAATAATCGGATAACGATAACACAAATTTAACTCCTGTAATCCAATTAATGAATATGCAAGTGTATGCGATCTGTTAAAACCATAACCACGCTGAGTTCGTATTAACACATTCCATACATAATTCGTAAGATTTTTATCTAAATTTTTCTGTCTTGCATTTTCAAAAAACTCTTTTTCTAACTTTTCAAAAGCTTTTGGGTTTTTCTTAGCTACTGCTTTTCTTAATGCATCCCCCCATGCCAATGAAAAGCCACCGATCTTAGAATGCATTGTTAAAAGGACTAAATATTCCTGTGCTTCACAAATTCCACAAGACACACTCAAAATATCCTTTAATATCTCTTGGTCTTCTTTTGCAACATGATATGAATCCATTTCTTCATACCATTCAAGAATATTCTTTTTAAATCTTGCATATTTTTCTAATGGTGATTCACCACCATCAGCAGTCATAAGTCTCATAACTGAATTTATTGTTGCTAAGTCATCAACTGATTCTGGCTTTGTTAAAGATACTGCTTGAATACCACTTTGTTTCTCCATTTGAAAGAACGACATGATTTCTCGATTCCAAAGCATCTTCCACATATCTTTGTCATCACGTTCAAGATTATAAATACCAATACAATTCTCATAAGTTTCTTTAAGGGTAGAATACTGTTTTACATGACCATACTTTACCAAAAGTTGTAAGCATGTATAAATTTTGTCCATTCCTTCAGTTGCTAATAAATCGACTTTAATCAAAGATACGTCTTCACATTCATGCAGGTCAAATTGTGTGATTACATCGCCAGAATTCGTTTTCATTAAAGCGGTTGTCTTTGTAAATGGTTCATCAACAATAATTACTCCACCTGCATGAGAACTACATCCATTACAAACCCCCTCTATTTTTTGAGCAACTTCCCACAATTCAGGATACTTATCCATTTCATTTCTAAATTCTGTATCTGGAGCAAAATCCTTATCTCCATAATACATTTGCTTAAGAGTTCTTAATTGTCCTCTATCCGATATAATCAGCGAAGACAAGAAGATAGCCACATCATCGTTAATTCCCAAACCGCGTGCTGCTGTCTGGATAGCACTTTTGCTTTTTTCTCTATTTATAGTTAATACTTTGCTTACTCTATCTTCTCCATACTTATCTTTAATTGCTTGAATAACCTCGTCCCGTTTGCTACTGCAAACATCTACATCAATATCCAATACTGATGCTCGCTCTGGGTTCAAGAAGCGCCACGGATAAGTTTTTGTCTTTTCTTTTAAAGGATTTATTTGTGTAATTCCCAACATATAAAGTAAAATGAAACCTACTCCAGAACCACGCCCCGGACATACTAAACTCTTCGTCCATGCTATATCCACATAGTCTGCAATTTGAAGCAAATATGCAGACCATGGGACGTTCATTTTTTCTGAACTAGCTTTAATTGATTCCATACAAACCGTAACAGCTTCATAGGTTTCCGGGTTTCTAAATTGAGAATCTTTTTCAAAAGCCTCTATTAATCTGGTCACTAAATGTCGGTCAGATGGTTCTTTGGATTCTTTAAATTCTTCTAATAATGGAACTTTTGAATAAAATTCATTTTGCTGAGGTGGTTCAACAGGATTCAATGGTATATAAGGAATGTGCAGTGGTTTCGTTAAATCATAATATTCCACCATATCGTAAATAAGCATTGTGTTATTTAATCCTCGTTCTACCGCATCATACCCGATATAATCATCCATATAAGAATGGATCTCTTCTTCTGACATTACATAAGTAGTTGCATAAAAAGAATCTACTTCTCGTTCAATATCTTGTGCTTTCAAAAAGGCAGAATGAGCTTTTGCATCTTCCTTTTTTAAATAATGTGCATCTGTAGTAATTATGTAATTTACACCAGTAATTTTAGAAAGTTTCAAAATTTGATTATTAACAAAAATTTGTTCTTCTCCATGAGAAGGCTGCATTTCTAAAAAGAAATTACCTTGTCCAAAAATACCGACTATACGCTGAATCCAACGAATACACATATCAAAATATTTTTGTTCTTGTGTATCTTTAAATAGTAATAACATCCTCCCTAATGTAGAACCTATACACGCAGAAGACGCAATCAGATGTCCTTTTTTATTACCAATGACATCCGTTATGTCTTTATAATAAGTGGGCACTCGCATCATGACGTTATAAAATGAATTGTTAATCCATGCTATATTAGATAATTCGCACAATTGTTCAAATCCGACTCTATCTTTTGCTAATAAAATAAAATGAGGAAATACATTAGGTTTGTCATTCTCATCTTGCAGGTCTTTGCATAGATATATTTCGTTACCATTAATAACCTTAAAATCTTCCCATCCTTCCTCTTTCATTTTGCTGGTAATATATTTATTAGCTTCTAATGAAGATGAAATCGTTTCATGGTTTGTTATCGCAACTCCTTTATATCCCAGTTCATGTGTGTAATCAATTAACTCCGTAGTTCGTATTAAAGCATCTCTACCTCTAAAATTGCTGCGCTCATCATGACAATGACACCCAACATAACTCATATTTTCTCACCTCTTTAAAACAGAAAATCATCATCTATATCTACTTTTTTATTCTCTTGTATATATTCGTTACTTTCAAAAAATTTAATCTTAACTTGTGGAAATCTTTGTCCTTCCCACTCGTTTAAAACAAAATTCCCAATAACTGTAAGCGAAAGCGTTTTTTTATTTTCTCCCAAGACATTTCTATCCCGAAGAGTCATTTCTTCCCACTCGCCCTTACAACAATACTTCTTAACATAATCGACCCCATTGTATGTAAATCGAATAAATCCTTTATTGTCTCCATACCCTATAATATCTTTTGCCGGAATCACAATATTCGTAATTACAAAAGATGGCTCAGGTACACCTTTTCCCCAAATCTCATAAGAATTTGCTACTTTCAGCACTGTTTGAGGTGTAAGTTGATCTGCTTTTATTTCATAATCCACTTGATGAATTGTCACTAAGTCTTCTAACTTTAACTTTTGATTACATCGTTCAATAGCTATAGGTAAATCTTCTTTTTTAATCGCAACACCAAAAGCCGAGGGGTGTCCTTCACATTCAAATACTTCTGTTTCATTTAAGAAGTTTCTGAAATCCTTGACAATTCCTTTATCATAATTTCTACCAGAGCCGCCAAAAGTCTTGTCATCTTTAGCCCTCAAAATAACGATTGGTCTATAATATTTTTCTGCCAGTTTATTTGCCACTAATCCTGTTACTGTTTTTTTATCGACTATTTCTGTTGCATCAATGATAATCACACTATTTTTATCAAGTTTTCTATTCACAATTTCTTTATCTAATTCATTCATATATAAGCGCACATCTTTGTCTTGTCTCTGTTTTACATTTGTGCAAACTCTTGCCATTGTTTTTTGTAATGAATGGATTTCAACGGGTGGTTTCGGATCATTTTTGCTCTTTCTTCTTGGCTGATATTCTCTGTCATCTTTTACTCCGCACATTGCCCTGAATAAGTCATCCTGTTCTTCTTTTTTGCCATAACGTATAACTCCATTTATTTTAGGTGCGATAACCCATCCAATATTGTTAAGTGTAAACCCCAGCTTCATTTCATCCTCGTTTTTTATCGCCAGCTCTTTAATAAGTAAGTTGTGTATATTTTCTTCTTTTATCCCTTCTAATGCATAATAGCGTGTTTCTAAGTTCCTCATATCCATTGAATCAGCAATCATTCCCAAAGATACTAAATCAAGATAATATTCACATACTTTCGGATTTATATCGTATTTTGTAGCATAAGCCAAGCAAAATTTATGTACAACTCCAACACCAGACAATGTATTATTAGGATATTCCCCATCTTTACAGTTAATTACTGTCGCATAATTCATCGTTTCTTCACATATTTCATGGTGATCAATAACTAAAATAGGTATATTATATTTTTCTCTAATCTCTTTATATACATTTACTGATTCTTTGCCAGAACCTGCATCCGGAATAATAATCAATGAAAGCTCATCACAATATTTTTCAATATCACTAATTTTTAATCCATGCTCTTTTTGATAGCTTCCGCCTATAATAATTCTTGTATCGGGCGCAATATCTGAAATGAAACCATTTAAATATGCAGCCGAGGTAAAGCCATCTACGTCTGGATCTCTTTTAATAAAAATTGTTTTATTTAAATTGCTATGTAATAAATCAACCCCTACTTTTATATTTTTTAATAAAAATGGGTCGTGTGTATGTGATTTATTAACATGCAAAAATTCATATATATCTTCAATTCCAGCTTGATTTAATATTCTCGCTAAATAATCATCTTCTTTATTAAATTCACACTGATGAATTGTTTTCCAAAGTAGTTTATTCAATATCTATTCTTCACCTTTCTTTCCCAATTAATTCCCACTTTCTATAACAGTATTAGTAGTTATCTCAATTTTTTGTTTCATTATTTTTTCAAGAATTTCTTTGCCACAATCAAAAGGCGAACACTTTAATCCTGTAAGTCCTTCGTAATCGTATAAGATATAAACAGTAAAATATGGTGTTAATTTTTGTGCTAAAGTATTAATTCGTTTTACATACCTTTGACATTTTTTGTATTCTGGATTATCTTCTTCACATTTCTCGAAAGCCATTAAGTCATAATCTCGGTCAAATCCTAACATTACTTCTTCAACCCCTAAATTTAATAACATATCTCTATGCCAATTAGATATATTAAAACCACAAGTTGCGATAACAAAGGCATCTTCTCCATAATATTGATGAGCTAACATAACGCTTTTTTCTGATTCAACAATAACAACTTTTTTTGTTTTCTTTATTCCTTTAAGATGCTTATCTAATCCATAAAAGTTCATATTAAGAGAATGCGTATATGTTTTCCCTTGTATAGTTTCCGGCATATACTTATTATTCTGGTCTTTTTCTTGTAAACTTCTTCTTCGTATTCCTACTAATTCCCCTTTTAAATTCCTATGCGGAATAATGATGTGTTTTTCACTTTCATACCAACAAACACCAAACTCCTTCATAGTTTCAATACTAATCCCCTCATCTATCCATCCTTCAAAGAATACATCATCTTCAAAATATTTAAGAATATTTTCATCTATCGAAGGTAAATTTTTTATTTCACCAATTTTTCTTTTTCTTATTGCAATATATTTATCAATTATCGATAACTCTTGATTTATTCTGGGAAGACTATTGGAGAATCCGTGACGGTTACTAATACCCACAACGTTTGCAACATAATTTATGGCTTCTCCAAAATTACAATTTCTCAATTTCATTATTAAATTGAAAAGAGACATTTTCCCACAATTTGTATAACAATAAAAACTTTTAGAATCTCGGAAATAACATAACTTATGTGAATCTCCACCGTGACAAATAGTTTTAAACCAAATCTCGTTTTGTTTAAATGTTCCATACGGTAAGGCACCAAAGCTCTTTAAAATATCAAGTATTTGTTCTTCTGTTATACGCTCCAACAAACAATCTTTATCTATCATTACAACCACCTTAAAATGCAATTGTTTCTTCTTTTTCTTTTATCTCTAAATTATCTACTGGATTTATGTTGGCTTTCGTAGAAGCATATTCTTCATCATTAACATCTATATATGTTTTTTCCATATCTTTAATCAGCTTGTATTCATAATCTGTTACAAATAAATCATGCACTCTCATAGTTGAATAATCTATGTAAAGCCAAATTTTAATTTTATTCCATTTCCCACCACGATTTTTATATAATGAATACACCAAATTAGGAGTTGGTTTATTTATTAGTTCTCTTGTAATTGGTTCAATTTTCTTTAATTCTTTTTCAGTTGGTGGCATTGCAATCATTGCTCCATCTGCTTTATCAATAATTGCCTTTGCCCCTCTTACAATCGTTTGATCTCGATTTGCTTCATTCTTAAAATCACCTGTTACCTGAGTAAAAGAATCAATTGATACATCAAATTTCCTTGTGAAATTTTTTAATTTCTTAGATAAATTTGCCAACACTTGATCTTCTCTTACGACCATTTTTGTTTTTGACTCTGCTGCATATTCACTATTTAATTCTACTGTTGCGCTAATATAATCAAACCAAACATATTCAATATCATGTTCCAACTTATGTGTTTCAATAATTTCTTCTAAAGTATTCGCATCATATTCCGGGACATATTCAAACCAAATATTTGCTTCATGTTCCAAAATATCAATTGCTTTGTCTACTCTCTCCTCTTCTCCATCTTCATACAAATTAAATTCAATATGGTCTTGTGGGACATCTGCTATATAAGCCCATAATATCGGATCAATCTCTTCAAGCAGCTCCATCTCTGTTCCTATATATAATCCACCATTCGATTTACCATTGGGGTTTTCACACCATTTATCAAGAGATTTATCATAATAATATGGTGAACATGCATATCCAATATCTGCTATCGAAGTTCTGGTTTTTCCTACACCCGTTCCAGCAGATTTGATATTAAAACGTCTTTTTCTAATACCATGTAAAGCAGTTGTAAGATAAGCACTAGCATATCCAATTCCCCATGCAGTATCCTGTTTCCATTTTTCTTTTTGCTCGTGTCCTCCAACTCCTGCTTTTTTAGAATCCTGTCCCTCGGTGTTTAAAAAAGGTGCAATCACTCTTGAATGTTTTTTCTTGTAATGATTGATAATATCTTGTATCGTATATTCATCTAATTGCTTACGCTGTTTTTCTATAACTTCCGGATTAATTTCATCAGGATCAAAAAATTCTTCTACACTAATTCCATATTCAACATAGCTTCGCAGCAAAGAAAATTTTTTTAATTGGTCATAATAATACTTAAAATTACTCTGTAAAGCCATTTCTTGTATTTTTTCTAAAAAACTAACACCCTCATTTTTTATAAAAACTTGGTATTGTGTTTCATAATGGGATAAATATTCATCAATTGCTACAGCATCAATTTCTTCTGCACCATTTTTATATAAATTGTTAATGGCAGCAAAAATCAGTTTATGAAAGGTTTCTGGGAAATCATTTTGTACAATTTTATATTCTCTAATCAGAGATGGTTCTTGTAATAGGCTTCCTAGCACTTCTCTTATTGCTTGTTTGTTTACATAACTAAGTAGTTTACTTTTTTTCAATCTATAGTTCCTTTCATATTAAAGTTCTTCTATATTAATCAAAGCCATCTCTTTATACTTATTTTTCTCATCTTGATTCCGATTTATGTGAATGACTTTTTTTCTATTTTGCACCTTTTGCATATCACAATCTTTTAGATTATCTTTAATAGCTTTTTTATCTATGTAAAACTTTTTTGCTTCATCATAAACAAATGGAACAATGCCTATCCCTAAACTATCTTCTACACTATTCCCCTCTTGTATTTCATAAAAATAATGTAGAGTGGTTTTTATTCCTCGATAGGTGTAATGAAACTGATCTTTATAATCCTTGATTTGTTTTAACATCCATCCTGTCGGAACATCAATCTGATACAATTCACAAATATATGCGATTAAAGCTTTATAATCTTGTGCCTCTTTCTGTTTATTTTCATAACAAATTTTGCAGTAGTATTTTGAATTATGGTAAACTGTATTTTCTTTATCGTTATAAGTCCCACACTCAGGACATTTTACTTTTCTTGCCATCGTTACACTACCTCTTTTAAATAAGATAAAGGGGAATCCCTTTATCTATTAATCAATTAGAATTCCCTCTTCCTTAATCAAATCATTCAAATCATCTAAAATTAACATCAGCAAATCAATTTGGGTTGCATCACAATCTCTAACCAACTTACCTTTTCCAAGATATTTATTTGTGATTGTCTGGTACTTGTCCATCATCCCCTGATCATTTAAGGCTTTTGCCATCTTTCCAATTGAAGATACTGTTTCTTTAAAATCTGCTGTTTCAGACTGGTCTTTATAAACTTCAATAGGTTTATCCGTAACAACTGCATTGTCTTCTGCTTCCAGTTTATCAATCGCCTGTTCCATATCTTTTCTCAATGCTTCATATGTGAACGGGATCTTTGCTGACATATACTTATTTCTTGTTCCGGCTTCAAGATACTGATTTCCTCTCAAAGTAAGAACCATTTTATTTGTGCCATCTTCCTGTAATTCGTTAGTTGCAAATCCCACAACATCAACAAGTCCTGCAAGAACTTCAAAACCACGTTTATCTACAAGTGGCTGTGTTCTTTCATACTTTTCACCATTTTCCTTAATTTGTTTTGTTTCAGAATGTGCAATAACGACAAGTGTGTATCCTGCTTTTACAATTTCTTGAAAAAACATATTGAACTCTTTCTTAACAGCTTTATAACCACGTTTTGATTCAGTCTCATCCAGATATTCAACACCTTCTTTAGCAAGAATATAATCTTCACACATCATGTAAGCTAGATCTGCTGTGTCTACCACTACTGTTTTAAAAGTAGTTTCATCTTTCTGACCCTTTTCAACTTTATCTACATCTGACAAAAGCTGTTTTTTTACTTTCAGTGCTTCAGACCATTTATTAATAGGCTGTCCATAAACACCAGAAAGCATATTCCACCCCTTTTCAAATCCCATAACCAACGGTTTCGGAAATTTTACTGCATTAGAAGTTTTCCCACTTTTTCTGGTTCCATAAATCAGAAAACTTTTTCCTGATAAATCTCTACTAATTGTGCTTGGCTGCAAGCTAAAAATATCAATCTCTGCCATATATTCTTTATATCTCCTTTTTATTTAGTTATTTTAGGCATTTGCTAAATGCCGCAACCCATTGATTTTACTGGGTTTTCTCGTTTCTTATATATAAATTTTCTCTCCACTCATGGTAAAATATAAGTAGCCACACAAACATCCCACACATGAGAGGAGAAAAAATTTATGGCTAATAATTATCATCAGCTTTCACTTAAAGATACTTTTTCAGACTGCAAGGACATGTTTATGGATGATGTTCCTTCCTTTTTTCAACTTCTGGAGCAGCATTTTGATATTTCTCTTTTTATTCCACAAACTTTTTATAACGCTTTTTATCAGCATCTTGGTCGCAAAAGAGAGTATCCGCTTACTGGTTTCCTTTCTGCCCTTATCCTACAAAAAATCTTTCCTATCCCCACGGATTCCCTGCTGATACTATTATTGAATCTTTGCAAGGAACTTCGGGATTTCTGCGGTTTTTCCAAAGTCCCTGATGCACCTTTGTTCACTCGCTTTAGACTGGGCTTTTCTGACCACATTGAACTCATGTTTCAGCAGATGGTTGATTATACCGAACCCATCTGCCAGCAGATTGATTCTTCACTGGCTCAGATTCTTACCTTTGATACTTCCGGCATCGAACTCTATGTTACGGAAAACAATCCCAAAACTCTCAATGCACTTATCCGAAAACTGAAAGTTTATTACAAAGATATCCCTGATGTTGACCCTTATAAGATGGCTTACGGTCTTATGCCTTCACAGGCGGCATCCTGTCCCGACGCAAAGCAACAATACATCAACGGACATTTCTGTTATGCGGATAAATTTGCCATCCTTACCAATGGTCTGGGTATCATCCGGCATATCTCTTTTCTGGATGATGACTTTAAAACAGCTCATCCGGAAATGACGATAGAAAAGAAATCTGATTCTCCCGATGAAGATAAGTCCATCGGGGATGCAACTTCCCTGAAGCCTGTGCTTTCTGATTTCTTTTTCCTGCACCCGGACTTCCATCCGGATACTTTTCTGGGCGATTCTTCTTTTGATACCATCAAAACCTATGGGATGCTGTTGAATGACTTTCATTTTTCCAAGGCTCTGATTCCTTACAACCTTAGAAATGAAAGCAATCTCAAAAAAGTCGGATATAACGAATACGGCTATCCAACCTGCCCGGGCGACCCTTCTCTTGCCATGAAGTATTGTGGTATTACCCATGAAAATGGACGTGCTGACCGTGTCAAATGGATTTGTCCCAAGGTTCACATGGTAAAGGGTAAATATGTCTGCGACTGTAAAAATCCTTGCTCTACCGCCACCAAAGGACGCACCACTTATACATACGAGAATCTAAATTTTCGCATGTTCCCCGGAATTCAAAGAGATTCCGAAGAATGGAATTCCCTTTACAAAATCAGAACCATTGTGGAACGTGCCATCGACCATCTAAAAATCAACATGTGTGTTGCCGGAAGGAAATCCAGAAACCACACCACCACAAAAGCGGATGTTTTTCTTGCAGGGATTGCAAGCCAGCTTACCGTCATTGTCGCCCACAGCATGAATTGTCCACAATACATCCGAAGTTTGAAACCTTTAATTGCCTAAAAAAGTATTTCATTGTCATAGTTCATTTATGGGCTTATTAAAGTACGCCCCACATCTGATGATTTATGTCAATTCAGAAACCATTCTGAATAATGACCGTTTTTTCTCTCCTTATATGAGGAAAGTTATCCACATCAAAGAAAAAATTATTTAACAATTACCTAATTTAGTTATTTTCATCAATGGTTTGGAAGTGACTAGATATTAAATCTAGTCACAAATTTTAAAATGGGATGTCATCATCTGCTACGACGGCTTTCGGTTTTGAGACACTTCCACTATTTTTTCCTTTGCCTCCCTGATATCCTTTTTCTTTCAGTTCGTCAAGTTTTGCTTTTCTTTCTGACATTCCAATGCGAACTGCTTCTTTTGAATAAGAGTCCTTGTCATCTTCATCCATTGCAGGATCAGCGCCAGTCAGAATCATCTCAACATATGACTTTCCATCTGTAGTTCTCTGCACACCAATTCCACCAGTTTTCTTTGGTTTTTCTTCTCCTTTATGTAATTCAAATGTAATGAAGAGTTTTGCAGTCTGTCCTACTTCATAGTTATCCTCAAAGGCTTCTCGCAATTCTGCCGGAACGATAATGCTTTTAACTGGAATAATATTTCCAAAAAAGTCGTTGGTCAAAACTGTGACTCGCAATCTTCCAGTTTCATTTTGGTCTTCGCCTCTTGTCTCCGGTGTAATCTGGCTGATATAACCCTCTACATCTGCCGTTGCTCCATATTCTCCATCAACATCGTTAATAAAAGCAACGCTACATTTTAATGCCTCAACTAATTTTTCTTCTGCATTTACATAATCATTAGTTGCAAATGAACACTGCAAACTTACCTCGGTGGCTTCTTCCCAATTTGAATCAGCAACAGACTTCACAGAATTAGCCCATTCAACTGTTCTTTCGTAAGCTTTATTCTCTTTCTTTTTTCCTTCTCTTACACTGTATTCCTGAACAAATCTTTCAAAAGAACGCTCCATAGCTTTATGTTCGCCAAATTGAATTTTTCCTTTAAAGCTAATATATGGTGCACCTTTGCTTTCACCACTAGAAATTGTTCCAACTCTCTTTTCAAATTCCGTTACCTTCCCTGTCAATACTACCTTATTTGTCATCTGTTTTACTTTGTCGCTCATATGCTGCATGTACCTCCTATAATATAAAAATTTTTATCTATTAAAACGTCCTGCCGGACGGAACATAGAAACAACTAATATGTCAAATTCTATGTAATCAGTGATTTTTGAGTGCAAAGACCCCAAGGGTATGCTGTTTAACCACCCAAATATATATTTTTATTCAGTTTTAAAAAAATGAATATTATTCGATTTGAATAGATTTGATTTATCTCAATAAGATTTAATAATTACAAGGTGATATGTCATTTTTTCATTTATATATTCTCTTTTCATGGTTTCTTAAACCATCCACTTACAATTCCATTCATATACCAAAACAACTCTTCTCTGTCATTTGCTAAAACTCCATGTTTAACCTTGCTCATAATAATATTCTCCCAAAACCGGATTGATTTATGATCACCGTGAAGCATCATGGTTTTGTTAATGTCTTCTTTTGTTATTGGAAGCTTTATATATTCACGTTTTCGACTCATTCGTTATTCCTATTACAATAACATCCAAATTGCTACTGGATAATACATATAATCAACAATCACATTAAGTAAATTATAGGTTCTACGGAATTTGTAATCTTCAAATTTTGTACTATATAATTCTTTGCCAAAACTAATTTTCATTCCATATAATGTCAGTATAATTTGGATAGCTGACATAATTAGTAGATAGGTACTTTCTAATTTTGTACCAACCAAAGAATATGTTGTTATAAACAAAACATATAGTATAATTATAAATATATAGGAAATAACAAATACTATGTCACAAACGATTGTAGTTCCAAATTCTTTAATTGATTTTAACTTAAGTTCTTTTATTATATCATCAGATTCCTTTAATGATTTTACAAGCTTATCTTCCCACACTCTGTAACTCAAAGCCTTTGGTGTATCTTTAATTCTTTTTAAAAACAACAAGATCAACATTATCAATAAAAATATTTTCATTCTATGTATTTATTCTCCTTTCAATTAACATTTATATTTGAATATCTGGCACTTCAATAAATTTCGATAATAGTCCTTCGTGATAAAACACTTTGTCACTTTCAATAACTTCTTGGTTTTGAAATTTTTCTTAGCACAAATGGTAGGGTATAATTATCTAAACATTTAAATTTGGTTTTACCATCTTCTAGCTCTTTATAATATCCTTGAATACCATTACTTTTGTGAAGAGTAAATACTTCGCATTTAACTGGAACTACACTTTTTTCTTTCAAACATAGCTTCAAAAAAATTATAGTGTTTTCGTTGTATGAATCTGTTATATCAAAAACAATTTCATCATTTGAAAAAGAAAACACAATTAGAAATAGGAATAATCAATTTCATTATTTTTTTCTGCCAATATATTTTATAATATTTTCAGCAAATTCTATAACACCCTCAGTATATTGGGCGAATTGAACAGATAAATCTTTATTTGTTCCCCATTCTATTGCCTGTTTAATGGTGTTATATGCAATTTTATATATATCGTTATCGTTCATTTATAATTATTCTCCAATCTCAAAATAATATTTCTTCAACCTATCTTCTCCAATTGTTTTAATCGCTGCTTTTGCAATTTCTTCTGACGAAAAATAAACAGTATTAGATTTGATGATATTACTATGATTATATGTTATAATCGAATCATTTTCATATACATAATAAATACAATAAGTCCAATTAATCCCAACTTTGTTATTCTCTTTAGCAAACCATTTTAACTCTGCAATTACTTTTGCCTTTTCAATTGCAAACAACACATCTTCTTCTGTTTTAAAACAATTTCCTATTGAGCATAAAAAGTTATCCATTTCATCATTATCAAATACGAAATCGTCAACTAAACTTCTCCCTATATACCAATATCGATCACCCAGCCCTGGCTTCCACACTTTATTATTCTCCTTTTTATTTGCTTTCTCTACCAATTTTATCAACTGTTCTCTTTCATCTCCTGAAAGATTTTCCATATTTAATGTAATCTTATCCATTTATTTATCCTTATTCTTACCTTTTCCTGTTCCAATATTTGCAATTTTATATAACAGTTTTATAAATAAAATGTTAAATTTGTCTGCCTATTAAAATTTCGTTAATCTGCAATGCTAACTTCATATTTATAAAGTGCTTTATATAACTTATCTGGAATATAATCTTTATACTCATCTGCAACTTGTTTAATATACTTTTCTTTAAAAGTTTTATATTTATTAAAAGCTTCCTCTTCTGTAGAAAAAACTCCTAAATTTTTTCTTTTATCTAATGTATTACATCTTGCAATAAATTTATTAATATCACTTTTATATGTCACTCCTATTGGGTATTTCCCTCTAAAATTATCGCCTTTTATAAATAGTTTATTAATTCTCGATGGTACGAAAATACATGTTTCGGGAGAATATATTTTATTTCCTTTAACTAAAATATCTTTATCTAAATGCATATTTTCATTTTTTACAGTATAAAAATTTTGATTATACCATTCTGCAAAATTTTGAAAATTCAACCACTCATCACATGCAATACATGTTTTATATGTTGGAAACTGCTTTTTATATTTGTCACTGTAACATCTTCTTAGCATATTAATCCAACATTCATACTCTGGTGTTACAATATCATTTTTTTCTGAAATATATTTTCCTTGACCAAGACACGCAACACCAAATACATATTCAATAAGATAGTTTCGTACTTGTCCTTTTTTAAAATTTTGATATGTATTATTTTTAGAAACATATCCATTCTCGAATTCTATATCTATATCCGAGTAGTTATTATATTTGATGATTTTCATTTTTAACCCTTCATTACTAATACCAGTTTCACCTGTTCTGTCTAATTTTCTTATTTTTTATTCACCTTCTTCCCATTCAGAATCTAACCATTTGACGCAATCTTCTATCGCCTCATCATAACTGTCTCCACAATGATCAACAAATTGATTCCCACTTGGCGAATACTAGAATCTTTCATAGTATGAAATCGGGGTTTCATCGTAACTCTCGAAATGTAAATTTTGTTCCACACCTACTACATATAACTTCACCTACAATACCAATTGATGTAGGTGTAAATCTATATTCATACACACCGCCACAGCAACCCTGAACTTCTAATCTGCCTTCGATCGTTTTTAATCCATGTACTTCTTCTTCATGTTTTCTTTTCCATTCGTTAATTTTATTTAATTCGTATTCTGTAATTGGAAATCCTCTACGCAAATCTTGTTTTGTATTATCAAGTTCTGTTTTTAGTCTACTAAGCTCCCTGTCTCTGTAATGCGAATCTTTTAATTCATAAATCTCATTTTTTAATATTTTGATTTTTTTATTTTTTTCATCAAATGCATTTTTTATTTTCTGTAATAGTTCATCTATATTTACATCAAACATTTTCTCAAATAAACCAATGTCATTATTGTTCATCATTCACTTTCCATTCCTTTACAAAATCTCCCATATCCATAATTTACAGGATCTAATCCATTGTTAATCATTATCTTTGTCAGTTGTACTATTCTTAATAATAATATACGCTCCTTTTAATAAATCAACGGCGTATTTTTTCTTTATTTTAGCGCCGTCTTTTTCAAAACTATCTTCAACTATGATATTGTATTTTTCAGATGTATTAGAAAATGTTGGATTATACAAAACCAAATCATTAATTCTAAATTCTTTTCCATCTTTATAAATATAAGTTGAATGTTTAAATAATGGATTCAACATACCAGTAAGCTCGCGACAAATCATATATGTTATTTTATCTTGTCTTCCATATTCTAATATTCTCTCTAGTTTTTCACATTTTTCAATTAAATTGATATCTTCTTTTTCTAGTTTTTCTATTTTTTCTATTTTTTCATTTAAAAATTTGCGATTTATCTCATCTACTAAATCTTTTAAACCATCATATTCTCGTGATATTTTTAGTAATTTTTTAATCCTTTTAAACATACTTTTTACCTTTATACCTCTGTTCTTGTTTTATCACATTCATGAAACCTCATTAACAGCTCATATTTATATTCTCCAAATCGTTTTCTCCATTTGTTCTTTGTTTTCTCGCTATCCAAAGAAAACGGCATCATATGATAATTAATTAGAAAGCAACAATTTAATAAATCATCATCAGTAAACTTCTTCCATTGATATAACGATGTCAAAACAAAATATGATCCAACATTTTCATGTCTTAAATAATGTCCTATACCATTTTCATCAATACTCTGAGTATATAATTTACCAATATCATGTAGATACGCTCCCATCAAAAATCCATTATGATAATGCTCTCTGCCGGAAAACATGCTATATACAAAATCACAGTGATCGTCTAAATACATATTATGATGTGGATTTTTTTGATCAAATCCTACCATTGAAAATAACATTGCTTCTGGTGTAAACTTATCGGCGTATGTATACCCCATATCATAGATAATAATCTCATTCCACCCCTCTTCTTTAAACGGAATCTGAAACTTACTTCTCTGACCAGCAATTACTTTCTCCGAAACAGGATGCTTTCTATTTTTATTATCTTTAATACAATCTTTAAATTGTTTAGGAATGATATAGCAAATTTTCTCAACATCCAATCCTCTCACATTTTCAATAACCGCTCGGCGTGATTTCATTGTGATATTTGTTGCATCGGCAATTACACTTTGTCCTTTACTTAAATATTTTCTAATTCTCTTATGAAAAATCTTAAATACTTCTTCATTCTTAGATTGGTCTGCAACAGTTCCACATTTTTCTTTTCTAATCGCATCACTTGATACGATTATTGCATCATGTTTTACCGCTAATTCTTTTGCAATGGTGGATTTTCCTGAACCGGATAATCCACACATAACAATTAATTCTGGTCTGTTATTCATCTAATTTTTCCTCAAATAATTCTTCAGCTTCTTCAATATCTGGTGCATCAGATGTATCTTTGATGATAGATTCAATTACTTTAAACTCAAACACCTTGTCTTTATAAACTGTAAAAGATTCTCTATTATCAATTCTCACAACCACCCCTTCCGCAATGTGTGTTTTTCCTATTTCATCCATCGGCATTCCAGTAAGATATTTATTTACTCTCTCTCTCAAATCTTCCTGCGTTGTAAACATAAATTTCTCTAACTCTGGAACATGCTTAACGCCGAGTTTATCACACCAAATTTTGACCACTTCCCAAGGAACCTCTACGACAGTTCCATCTCCTGTTGTCATAGTTATTCGATAAACATACATTTCAGATTCACCAGGTTTACACCCATAAGAAAACGTAGTTTCTTTTCCGAATTTCTTTGTAAAATCTTTATCTTTTACTTTTGTATTGGACACTGAACCCATAATTGGAGTTGATTCATTTACATATCCTACAATCTCATAGAAGATCTCACATCCCTCTGGCAATTTATCTTTAAGTAAATCATGATATTTTTTACGAAATCTATTATCAGAATAATATCCATCTGTACTATTCATATCTTTCAAAACAACTCTGCGGCTACCGGAGACAACAGAAATTTCTTTTGTCTCTTTCTGTTTCATATGTAACAGTTTTCTCAAATTGCTATGTTTTTTCGTAATCTTAATTGTTTTAGCTGTGCGGGCGCTAGTTCCATGAAGTTTACGTGTAATATAAACAGTGTCTCCCGGTTTAAATACGTTCATATTATAAGCAAGTTGTGCCGTATCTTTGTGTTCTTCAAAAAATGGATAACTTACCTTTGATTCTTTCTTATTCTTTTTACCAGAATTTACATTCGATTTTCTTTTATTCCCTCTTGGAATATATTTGCAGCAAATCTCATGACCACCCAATACAGTAATCTGATCTCCATCTTTCAACTTGGAAATATCTGTATATTTTGAAAGGGTTTCAATTGGCAACATAAGACCTTCTGATTTTTCACCTCTTAACTTAATTGCAGTCACATTTCTCTTGCGTTCATCCATATATCCTCCAATGTTATTTCCGTTCTCATCTTTCTTACGAATTAAGTTGTTATCAGTAGCATACTCTAAAGATAACTGACCATCTGACGGAAAGAATACAACCCTCTGTCCTGCCCTATAACTCAAATCTACAATTACATTTTGACCAAATACTTCTACACATTGCAAACGATCAGCATTACTGTGTTTTCTTAATGTTTTTAGCGTTGTAATATATCCACAATACATATTTATTCCTCACTTTCTTCATTATCTTCTCTCACTCTTTTAAATCCAATACATCTTCCATCTTCAATGCAACTTAAAATAAGATAATCTGCCTTTTTTCTCAATCGAATCAAACTGTTGTTTATGTATTCTTACTTGTTTAATATTGCTGCAATCTATTTTTGTATTTACTTTATTCTCCATCCGCTTAATGACATTGCCACGTTTAGGTTTATATTCAGGTATGTAACAGAGTTCTATAATATCCAAAACTAAGCAAATGATCCAAATTCCTGTTGACATACCACTAATAAAAATATTAAATTTATTGTTTAAAATAACTGCAATGCAAATACTTGCAGTGATTAAAAATACATCTATAAAAATTCCAAAAAACTTCTTCATATATGTCCTCATTTATAAAATGACTCTCCAATGAAAAGCAGATTTCATTTACAAACTTGCCGCACATTTTTTAGCTTCATGCATAAATATTTTTGCTACCAATCTTTTTTCTGCTAATAGCATTCCTTTATCAATAGAAAACTCATCATCTTTATGACATGAAGCTCGTGAAGTGATATATTCACCATTCATCAACCTAATTCTAGCCTGAACGATCTTTCCATTTGTTCTAGTTTCTATTAGTGTTTTAATCCCATGATTATCAATATATATATGATTTAAATACTTAGGAACCCAATTCCCCCATACTCTCTTACTCTCTACCAGTTCAAAATGCTTTTCAAACTCGTCATAAGACATACATCCGAGATGTTTACCGTTCCCAAATTTAAAACTAATAATTCCATTTTTTGTCACATCAACAACTTCACAAATCTCACCAACATTTGTAAATACTCCCATTTTGTTTACAAGTTTAATTCTATCTCCTTTAATCACGCAGCAACCTCCATATCTTTATTAATTGAAAACTTTTTATTCCATGCTTCTATTACTTTATTCTCTTCTTCAGTTACATCTCTATTAAATTTCCCCTTTGCTTGTACGATGATATTTCTTACCGGATCTACTTCTATAGTTACAAGACTATCGTTCTCAAAACCTTTTTTTCTTAAAAATAAAATATGACACTGACCATCAATAACTTTTTTAATATAAGAAGCGACACAATTATTTTGTTTTACAGCCTCATCTTTAATGTCTTGTGTACTATTTGGATAAATGAATGTATACTTACCAAAACTGCATTCATATCTTTTATCAATCCTATTTTTAAATTCTTCTTCTTTAAACCGCTCTTTTAACCGATTATAATTTCTACATGCAATCTTATGCGTTGTTAAAAAATTTCTTGGATATTTATCAAATTTATTACTAATTCTGCTCATCATCCTTACATAATCAACAAGCTCTCTCATCAAATAACATATATCATCAAGTGCCTCATATGTAGCTAACGAGTCTATATAAAGCAATAAACTTTTAGGATTGTAATTGTATTCATCAATTAAGATGTTGTAATAAGACGAATATCCGTAATCCGTATTAACCCAATAACAACAGTCAAGTATTTTATATATATCGCTGTCATTTAAAGACATATAGTCTAATTGATATGCGATGCAATATGCGTTTGTATTGTGTTCCCAGAAATTACAAAACCGATCAGACAACTTAATATTTTTTCTTTCGCAATTTTAATCAAAGACTTTGGAATATCATTTATTGTTTTAGAAAAATCTCTATCTACAACGTCCTCAAATCCGGCGGAAAAAATCTGTTCATATCTTGCATATTCTGGAACATGTGAAAGAATTGTGCCTACATTTGAAATAAGATATGGATATCTTCTTCTAACAAAATTTAAAAACTTTCCATATTGTTTATCTTCGCAGCATTCGATAACTTCATCCGTGGTGATTCCATGTAATTGCACTTTCAAATCTTTTACAGGCTTTCCACTAATACCAATTGCCTGTTTTTTAGAGAAATCATATTTCACCGTTTTCCCATTTTCAAAATCGAAAATCAGATATTGTCTTTCTTTATATACTTTTATTTTTTCTCACCACCTTTATTTATTACAAAAACAAATTTCATAGCTAAGTGAACCGGATTAATCATATTACTAACAATTCATATGTTTTAATCTCACAATTTAATTCCCACTTATTTAATTCAAATTCTGTTGTCTTTGAAACTATGAACTTTTGTTTTTTATTTTATGTCAACCTCATCATTTAAAACAAATTCATAATCTCCGCCTATTGTGGCAAAGTGTTTTATATAATCTTCTGATTTAATTTCGATCACATTTGTATTCTTTAATATTTCAGCAGTCATAATATACTTATCATATGAAAACATAGGTATAACAGTCGAAATATCATTTGCAAATCTGGTTATAAAAAACGGGCACACATTTTTATCTTCTTTATTAGTGTCCATCCATCCAAAAACTTTCATCGTATCAAAAACTAATCCATCAACATTTTCTATATGTAACACGTCTTTAAATTCCTTACTTTTCCACACTACTTTTACAAGTTTATTTTTCTCTATCTTCATAATGTATACCTATTTCTTTATCGAGTCCTTTTCATGTAATTTTCAAATAATATTTTATTAATACAGGCATTCCATCCCTCTTGAAAATTGCTACGTCTTGTATTTTTTATTCCATATATACCATTCATACTTTCTGGTTCTATAACTTTCTTCTCCGGCATATCACACAATGGACACCATTTTGGTTTATCCTGACAGTAATCACCATCAACCATTCTATAACAGTCGTTATCCTCTAAATCATCACATAGCATACAACACGCCTCAACACCTTCATTAATTTCTTTACAAAAATTGCAATCTAAACATACTTCTGGTGTATCAACAACCAAAATTGATTTTCTCTTATTTTTCATATTTCTCCTCAGTTAAAACAGACATTTCATCCTTTATACTTGTATAATTTCTCTGTTACTTTTACTCTTTTGTTATTATCTATTGTTCTATTAACTTCCTGTTCCCAAATACATTCAAAATCTTGTGGTGCGTTTTGTTCGCTAATAAGAACAATATTCTTCTCACTCATCTGTCTACACCATTCCCAAAATTCATCATGATTAAAATTCTTGCTTATACCATACTGTTTTACATTTTGATATGGTGGATCGCAATAAAATAATCTATTTTCAAATCCTGTCCAATACTTATAATCACATTGGATAAATTCAATATCTTTAATATTGTTTGCTTGTGCCAACAAATTTCTTTTCGCCTCATCATAATAGTTTCTTGTGGCTCCTGATTTTGTATTAACCAGCCCTGCATATCCACCATCAAAAAATCTACCATTATAGCTTGCTAAGAATCCTATTGCCCCGATATACCAATCTTTAAGACAATTATTATTTTCATTAAAACATTCTCTTACTTCTGAATAATGTTCTTTTGTAATAAAATCTGGAAGTGTGTATATTTTATCTATATTTTTAAACAATGCTATTAAGTATCTATGTATATCAGATGCAATTTTATGTTCACATTTAACTTTATCTATCACATTGAGTCCGCCGCAAAACGGCTCTATATAACATTCAATATTATTTTCATCTATATATTTCTGAATAATCGGAACAATATGTTTTGCTACTCTACTTTTAGAACCCATATATTTCAAATTTTTCACCAGAAAGTGACATGTCCTTAGTAGCTACCTATTCTTTTTATCCTTTCTGATTTAATAATCATTTATGCTATTTTTAACTCTTCAGTCCCATCTCTAAGTATAATTCATCAACTGCATTTCCTTTACGCTGCAAACACTTATAGATTTTCTGATCAATCGTATTCTTGCCTTGAATAATAATATAAGTACATTTATTTTTTTTGACCAATTCTATGAATTCTGTCCTGGCTTTGTTTAAATTCTTCGTAACTAAAACTAAGAGAATAATAAATGTTATATGTACAGTTAGTAAAAGTTGCTCCTTTTTCTTCCTATAACAATTCTTGTCCCACTTGGCAATGCACTCAGCAATTTGACAGTTTCTTTTTGATTCTTATTAAGTTTGATTCCACAGCGTTTCTGAATAAAATTCATTACATTTATCTTCATATGTTTTATTCTCCTTTATACTTTTCAGGTAATTCCATCCAAGCAACAACCTTGCTCATCACTCTCATTTTTCTACCGCCAGTTCCATACACAAACCATTTAATCTCATCAACCCATCTTTTATTTGCATATACTTCTTTTTCGCAATATGCTACAAACCTCTCGCCACGTTTAGTTTGAATTAAAACTTCTTTACTTTTATATACCGAACTAAAATTAGTTATTGAAACCTCTTCTAGATTTGGCAATCCAACTTTTTTAATTGAAAAATAAATTTCATCCTTTATTTTGTTTTCTCCAGAATATAATTATCTTTCGGAACAGTTGTAATTGTATTACAATATCCATCTGTTCTAAGAGTATATTCTCTCATATTGCATCGTCGCTCTTTAATTTTCCCAGCTTCATAATCTTTTCTGATTTTCTTTGCATATTCTGTTCTTTGATATTTCAAACAATAATATTCTTTACCACAAACAGAATTTACTCTGTCTGTGGATTTATAAAATTTCTAAAATTAATATCCTTATATAATCTATCTAATGCGATTTCAAAAGCACCGATACCTGAAAAGAAGCTACTTAATTTAAGGTCATCAAATAAATATGGCATTGCAACGTACAATTCTCTGTATATGTAATAAAGAACATCGACTACGATTGAATTTCCAGCTTGTTTATACAATTGGCTATTCGATATCCCTGCTTTTTGTGCTGCATCAAAGTTTTCATCAGAAAATCCCATAAGTCTAAAACATTCTTTGGGTGTCAGCTTGCGAATTCTAATTGGAGATTCGATTCTACAAATACCTGTTTCAGTTGCTGTAATAGTCGGACTGACGTTTCCACCGTCTTGTACTCTTCCTCTTCTAGTTTTACTATCTGGATATGATAAATCTGCAACTCCACCAACTTCACATTCAATATATCCTTGTTTGGTTGCTTGTCTAATTGCAACTTTATTATTTTCAATTACCAATTGTCTACGATGTTTATTCATATATTGTTCTATTGTTGTTCCTTTGTAATAGTTAGAATTTAAGCAATAACTAATATTTGGAGTTTCTAAAACTGCTGTACCTTCAGATTTCCTATCTGAAACACCACGATCTTCTCGTGAGGTAATACAATTAGCTGTTTCAATGAATTTTGGATTGTTATATGACTTATCAATTCCTGTAATTACATGTGGCTGTCTGCCGCCACCTTGCATAGTCGTCAAAGTAGGGCTAATATGACTATCATCCCACACACCTCCAGCATATCCTGTTCCAAAATCTTCTCGATTTACATTCCCAATAAATTTAGGCGAACCCATATCAACATTATCTGAATCATTTGTATTCAAGTTTTTAATAAATTTTTTTGTTTTCTCATCAGAAATATAAAATTTCTCATCGACTTCATCTTCTAATAAATCTTTCAATCTCAGACCATTGTCAAATGGTTCCGGAAATTTAAACTTTCCATTATCCAAATCCTTTTTAATAAATAACAGATACACACGTTCTCTGTTCTGTGGAATTCCATAATTTTTAGCATTCAGAACCTTCCAATATACGTTATATCCATATTCCTCTAATTCATCAGTAAATAATTTAAAAGTTGTATCCTTAAACTGTTTCCCAACAATATTTTTTACATTCTCATAAATTCCAAAATTAGGTTTATTTGCTCTGACTACTCGTAAATACTCTACAAGAAGAGACGACCTTGTTTTATCAATATTTTTACTTACGCAATTTGGACATTTATCTCTCTCATTCCAATGAACTGTTAATGGATTATATTCATGCCCGCACTCTTTACAAGTCCATACAGAACCTTTTTGTTTTCCGGCTACTGAAAAATCCTGGCACGGCGATCCTCCACAAATCATATTAAAATCATCCAACTCATTTTCATCAACTTTTGTAATATCACCTAAATTCTTACTTTCATCTACATTGTGAATCGCACAGTAGCTTCTTGTTGCATATTTATCAAATTCACAAAAATTTACAAGTTCCCATCTTTTCTTTAAACTTTTGCTTTCATTATTTATATTCAAAATCCCTTATTTTCAAAGGATATGCATATCACATTTAACTAGTATTTATTTGAATTTTCCTTTCATTCACATTTTTTTACTTGCTTAGATTCAGTGTTCATGACCACCAAATAAAAGCAAAATTTCGTTCTATTTTTAACATTGTGATTTTTCGGCTAGAATTAGCCAATAAGAATTTTATGAATCGCATTAACTTGTTACATTTTTATATTTTTTCATTTTATGAATAACCTGTAAAGTTATTAACTACGCAGGTTATTCATTTTATTATTCTCCCACCAACACCCATAACGAAATTATATAACGCCTTGCTATTAATCTAATAACAACCTTATACAATTGTTATACGCTTCCTATTATGGTCACTACTTTATCTAATAAATCTGTACATATCCAAAAAGAAAGAAGGAAGACAAAGTATAGCCATATATCAATTTTTATTCTAGGATATCGGATATTCTAAATCCCAAATGATAGAAGGAAGATTATCCATAACCTAAAAATCTTATTTAAATATACTCTCCCATGAACACTTCTGTGTCAAATGGCGTGATACCATCATCAATATCGAAGACAATATCTGCCTCTTCTTTATTCTCTACTCTCAATCCTCTTGCTCTAATATGAAGATCAATTAAGTCATAAAGATTTGGCTTTTTCATATTTACAATACTATAGCACGTTGCTGCAACGCCCATTAGATTACTTTCTACATTATTCCCACCTCTATGATGATGACATCCATCTAATGACACGTTCATATCACACCAAATAAATTTTCTCTCCACACAATCAAAAATAACTGGAATACAAACTTTACTTTGAGATGTTAAATCCATTTTCTGCGCCACTGTTCTTGGTTCATAAATTTCACCGCTATTAACATCCTCTCTTTCCATCCAACCAAACATTGCATGTGGAAGATTTCCAAACGTTTGTTCTGAATAGTTGTATACTTGATATACGACATATCTGCCGCCAGCATCCACAACTGATTCAATATCAACATCTAAAAATTCGCTAACCCCGACTCCATTTACATCGCCACCATTAATAATATCACCGGAATGATATATATACATTTCATCATCTCTAAGTCTTGTATAAGAAACGTGATTTATATAATTCCAATTTTCATCAAAAACTGTTGCAGATAAATCAATGTCAACTCTTTCATCATCAGTATTAGTCCACCAAATAAACGCTCTCATTGCTTTTGCACTTTCTTTTAACTTTATTCGAGAACCTCTGACAATCGTTTTTAATGATTTACTTGCGCTTCTCTGGCTAAATGGAACGATATAGTTCTTATATTCCTCAGACAAATACACATTTCCCATAAAGTCTTTTGACTTATAAGTTTCAATCAATGCATTTTCGCAGATCTTAACAATCGCATCACAATATTTCTTATCTATATCCGGAAGTTTATTTTCGATCGCATAAGACCTTGCTAAACATCCTTTTGGAAAAAATACGCGTGTATTTAATTCTTCTTGTCTACTTTTAAAATGCTCTTTTATCTGCAGCAACACAGGAGTAGATACTTTATTCGCAACATCTTTGAATGTATTAATTACATTATTTTTCTTATCTACTGTACGGAGTAAATAATCTAAACGTCTAGCAAGTTCTCCGGGGCGTTTCTGTAATAAAAGAATTGCCTTTTCAAAATTCTTGTCTTTCATATTATGATCAACCTTACTATTAAAGGTCTGAATCTTCTCATTGTTTCTCAATTTGTCAAACGCCAATCTAGCATTATCATATCGCCCTGTTTTATATTCTCCCGGATGCAACCTTTCTCCAACACGAATCCATCTATTCTTGTATCGCAGCATATCCTCTTGAATATTTCCACAATTATCCAAAAGTTCTAATAGTAATCTTCTCTCTTTCCTCTTAAAGCTTCTGTATTTAGTATTAGTAGCAAGGCTAATATCTCCATCAGACATCGCAGTGATTAATCTTAAAACATCTGTTGCTGTCTTAAAAAGCTTCTGTAATTTATCTGCCGTAGCTAATGGATTAGATTCAACGTAAATCTTTCCAATCAAAGCAACATTTTCTTTTAATGGGATTTCATCTGGAAATTTCACATTAGAATTTTTCATAATCCACTCTAAATCTTCTTTATCAGTTTGAGAAATAGATGTTTTTGATCTACACAGATTATCAAAGATTTCATATAAATCTTCCCATTCTCCTGAGTCAATCACTTTCACTTTTGTTTCGTCAAATAATGGAAGCCTTTCATTTTTTTCTTCACATGGCAAAATTGTTCCATATGACCAATAATGAATAATTGCATTCATATAAAGTTGCATTTCATTTTCTTCCATAACAGATTCTGGAAAGTTTGGATACATTGGATTATATTGAACATCTGCGCCAATATTCTTTTTTAATTCTGATACTAATTCTTTGTAAAACTCAAATAATTCTTCTTTTGTAAGAGTTTTTAATTTATTGAATAACTGATTTGAAAATGTATATCCGAGTGTTTCAATGTTCTTTGTCATTGTGACCAAATATCTTTGTGTATCATCAGACATGACATATCCAACATTCCCAACGATCAACTTATTTTTCCGTCTCAATAAAATTTTATTTGCTTCAACTATTGTATTACTCATATTTTTCTCCTTTTAAATGAAACTGGTGAAAGTAACATTCAGTTTTATTGTTCTTTTTAATATCTAAGAAGGAACTTTCACCATAGCCTTTAGTTTTGTGGAAAATATAAACGCTAATTACTTTCTTTATATTCAAATGTTTTATTTAAGGAGGAAGCGTTTATATAGCCACATATATTTTGTATATACAGGTAAATTAAAATTCTAATCTTTAATATATAATTTTGTTTTCATCATAAGAAGGAAGAATTTTTATAGCCTGTATCTTATATTCGGAAACTTATAATATTACAATTTGCATTCTTTTTTATATATTCTTCAGAAGGAAATATCATAATAGCCGAATATTTTCATTATATTATTCTCTGTTTATTCCATAGGAAATATCACTTTCATCCCAATAAACTTTTTTAACTTATCGTTCACATTTTCTATATACCAATTGCTCCTTCCAGCTAATACAATGTCAATACTGATATTTTTAATTATACTTTTATCATCTATTTTAATGTTCCCCACTGTTCTACCCGGAATACGGATTACCAATGTTTTCTTATCCCATAAATCTCTGGTATCATAGATGTAATTTTTGAAATGCTTTGGATATTTTTTAATCTACTACAATTATCTAAAAGTCTTGTAATGTCACAATAATATTCCTTATCAGATCAACCATTTTTCTTTTCCAAAATAATTTCGTTGCTCATAATTTAACCCCTTCATTATCAATTTCTATATTTTTTAACAAAATCAAAAAAGTTATATTTGTAATGATTATCTATATTATTTATTTCAAGCCTACAGAATTTTATTAGGCTCTTAATAAAACTAAACACTCCTCCTATATTCATTTTATAAATATAATTACAAAAAGCAAAATCAATATACTCTACAACATCTTGTCTGCCTTTTGCTCTTTCTTTACGCTTGATTTCAATTAATTCATCCTCTGAAATTTCATATAACGTCTTTGATTCTGTCACATTTCTTTTTATCTCTTTCATTTATTCTCCAAACTGATTAACATATTCTTTGAACTGGCAAAAATCTTCTTTTGTCATTTTCACATCTGAATAATAGAAATCCTTATTTTTAATAATTGCCAAAATTTTCTTTGCTTTGTTCTTTAAGACTCCTATAAATGTATTATTCTGTTCTTTATAAAAATTTCCAGAAATGTAAGATAAGTACGCAAATGTATCATCATATTCATCTGGTTTAATTTTAACGATATGTAATCCTTCGTCACATCCACAATGACAACTTACGATAAGCTCTTTTTTATCTTTAGATATCATTACTGACATAATTATTATTCTCCGCTTTTTAATATTTCTTTTAAAGTTCTCGGCGTATAATTCATATACGGAAGCATACATCCTACATTAAATGCTCTTGCTGGAGGACAATCTGTATATCCCTTTAGAGTTTTATCTTTGAAAAATTCATTCAAATCATTGATAGATTTCTTAAAGAATTTCTGCTCATCTGTCATGTGTGTATGACCATGTAGTAAAATACTTCCTTTATGTTGTGAAGCCCAAAACAATATGGGGAAATGTGATAACACAAGTCTGTGATTCAAACCATTATAGTTGTCTATAATTTCTTTGTAAGGCGTAATTTCAACAAACAACTGTCTAAGTCTTGCGTCTTTCATTCCTTCATGATTACCTTGGATCAACACCTTCCGACCTCTGAGAGTAGAAATGATTTCACATAGATATTCATTATCTTTGTTACTTCCCTCTCTTCCAATATCTCCGAGTATATATACTGTATCTACATTATTGCGAACCACACGATTCCAATTTTCTTTAATCAGTTTGTCGTGCTCTAATGTGCGATCCTCATATTTGTTTGTGCAGCCAAAATGTGTATCTGCAATATAATAATTCAAATTCACTCACCTCATTTAATCAGAAATTTCTACTTCATATTTTAACATTGCATTATAACATTCTTCTGTTATGTTCTTTTTTGAATACTCAATTTCAGCTACCCGTTTAATTACTTGTTCTTTATATTTTTTGTATTCAAGAAAAGCTTCATCGGGAGTATTATAAACTCCTAGATGTACTCTAATACCAGACAATGGATTATCACATCTAGCCCTATATTTATTACCATGTTTTGTAACCCCAATTGGATATTTACCTCTATCATTAGTTCTTTTCACAAATAAATTATTTACAACTCGTGGAACTAAACAACATTTTTTAGGGTCATATATCTTATTTCCCTTAATGAGTATATCTTTATCAATAGAAAAATCAGAGTTTAATAATTTATAAAAATTATCTTGACTATGCAACCACTCATAAAAATTTTCATATAGTAACCACTCATCACAACATGTTACATCTTTGTATGTTTTTGCTTTTATTTTATATTTTTTATCAAAACATCTCAAAATCATTGATGTCCACATTCTATATTCTTTAGCTAATTCTCCGTTGTTTTCTATAGAATATTTATTTCCTATTATCCCCACACCATAAACCGATGGGAAGTAAGGATCTTTAATTTGCCCTCTTTTAAATTCTCCATAAGTAGATTTTATATGTGTTTTATATTGATCTTGAAATTCGATTTCAATGTTATTTGATTTATTATACTTTGTAATCCTCATCAAGCATCCTTGATAATTTATATTTTCTTCTCCTATTCTATTTAATGAAGCTTTGAATGGCACATTTGCAATTTTACACGCATTCTGCCAAGTTCCAAATGCCTTTGCATATACTTTTCGTGTTGGAATAGAATATCCATTTCCAAAGTAATTAAAATTAATTGGTTCGTTTATTTCTAAATATAAGTTTTTTAATTTATCCAATAATTCTTCTTTTGTATATATTTTTCTCCCTATTCTTTACTCACCTCTCACTTTTATATTCTTCATCGGAACATATTTGTCATCCCATCCATTAACATCAAATACCGGCAAATCATCATTTTGTTTCAATATTTCTTCGCTGTTCAACATACGACAATAACCGTTCTGTATTTTCTCTGTTATGCTTCTTTCAGGATCAATATTTCCGCCAATCTTCCCGCATAACCTACAATACGATGCAATCTGTATAGATGAAAATTCCTTATCATATAATTTATATGTATATCGGATCAGACAACTTTCATATTCATGCTTATGTTTAGATTTATACTTTGACTTTGATATATTAGACTGTTTTTTCTTTTTATATTTTTCTACCTCTTCATCCATAGCATTTTTATCCAACCAATTCTTTATATTCATCAAGCAACTCTTCTCTCTCTTGCTTCTCAGGGACGGGCTTTAATGGACACCAATCAGGTTTTGTTTTGCTGTTCTTATGATTATGGATGTTAAATTCTTCCAATTCGTCAAACGTTTTTGTATCCGTTAAGCAGTTATGAAACTTTCCGCAAAATATACTAGCATAACCAAATTCACATTCCAAACAATTCATCGGTTCATTCAAAATCGCTATTACTTTACTCATGCATCCTCCATTTCAATCTGATGAAAGTCTGATTTTATTTGTTATTTATTCTCCTACTAATATCCATATCCAACGTTTTTTCTTTACTTTCAATCCATCAATGAAATCAACCTTATCCAGATTAATCATTAGATCTGGCTTATTCCTTCTGATTTCACTAATAGAAGGATAAATGCCTAAATCAACAAGAATTTTAGGAAGAAATCTTTCCTCGGTATAATATGTCTTTTCTGATTCATTGGATAACCAATCCTTGTTGTCTGCTGCAAACATAAATTCTGGAGCTGATATTGGTTTTCCTATTACAATATTCTCTATATAACTCATAATTTATTTTTCGCCCCTAATAATTTCTCTATATATAAATCCATTTCATATCCAAGTTTTACACAATTTCCTTTTGATATATGATTTTTCCATGAATTATAAGACCTATAAAATTTTTCTTTTGTCATTTCTTCATTAATAACTTTTATGGCTAATTTTCTATATTTCTTTTTTGCTTTCCGTTTCTTATCCCCAAGTAATTTTTGAATAACTTTTCCATCTTTCGTAATGTAAATATGAAAACCACAAAATTTAATTCCTTTTTTTAATGGAATTATTTGAGTTTTTTCGTTTAATTCTAATTCAAGTGTGCTTACGAACTCATATATTGCATTTAAACATTCCTTTGCATACTTTTTAGACTGAACAATCAAATAAAAATCGTCCATATATCTTCCATAGTATTTAATACCTAGCTCACCAGTAATAAAATGGTCAAGACCAGACAAATTTAATAATGCAAATACTTGACTAATTTGATTTCCTAAAGGCAGTCCAACATTATCGGTACTATCTATAAATTTCTCGCATAAGTTTACGACATCTTTATCTTCGATAAAATACCCGATAATATCCTTTAATTTGTTGTGATCAATACTATAGAAATATTTTCTTATATCAGCTTTAACTATCCAACAATCATATCCATATTTCTGATACGCTAAAAACATTTGTGCTTTTAAACAATTCAAACCAAAATCTGTTCCTTTATTTTTCTGTCCAGCATAATTTGTTAAAATAAATTCATTTTCCAATATCGGAAGCAGCACATTATCGCATAAACTATGCTGAACAATCTTGTCCTTAAAAGATCCAGCTTTAATTATCCTTTCTTTAGGCTCATACACCTTAAATTCATTATATGGATCTATAATATAATTACCTGATTCCAATAGTTTTTTAATTTGACTAATACCATCTAACGCAGCCATTTCAAATTTAAGTTTGCTTTTACTAAATCCTTTTCCTCTCTTAGACTTTTTATATGCATTATATAAATTATCAAAATCAGTTACTTTATTAAAATCAGTTTTATCTTCTGTCATAATATCTCATTCCTTTGTATTTATCCTGTATCGTTCGATACAGGAAAGGTTGCTTATTCTTTTGATGCCGGGACTCTAATTTCAGTATTTTACTTACTTTATTTCGTCTTCCAGAGCAGAACGGACGCACGCTGTTGCTGTTCCAATTGCAATCGTTGTAATCCATGTTACCATCATCGTTGACAATCTGAACATAAGAGGTCATACAACAAACAACCCAAAATTTATCATCTCAAACGATCTTTCTTTCGCCACCCAATTGTCATATATTTAATTTCACTAATTTTCTTTTGCCACTGTTCTACAATATTTGAACTTATTAAATTTAGATTCATGGATAATTCTGCATAACAAGATAATTTATCACAAGAACCTATAGCTTTTGTTTGTAATTCTAATCTTTCAGATTTAGCATTGTCTAATTGTAATCTATTTGCATCCATCAAATAGCAATATATATTCATGCATTCATTTTGTATTCTTTCAACTAATACTTTATATTTAGCTGGATATCTATCCCTTTTTGACGTTATTCTGTATGTACACTGCATTAAATCAATAGACTTTGAAATCACTTCCATTGTTCTGTCAGTCATTTATATGCTCCTTTCAGTCGCTTATCGACTGCTTACGGACTCGGCTTACGCCAGAGTCCTATAAACTGTCTAAACGGAACTTTGTTGAAAGATGCAAAGATTCAAGATTTGGTGATATAAAACGGACGCACGCCGTCGCTGTCCCAATTGCAAAAGTAATCCATGTTACCACCATCGTCGACAACCCGAACACAAGAGGTATCGCCTGTTTGTTTTGTTCCGTTTGGAGTAGAAGTCCAATACCACCTACTCATTAGCGGAATATTTTCTTTGAACTTTCTTAAAATATCCAATGTCGGAATAGCGATTTTATCTCCTGAGACAACACCATACTCTTTGCTACCATTTAAAGATGTTAAATCCAACGTAATCGGAACAAGTTTACCACCATAAAATTCTTCAAGTTCTTTCGCCAAGCCACTATTAACAAGTTTTTCTTTTATTTCAGATTCTGAATAATTATTTGTGTCACCAAATCTATTATCAAATAATGATCCATACATAAAATGGTATGTATACTTTCCATCTTTTGCACAAGTCCAAGACTTTCCACATACATATTCAATTGAAAGATTTTTCTCCAACCACTCTTTAACATCTTCTCTAAAGCTCTGTTCATATTTTTCTTTATCTAATGTATACCAATCCGGAAGAATATCCTGATCTACATTATATTTCCATTTGCTAATATCTGCTGCCAGATTATCATTTGGAGGAATTAATTCTACGCGAATAAATTTTGTTGACGCATTATAATTGTTATCTTCGATTCCTAAATCTTTTAATAAATCCGAATGACTATCGTTATAAATTGTTGTTAATACGTTTCTGTTTTTAAACTGAATACCTGACTTAAATCTACACATTTTATTAAATCTCCTTTTCTTTTAGTTATATATTCTGTTCTTTCCTTAAAACCGGAATTTCCGCTGAAAACACTATTCTTCCAAGCGAATCAATTCTTTTTTCAAAAATACTGTTTCTAAAAATTTCTTGTGTTAATTGTTCACAAAGATATTCTTTTATTTTTTGATAGGAAAAATGTGATTCATCACCATATGGCACAATAAATTCTGAACGACATCTATGTACATGATATTTTTCATATTTAGCAACATATTTAGTTTTGTTAATAATTACTGCTTTGTTCTCAGCTTTAAGTTTTTCGTTTTCTTCTATTAATTCTCTTCTTGTTTTATATTCTATTCCAAATATTTTCATAAAATTTCCTCATAAAATTTTAGTTTCTTACGATAAAATGGCAGAACCATATTAGTGTTATTCACACATAGCACGTTCACTTATTGACTACTCCGCTTACTTCTAATAACTCTTTGATCACACAATTATATATAAAGGTTAAGGGTAATATTTGAGTGTATAAAACCTATTTATGCGGTTGAGCGCAATATAATATATCGCTTTTTCCTCATGACTTAATCCACGACTCTTCGGTACTTTTCGCCATACTCTATATTAATTTTAACCTTTAGAACTTTATCAGGCAGTCTCTACACCTATCCCAGATTATTATTTTCTGTTTTACGCCAAACTTTCAGTCGCCATTGCATCTAAAATCACAATTTCATCCTATTATTTACTTGCCTTGTTACTATTCTTTTTCTTGCTCTTCTTTTCTTTCAAAGCTTTCAAATCAGCTTCAAGCTGATTGTCTGCTCTTTTCAAAATTCCTTTCATCTTTCCTGTTGATTTACACGTAATTCCCATAATTTTATTCTCCTTTTCTATTTTGATCTGAGCTATTCTGTTGCGTGTTCTTGTGTTCCTTTTCGTGTTTTTTCGGTTTGTACGATTCTGGAAGTGGTTGCCATGCTATTACTTTCCACTTCACAAATCTATTCTCCTTTTCACACTTCCATTTTCCATCAATCGTATAAGATGTTCCGGATTTTCTTGTTCCGTCCTCCAACTCATATGTTATATTTACTTCTTCAGACTTCTTTTCCCACATAGCATTCGACCACTTATTTGTGTCTTTAAATTTTTTAAATATAGAATCTGTTTCTTCCGGCAATCTATCTTCTACCGGAATCCATCCATCATTTGCATATATCGTTGGTTGTTCATCAATTATTCTTAATATGCTTTTCTTATATTCCTCCAACACCTGAGCAGTCATTGTTTTCCCATTTCGCATTCCAGTAATTGTTATTCTGAAGCTTTCTACTTCCTCTTTCAGTGTTTTCCGGTCTATCAAATCATCAGATCTCTTGTAAGTAGCTTTGTCCATGTACTTGCGAAAGATGCTTCTAATGTCCTTCATTTTTACGACCGTGCTGTGTCTAATAGTCGTATTTGTGAACTCTCTACTTTCAATTTCTTCCAAAATCTTCTCTAGTACATTCATAATATTAACTCACCTCTCAATGCTTTTTCATTTCTTAACCTATGCCATAAAGCAACTCCACTATTGTCTGTACTAATTTCTTTTTTCCAGCTATCCCAATTTGCTGGAATAAATTCAACCCACTCTTTATCTGGCATTGATATCGAAAGATCGTCTCTCGCTTTATCATCTACATTTAAAGGCGGTTTCCACAGATTTATGTAATATATTTCGTATAAATTCATATCTGCTTCAGTATCAAATTCTGTATATTCAATCTTTGTCACGTTATGGATATCTATCGCTCTGTGCATTGGTTTTGAGAACATATGTCCTCTAATCCTAGCTTGTAATGGCTGCTTGGTTCTTCCAACATATGCCAGACAATTCCCATACCAAATTCGATATAAAATAAAACCTTTTGGACTTGACATCACTCCACCTCTTTCGCATGTTCGATAACAGTAACCGTTCCTTCAAATACGCCCCATTCACTGCTTTGTTGGAACACATGAGTTTCTGGCAATTCATCTTCTCTCATTGGTCTTGTAAGATACCACAGGCTATCATCTTTCCATGTGATTTCTTCAAGTTTTAATCCAGCTTCTAGCTCAAGCGAAATATCTCCTCCGTAATTTTTAGCGATTCCTTGACACCCTGTTAATCCAATCGTCATTATCGACAATAAAATCATAATTATCTTCTTCACTTACTCCACCTCCAACAACTCCTGATTATCGAAAATGTTTCCGATAACCTCGGCATCTTCTGGTTCTACAGATTCTCCAAGGAAACTCAATTTACTCACTTATTTTTCTTCCTGTGCGAACTTGTAATTTAATTCAAGAAGTTTCTCAAAAGTCATATCGTCTTCTCCAAGATACAAACATTTGCATTTACCAAAACGTTCTGTATATTTTTTAATTCTTTCTGGTCTGTTCTCGTATAAATCACCTTTTGCATAATACTTAGAAGAACACAAATGAGATGCTAAACATTCTCCTTCTTCCGTAATCAAATAATAAATACCGTCAATATTTTTTATTCCATTTGTGCTATTACTGCATACATATAATTTCATATTTTCCACCTTTCCGTTCCCAACAGTCACTCGCAGGGAACTCAAATATATTATTCCGACCAATCAATCTTCTGTCCACAATCACAAACCGTCATAGTATCATCAATAATTTCATTGCAACAAGGACATCTGCCAACAGCTCCAACAACGATACCATTATCTTTGACCAGACTTCTTTTTACTGCTTCCTTTGGCAACTGCTTTTCCAGTGCTTCGATTGCTGTTTTATATTGTTCAATTGCTATATCAAGCGTCTCATTATATAGTGGTTGTCCGTATTCATCATATTCTTTTTGTTCCTCTAGTGTACAAATTTGTATTTGTAGAAGATTTATCGCTTCTTTAACTTTCTTTTCGTCCATCTTCCATCACCTTCTCGTAGTATTGTTTTAATTTTTCACTGTCAAATTTACAATAATTGCATCCTGAACTCATCTCTGATAAAACACATTTTGCACAAACTGTCTCAGCACAATATAATCCTAACTTACCAATCATTTCTTCTCTTGTCGGTTCAATCTCAATCTTCTCTCCAGTCAATTCTTCTAATTTTTTTCGCATCTCTTCGGCAGTCGTACGTTTGGGTTCTTTGCGTTCCCAAATAAGATCGAGATTTTCAATGTGAAATATTCTGTCTAAAGTAGTAATAATAGCAATTTTAAATACTCTCATAATATCTCTTTCAGAAGACTCTTTGTCTTTCATATCTTCCATATACCGATTTAATTCATAATATCCGTCTTTTCCGATAAGATGATTATTTAATACTAGTCTTCTTTTTCCGTTACTATATTCAACAACCATCCCATCTTTCAAATCTGCTTTTGTAAATTTATCCTTCATATTTTATCCCACCTTAACATTCTTAAATTTTTCTATATTTACAAAATCCATATATACCACTAACAGTTTCAACATACACTTTTTCTACACCCTGCTCCCATGATTCTTTGTGCCCTTTAAAATCTGTAAATGCATAGCAATAAATATTTCCGTCCTCATTTTCATCAACAAACCATATATCCTTCTTATCCGTTGCAGTCAAAATAAATGGGGCTTCTATAGTAAAAATAAACTTCTGTCCATTCTGTAACTGCACAATTGTCGTGGGTAAATAATTTACGTTAAACCCATCTGGATCTTTTTTTGGTTCTTCGTCATATGGTTCATATATGTAAATTACATCCGCTTCACCATTGTCATTAATTTCCCAAATATCTTTGATTTTCTTCCACAATCTATTCTTCACACTAGGCTTGCTGCAAATAAAAATATTATTTTTAGTAAGTTCTAGTAATTTACACTCTTTAAAACCTTTTCCTTCTTTTATTGCAATTTGACGAATCATATTACGCTGCTCCTATTCTATCGCTTTTTACTTTATCCACATACTTGTCAAAATCCATTTTCATATATGTATAGTTCTCTTTTTGATTTTTAATATATGTTTTCTGTCTGTTAAAGAAATCTAAAAACCAATCGTCCAAAGCAACATCTCTTTTATATGAATATGCTATAATACCAATTAGCGAATTGTAGTTTTCTGGATTTAACAGCGGTGAATTATTATCTACATCCAAAGTCAAAACCTCCAAGTCTTCTTCATAGCATTTGATATCTTCTTCTGTCGGATTCTCATAAACATTAGCATTTACAAAGTCAATCGCCGACTGATTTATTTCTATCTCTTCTATATTGTTCTTTTCTTCAGTCTCAATTTCCAAAAAATCTTTTAACAATGTTTCCAACAGGTCTAACTTTTTCATGATAAGAGGCTTCTTTTTAGTGCCTGTTTCTTCATCTAAAGAATCAAAACTTATACCATTAATTTTTTTACTATGTAAATCCGCCTGTAATGCACATAGAAATTCATAAAACCGCTTATCTTCTATTCCATACCTCTCTGATAGCTTGTCAAATTTATTAAATAATACAAACCAAAGGAATGAGTTTTTGGAATTAAACATCCCCGCGGTTTCTTCTCTTGTCACAGAAACCAATCTTTCTACATGTAAATAGAAATCTACAAATACATTCTCTGTTGCATTATCTGTAAGATATTCACACATCTTTCCAAAGTCACTGTTATAGGCATCCGGAAACTCCGAAAGCACAATAGATTCAACCAACATTCTTCTCAATGTACCTGCTGTGATATTTGCTTTTGTATATGATGTCTTTTTGCAATCAGGTTTAAAGAAATCCATTTTCAAAATATTATCCACAAGTTCTGCATATTCTTCATCAAATCCTGTCCATCCACTTTGCGCTACATTCATAGACCTACATCTATTGAATCGTGAAATGTCGTAAGCGATATCCATTTTTGTGCAGTTTAAATTGAACATAACTGGAAGCTGATATTCTTTAAACCTATCTTGCAATTCATCTGGAAGTTGAGAAAACTTCTTTCCACCAATATCAAAAACTTTCTTTTCTGGAACCGGAAACCCATCTTCATTCAACACAACATTTCCGTCTTCATCCAATTTATCAGCTTGATATTCAATGTTTCTAATCTTAATATTTTTTGAAATAGCAAACCCATCATGCATAAAATCATCAATATTCGTACATCTCTGCTTTCCATCAATAAGCCAAAGCATCTGGATGCCATTCTTAATTTCCTCTGAGATAATAACCTGAGTCAATGCTCTTCCCTGAAGGATATCTGACATTAATTCACTTTTGGTCTTCAAATTCCACTGTCCAGAAGTTCTCTGGAGAATATGATCGTCTCTCAGTCTATGCTTCCTCAGCTTCTTACTGATTGCCTCCAACGAATAGCTCGTGTTTTTTGTTTTTTCAGATGTTCCCATTGTTGTGTTCTCCTCTTCTATTACTTCAAAAATATTGTCTTGCAACTCAGATTCTTCTCTTAATAAAAACTTTTTCTTCTCATAGCTACGCATATCACTTATACATGAATAATAGTCTGTGTCCGAGATATGTAATTTTTCTTTAATCTCATAGTCACAATATCCCTCACTTAACAGCTTTGCAATTTCACGCTGCACACCTCCAAGAGATTTTAAAAACGCTTTTACATTTTCAGACATTAAAGAATTATGTGTTGATAAACATTCTCTTTCAATACTAATTCCAGAATCAATTATTTCTGCCAAATCATTTCCATCATCATTCGGCGCATCAAAGGAAATATCTTGAATAGGTATATTATTATTTTTTTCATCTTTAACAATATTTCCATTCTCATCTTTTAAAACATTGCATCTGCAACCTCTTGTATCATCTCTCATCCACTGAATGAATTTACGTCTTAAATTTCCAGTCAGGAATGTTTTAAATTGAGACTTTTGTTTATTGTATGTTTCTATGCTTTTTCCCAGAGTATCCACTGCAACATCATATAAATCATCATAATTCATGCGCGGAATATTACACTTTATAAGAATTGGATCGCATATCTTCCTCAACTGTTTCATATTATTATCACAATAGTAGTTCACAATCTTTAGTTGTTCTTCGGTCAATTTTGACCATTCAATTTCTTGTTTTCTTCTCATCTCTACCTCCGTGATAATATAATTTTATGTAATATTCTCTTCTACAAATCAAATAGTTCTTGTAATACTCTTGGAGCATATTGTCTGTTATCTAATCCTTCAATACACTTCATAATCTCATCTGTTGCAGTTTCACTTATTTTCTTCCCTAGAATAATTCCTAAAACCTGCAACTCATTCTTGATTGACCTACGCTTTACTCTTCTATCTTTGAGTATCTTGTATGCTTTATAACCCTGTGCAGCATTGAGATTTGTAAATTCTATGTAATGCAAACAATCCTGAATTTCTTTTTCAACGTCAGATAATTCTTTTGATAGTACATCTTTTCTGTCTGTTGCATCTTTTGCAAGACCATTCAAATCTGAAATTCTATCAATCCAACGCTGAATATTATCTGATATAAGAACTTTCTCGGTGTTGTGAGATATCTCTTCCTTGTTTACCTGTTTTACTCCATCGGGCGGTTTATCATATTTTTCTACCCGGAACGCTGCTCTAAGTGGTTTTGATAAACTGTTCTCAAAAATTCTTTCTGCCTGTTTCTTGTTATAGATGTCAGCCATACTTTCGCTAGATGTTGGAATGTATTTACCATTATGCATACGATAAATAAATCTTTTTCCATCGGTAATAACATATTGTGCCATCTTAATTCACTTCCTTCTGTTTTATTTTTTTATGGATCGTGCCAGACTCGAACTGGCGACTTCACGTTTATGAGACGTGCATTCTACCAACTGAATTAACGATCCTTAGTTTTACCACATACACCTACGACATATTACATTTCGTAAATATACATGGCGAATGTGCTTAGTGGGATTTGAACCCACACTCCTATCGGAATCAGATTTTAAGTCCGAAGCGTCTTTCTATTCCGCCATAAGCACATAACTGGACTAGCTGGATTTGAACCAGCAAAATAACAGGGTCAAAACCTGCTGCGTTACCTTTTCGCCATAGCCCATTAATGCATTATTCTCTATTAAATTTACAAAACTTGGAAATTTTAGCTGAAACGCTTGACACTTTTATATATGTAAATTAAACTAATAGTGTCTATGTAGCTGTTGCTATATATTCCTTCAAATGATCCAAAATGGATTGTTTGATGTGTGATTGAAAGTAGGTTGTGTACCCGGAGGTGTTGGCGCACCGTTGATGGGATACCAACCTATTTTCTTTTTTGGAGCAAGTACAGAACATTTGTTCTGTTTTTTATATTTTATATGTTACCACTTCCATTTTGATTTTGCAATAGTTTTAGAACATTTGTTTGTTTTTTTATTTTCTATTCTTTGAGCAGTACAATTTTTTGAATCCCTTTTGGCTTTATATTGTGTATATCTTGCTTTTCAGAAAACAGTTTTAATTGTTTAACAAAATCATCACACAGCGAAGTGGCTGTCTGTATATCTTCAAAAATTTCCGGATATTCTTTCCGTTCTTTTTTCACAAAGCTAACATTTGCCTTTGTGTCTTTGAGGTCTTGTATGGCAACCAACACTTTTGTATTTTTATCACATCGTTGCATCGCTTCTTCTATTGTTAATTCTACATACTTCATCCAAACAACCTCCTAATTATCTATTCTCCCCAATTGCTAAAATAAACTTCTTTAATAGCAAGTTGGTCTTTTTCATCAGTGATTCTACCAAGAAGTTTTATAATACGTTCCTCTGATACTTGTCTCATACACTCTCCTAGCACTACCGAGTTTTCTTTTAAACCTGTTCCTCTTCCTTTTCTAATCGGAGTATGCGTCGGGATACAATGTTTTCCTTTGGCTGTAGTGCATGGCATTACTAATGTAGTCGGTGAATGGTAATTCCCAATATCGTTTTGTACAACGATAGCTGGACGCTCCCCATCTTGTTCAGATCCAACATTCTCTCCAAAATCAACAAGCACTACATCAAATTTTTTAATAGATTGTTTCACTCTAACGCAACCTCCTTTCATTCTTTTTTAATTTTCTCTTTTTATGATTAACATTATATATCTATAAGTATTATATGTCAAGATATATTATTGATAAATATTATATTTTTTAGTATAATAACAACAAAACTATCAACTAAACAAATGAGGTGAGATAATGATTAAATTAAGACTCAATTATCTTCTGCAACAAAAGAAAATGTCTGCTTACAAATTATCAAAATTAACTGGAATTTCTACTAACCATATTGGAAAAATGGTACATGAAGAAACTTCTCTTATTCGCTTTGATACCCTTGAAAAAATATGCAAAACGCTAAAATGCACCCCTAATGATCTTTTTACTTCCGATGATCCACAAATGCAAAGATTATTACTTCTCTCTAATTCACAATCATCTCAGCCTAAAGACCTCGAATCTTCCGATCGTACTGATCGTATAGAGGACGATAGCGACAAATAGTCCTATCGCTCTCTATTTCTCTACATTCCTTCTAAGCTTACACCGTATGTCCCATCCGTATAATTGTTCACCGTTACATTCATGCTGCTATGCCCTAACTGCTGTTGGACAAATGCAACTCCAAATTTCTTTTCCATCATAGTTGCATACCAATGACGCATCATATGTGGTGTAATACCACCTCCATAATTTCTAAATATCTTCTTTATATTATCTTCATTCAATCGTTTGCCATTTTTATTTAAAAGTAATGCAGCGGAATCTATGATATTTTCCATTGTCTGACGAACCTTTAACCACTCTATAATTTCTGACATTACACTCTCTGTCAACAACACCTTTCTCTGTTCTTCCATTCTATACTTCTTCTTTCCAAGAACTTTGATATATGCTCTATGGTCATTTTCATCGCCATTTAGATATATATCTGTTAAATCTAAACCTGCAAGTTCTGATTCTCTGATTCCAGTTCCCTTTAAAATCATAAAAACAGTTAAATTTCTTTCTCTTATATATGGATCTGGTTTTTGTTTGATTCTAGTTTCCATCAATAATAATTGCTCTTCTGATGGCATTTTTAATACTAAATTATTATTAGATGCAACAAAATCATACGGCACAGATTTTATTATATTGTTTTCTACCGGACATCGATTTGTTAAGACTAAGTAATTCCAAAAACTACTTAGCATATTTTTTCTTATATATACCGATCGAGATGACATTCCTTTATTTTCAAGATATTCTAAATATGAAGCTATATCTACAATATCTATATTTAAAAAGTCTTCTGGCTGTATTTCTGCGATATTAATCTTATTAATAGATTTCTTTTCTATCATGTATTCCAACATTGATCGAATTGTTGTCCAATAATTAATCTTGGATATAGAACTCTTCAATAAGACAAAATATCTCTGAATAAATTCTGGAACGTCTAGCTTTTCAAAATCTTTCATTAACTTATTATATAACTGCTTTTGTCTCTCATCTTTATAACACATACTTTCTTTCCTTTCTTATAAATCGAATGTCTCTAATTTACCTATTTTTGTTTTAAGATATTCCATTGCGTCCATTCGTTTAATTTGAATTTCATGTGGCTGATCCATATGTACTCCATAACTGTTTCGTCCTTTAGGTAAATTATTTTTATCCAAATATTCTATAATTCCCATCGAAGAAATTGTCTGACTTTGAAATTCTGATATTTGACTTTTTGACACCTTATCCAAAATAATCCACCTCCGTTCAACATATTATTCTCTCTTGTCTTTCTTCCATTTTTCCGGATGCAAATTTCCGTACAGTCTCTTCCAATCAGTTTCCGGCATTGTATGTGTTGCATGATTCATTTTAACAATTACATGTTTCTCTTCGCCTACCATAAATTTTCCAATAATCATATAAACTTATTCTCCTTTTCTCTTCTTAAAATATGTAATTTGGTAAACAAAAAAGAGATACCGCTTTTTACGATACCTCTATTGGTTATTAAACCTATATTAGTCATTTAAATTTTAGTTTTACTACTTTTATCTCAATTGTACACTTAAATTTTTTCCAAGTGCTGGTGTGTCATAAGGATCTTCTTTATTAATCATATCTCACCTCTAATAAAAACCTATTTTTATTTATCCAATAATAACCAAATATTTTTTCCATAATATTTTTTCTGAATATCAAAGATTGATTCAGATGTACTAATATCTGATAATTTAACTGCTTCAAAATTATAACCTTCACAAGCTTCCATAGTTCTATTTCCGAATCTATTTTTAACACATTCCACTTTTCCATTGGATTCTTCTATCATGCAAAAACTACATTCTTGTAAAGCAATTATCTGTCTTTTCTTTATGGTTATACGTGCATTATTAGTATCTGTTTGGAGTATCATTTTAATAATATCTTTAGCTTGTTCCAATGATTCAATTTCATCAACCGCTTTCATATCATGTTCTATAATCTGTTTATATAATTCGTATATATTTTCCATAATACAACACCCCTTTTTCAAATTGAATCTTCATTTAATCATCACATTTTATACCACTAAAAATAATTTCTTTTTCTCTTTCTGCTTCTTCTAAATCAATTTCAAAAAATTCTGCAAGTACCTTTTCTGTATTAATATAATCTCCGCTTCCAACAAAAACACCACTATCTCTTTTCTGTTTTTTATCAAACATTACGTATTTGCTTTGCAACCATTCTAAAAACTCTCCACATAATTGAGACTGTTCTTGAATTTCTATCATCTTATCTAATGTTGGTGTGTTACTCATAATGCTCCTCCATATCACATAAAACTTAGATTTCATCACGTTCGTATTTTTCAATTGTATTTTCACAACCACAATCTTTGCACAAAAATAATTGACTTCCATCTGTTAAAATTCCATTGTATTTTTGTTTAGTCCAATTTTTACAATCTACACAGTATAAATCTATAATATCTCCCGATTTAATTTTTTCCACCATAATTCATAATACCCTCTTTAATTTTCCGTTAAACTATCTATCTTATTTACGTTCTTATAAAGCTGTAGTAATATTTCTCCATCAATCGGAGCAACCGCTTCATCCAGTAACCCATTTGCCTGTTTGAATTCTTTAGACCATGTATCAATCCCGGATTTTTCGCACCAATTAAGTATTTCACATCTTATGTCTTGCGCTTTCCTTATTGCTTCATTTTGTTGTTTAATTTTATTTTGAATATATTTTGGCAATTCCATAATTCACTTCTCCATAATCTCCACTTTTCTACAATTCAACTGGATTTTCCAACTCAATCAACTCATCTCTACTCTCCACCAAAGCAGCTTGAGCAATACTATTAATCTTATTCTGACAAAACGCTTCAATTTCGCCCTTTACCTCTAATGCTGTCTTATCCATTTGTTCGTCAAACTGTTCAACACAAAAATCTAAATTACTTCCAATATTATATTTTACTTGTTGCAATTTAGATATTATTTCTTTTCTATCTTTTACACCTAAACTCTTTTTATCGTCTAATGATTTTTGAATTTCATTTATCTGATCCTGCACATGTTCCATTGCTTTTAAAATAGTGTCCGAAAACTCATTTCTAAACTGCTCTCTCTTTAAATTATTCTCTTTGATATATGGAATCTTTCCATCTTTTTCTGTAAATCGAATCGTACACGGAACTCCATCACCAACATTCAATGCAGAAATACATTCAGCAAATTGCGAATAACTCATTTCTATTTCTGTTATCAGTCCACTTCCATAATACCAATCATTGTGCAAATGTCTATTCTGTTCTCCATGCTTTAATCGCATAACGATTCTATCATTATGCTTAATACTACTACCAAACAATGTGTTCTCTCCGCCACTTATTCTTGAAAACCCAATCATTCCAAACGCTGGATGTTTAAAGACTTCTCTTTCCATAGAAGTTCCCTGTCGATCTACTATTCTTTCAACTTCTTTATATTCTACCATAATAATTTTCCTCCTATTTTATTATAATCTCTCTATAATAAAATTACATTGCGGACTCACGCCTATACTTCTCATCCAATCTTCTGCTGTTTGGCAACATCCTTTATGAAACATATACTCAGGATTATTTTCATATTCTTCATCTGATTCTCCATAAAATCTATCGCAAGCGGTGTCATAATCTTTTTCATATTCCATCATCATTTTTTATGTTCAATATAAGTAAGCATTAAATTTTCAATAACATTTTTTGTAATTTCCATAAACAACCTCCAATTATTCTCCTTATAAAATCAATCTTTTATTCATCTTCACTTTCAAGAAATTCTATCATTCCACATATAGTTATATCTTTAATTCTTCCATTCATTTATATTATTTACAATCGTTTTAAATTTTTCAATTTTCTTCATTGTTATTCCTTCCTAAATTCTTATGACCATCTGTAATTGCATTGTGAAATTCAAATTCCCTTCCACAAACTGTACATTTTCTTATTTTCATAATCATTCTCCATGAACTACATATTCAAAATCATAGATCATGATAGATTCATCCTTTTCTTATTTAAAACATAAAAATATATTACAATTACAACTTAATCATTTATTAATTTGTATATAAAATATATAATATAACAAACAATTAATCCCGGTAAAAACATATAACATACCACCTTTTTTCTTTTAATCTTACCATATTTTTTTATACACTTCCAATAATTCTCTTTCTATTTTCCCAAAGATACAAAGATTGAAGATTTTAAGAAGAAAAACGGACGCACGCTGAAGCTGAGCCAATCGCAATCGTAGTAATCCATGCCACCACCATCGCGAACAATCTGAACATAAGAGGTGTCTCCACGGCTTGTTGTCTGATTCGGCGTAGATAACCACTGCCAATCATTAACTAATCCAATACCTTGTGCATACTTTCTGTATTCGTCAAAAGTCATTGCTGCCACTTTATCATTTGTATACCCATAATCGTCAAATCCATCCATAGAAGTCAGATCAACTTTATGTGGAATAATATTTTCTGAACCAAATTTCCGTTCCAATTCTGTTAAATAAGATCCATTGAGATATTCTCTCAAATCAGATTCTGCCCAATTATTATTTCTCCCAAATTTCATTTTATTTTTCAATAAATTTGCTTTTACAACGGCGGCAACTCCACATTCAAACAACTCACACAATATATACTCTTCTCCGTCTTCATCAAAGAAATGTTCATACTGTTTCGGTTCTGAAAGTTCTTTCTTATTGTTATGTACAGTATCAATTAGAATCTGAATACCGTTGTCTTTTTCATTGATTATTACATTTACATTATTCCCTGCATTGTTAATTACATTAATATTATTCATAATATTTTCTCCTTTTTACCTTTCAATTATTCTATCTGCATAGCGGTTAAGAAACTCTTCTGCTAAATACATATCAAGCCGCCAAAATTTTTTCTTGATTTTTCCAAAAGTATTCCCTGTAATCAAATACAGCTTGTCTGTTGTCTTCTGATTCCTTAGAGCAATTAAACAGTTTCCATATTGTCCGAGATATCGTGGATAATTATTACAATCTAGCTCTTCTTTATTACTAATATTGCAAGTGTGTATTTTCCCATCTACATTATTTACATAAAAAACATAAGCTATATCTTTTAATTCGTCTTTCACAATCTCACCTCTCTTTTATTTATATTCTCCTAAGAAATGTGAATTTCATCTGTTATTTATCAATTCCATTCTTCTCTTATACATTTCTAAACTAATATTTCCGGCACATCTTTCACATAGGTCTATCCCTAAATTCTGACAGTTAATATCTGTAAAAGGATATCCATAATTTAATTTTCCCATGCGATAATATTCTCTTTCAATTCCGAAAACATCCTTCTTTTTTACTTTTGGAATTTCTTCTCCACAACAATCACAAATAATCTTTTCAATTTTCACTCTTTACCGCTCCTTTTGAAATACGAGTTTCAACTTAATCTTCTAAAAATCTAAAGCTAAAAGGTTTTGAATGGCTAATAAAGATTCTGTCTCCTATTTTATATTTATAACTATAATCTTCTTCCATATCTGTTATCTTGATTGTCCATCCAAGATCATCTACGCCTTCAATAACTCCCCATTTTTTATAAGTATCCCCAGGATAAAGCTAAACCTCTTTTCCAATGTATTCATCTTTGTTATACTTCATATTTTTCACCTCGTATACAATGTTTTAAAGTCAATTTGTTCAAATAAATCTTTAGAAAAATTATCTATCTCTTCTGATCGTTCGCACTTCTTGCAATACTCGTCCACATCATCAAAATAATCATCTTCTGTTTCCAAGTACCAATCTTCCCATTCTCCATCTACAAACATCTGTAATCCACCCACATTACAAAAATCTGTTTTAATATTGTTCTGAAGCTGAAACATATCATATGCAGCCAACAAATCCATTACTTTCTTACCCTCTTCTACACTCTTTACCGGGATGTAAAATCTATTACTTGATCCAACTTGCGGAATCCACCATACTCTTAATTTATTATTCAAACTCTTTAAATTAAACTCAATACATTTTTGTCCCTGAAACATTGTCACTTCAAACCAATTAATTTCTAATTTTTTACCGTCATTTGTTAATTCATTTAATGACAAATATTTTGTTTCACCATCCTTGTGCATCATCACATATTTTATATTCCTGATTCTATTTAAAATATCTGCTATTGTAATTGTTTTTTTCGACATTGACATTTTCTCCCTTTTAAATAACGTTAGCTCTTATACTATCTTCTCCAAATTTTCTTATCTGCACTATAAAATTCTCTGTTATATCCCTACGCATTACTCCAAGTCAAATCCAAAGTGACAATATCCAGTAACTTCCGAAATATAATCAGCAATTTCTTCTTCATATTCATCTATGTCTGTATCTTCGTCAATAAGATATTCTGGTATTTCTATCTCTTTGGGCAAGTCTCGTAATAATTCTAAATCTCCATCTGTATCCCATTTAATATTAACTGCTTTCATTGTAACTCCTCCTAGTATTTACTTTTCAATTATAATAAATCCTGATTTTTTCAGTTCTTTAACATCCTACTCCGGTTTATTTACGTCATACCACTGTAAATTCTCGCTTTCACATTCTTCGCGTCTCACAAGTCAATCGTTTTTGCGTATTCATACAAAGCTTCTTCGCCTCGTTTCCTGACAATATAGCTTAACACCACATACCAATCTTTTAACTGTATATCATACTTTCTATTCCTCATAATACAAAAAGCTCGTTGAATACATAAGTCTTTTTCCGCATCTCCTACATATCCCATCATTGTTATCTCCTTATTTTTCATTAACTCTACTTTCTGATGTACTTTCAAATACATTTTCAATATAGTCAAACACTCCATAAAACTCTTTATCTACAAATACACCAACTCTTGTTCCTGAAAATCCACTGTAATCCATAAATGTGATTTTCTTTTTAACACCTGACTCGTCTAATACTTTTTGTATTCTTTCTATAATTTGTGACGGATGTACACCTGTTTTCATTTCCTCTTCTTCTACCCAGTAATTAGCGTTTACTTCTTTAATATAATCATCATCCATTTCAAACATAATCATTTCCTCCATTTCCCTAATAGCAAAATCACAAAATATACCCTGAAATAATGCAAAGTTACCACCATATTTCTTTGCTTCTTCTTCATTTAATTTGTAAATACCCCCCAGTCACTTGATATAGCTTTGTTTATATAATTTTGATACGTCCTTCTCTAATTAAAGAAGCCATATCCTCAGTATAGTAATCCACCCTATTTGCAACTGTTGCATCTGGATTGACTGGTACAACTGTCAATTTGTAATTGTTTTTTACTTCTCGATTATATCTTTCCTCAATCTTACATACTGTATCTTTTGTTTTCAAAGATGTTTCAAATTCTCTTGCCGATACAGTATACAAAGGAATGATAAATCTTACATTGTCAACACCATCTGAAAGAATAGCTTGGCACAAATCGTCTGAGGTGATCCACTCTTTCCTATCAACCTTCTCTTTTAACTCTTTCATAGAAGTTCTGATCCAATTATCAAGATAAATTTTGTTCTTATTCCAAGTGAAAAAAGTTCCATTTTCATCTTCGTGAATGCTTCTAATATATGCTTTGTTTGTCTTGTTATCTGTTACTATTACTGTTGTATGAAAATCATCATTCCACACACCAACTCTTATTACTTCATCTCCACAATTATATCTATAATTCATACTATCTACATTCCCTTCTTATCCTGAAACACGAGTTTCTTCTACATTTCTTCTGCTTCAACAACAATATTTACATATTTTCCAATATGATCGCAAAGAATGTTTATTAAGTTATGTCCGCCAATAGTACATTCCTTTACATCATACCCTGTAATAGTAAACTCGCTATATCCTATCAAATTTGTTTCTAAATCAAATTTTCCTTCAAATACTTCCTTTTTCTCATGATTTTTAAAATAACCTTTTACTTCAAGTTTCATAAGCAAAGCTATTTCCGCTTCGTCAAGGTCGCATTCTTTGTCAGTGAAATACATTCTAATGTTGCAATTTTCAATAAATGCTTTCTTTCCGCCAAGTCCTTTATTATGATGTTTTGCAAAACCTACATCATTGGCAAAATCATACATAAAATCAGAAAAATCATAGCTGCCAACATTAATTCCACCACTATAATTATTTGTTATCATTCCATTTATATTTCGTTTCAAACTTCTCACCTCTCCTTTAAACAATTAACTCAACCATATATTTTTCAAGTTCATCAAAGTCAATTACCGGTTCCATTAAAACTTTTCTATAAATAACTTCTAAAACATCATCACATTCCTTTGTATCTGCATCTATACCAAAAATAAAACACCATGAAGTAATTAATGCTCTTAGCTGCTCTCTTCTTTTCAGATCATCCCATAATGTATCTACTGCAAAATCAATTATGTAGTTCAAAAATTCTTCTTTGCTCATAAAATTGTCCTCCATTTCTTTGTACTAAAAAAGCATCCAAAGATATATTCTCCGAATGCTTTTCATAATTCTCTATTTTATTCTACTTTTAAATAGTTCTTGACACACCTAACACATTAACCAACGCTTCTTGCAACACTCTTGAAACGTTGATTCCTGCTTTATCCGCTTCATAGTTTAACCAACTAGGCAGCGAAACATTTTTTCTAACAACCTTTGTATCAATTTTTCTTCGATATTCTGAAGAATCAATATCCACAAAAGAAACTATTGTTGTTCCATCATTTGAAAACGTTCCACTATTAACGTCTAACATTTCTGACGGAACTGGAACTTCTTTTTCATCATCTTCCATGCTAACACAAGTCAACTCGATTGCATCTCTTGCCATTTCAATGGCATTGTTCATATCTTTTCCTTCTGTTAAGATTTCCAAATCTGGAACTTCTACTAATACATCTGTGTCAGTTTTTGTGAATAACACTGGATATACTGCTTTCACTTTAATCCCTCCATTCTATATTACACAGAGATTAGAGGATTATAATAACCCTCTTCTCCGTAAAATTGCCTTTGCTAAAGTTTCATTGACTTCTGTATGTCTAGGAACTGATTCTCTTTCGCTTCCTCTAACATAAATATCATGGTCACTTCCATGACGTTCAAAGACAAATCCACCTTTTTCAAGTTTCTTTATCAAATCACGTTGTTTCATATAATAGTGTGCCTCCTTGTAATATACATTATACACACTTTTTGTGTATTGTCAATATTTTAATACACATTTTTCACACAATAAAATTCCAATTTCAAAAGCTATTCTTCAAAGTCGCAATTTTCTTCGTCAAGTTCATCACTATCTGAAATATATTCCAACTCTCCACAAGGGATTTCATCTAAATGATCTTTTGCGTAGTCAACTGCTTCTTCTAATGCCATGCCATCTGGTACTTCAATGCTACTGTTATAAACCGCCATGCACTGTACTGTTACATTTAATCTCTTCACAAAAATCACCTTATTTAAACTTTCTTGTTTTATATTCTTTTTTATAAAATCCTGACTTTATTTTATATAACGACAATCTCAAAAGCGTTTAATAAATGTTGTTTTCGTCAGGTATCAACTGAACAAACTCATCTACATTTCTAAACTGTTTATCTAGTTCAAACCAAAATTGTTCTCCATTATCATTGCTGCAAACAGCTTCTAACTTAAAATCATTTTTTGAATAGATGTTTAATACTAATTCAATTCCACACAAACACATTCCTCTAGGAACTTCGTTTTCTTCTGCATATTGTTCTACAAGTTCTTCTATTTCTGTCTGTGTTACATCATAATTATAAAATACTTGTATAGGCATTTCTGTATCATCAATCTCATTAAATGTAATTTTTGTATAATCTAACATAAAAATTTCTCCATTTCATTTATTTCGCACCATGAATCCATACAATTTTCTGGCGTTGATCTTCTACCTTCGATAATATCATTCTTTACAATTTCTTCCGCTTCTTCTTTGCTGCTCGCTTCTACTTCGTAAGATTTACCATATGTTTCGTAATAATCTACTAAAAATTTTGCCATCTTCATTTCCTCCCTATACGATCTCTCTCGGAATATAATCCGCCAAATAATCGTGCTGTACTCCGTCAGAACCCGATTCTTCATTGTCATACATTTCTAAAATTTTCCAAGATTCATTGTATTATCTCTACGTTTTAAGCATCTCATAGTTGCATCATATTCTTCTTCAGTCAAATAGGAATATGAAAATAAGAATTCCTCTTTAGTTAATTCTTTGAAATCTCGCATTTTTTCTTTATCATCAACAAATGACAATTCTTCGTCTTTGTTTTGCTTAATATCCATATTTTCTTTTCATATTTTTAAAACACCTCTAATCCAGTAATCACAAGCAGCACATTGTATAATACTCTGAATTGATCATCATTATATTCGTTCCGTGCCACCATGTTTAAATAATTTATTGCATTTTCTAATTCAACTTTAATATCATTCGTTAATTCTAAATTAGATAATTCAATTAGTTTTTCTGCAATATCAGAATCATCATAATAAGAATTTTCTTGATATTGTCTTAATTTAGTTTTTAATTCTTCCATGAATATTTCCCTCCATATAAAAAATTCTTTCTGCTCTCATATTCATTTCTATTCACTCCTATGTATTACTTCATATATCCGAATATGTAAAAACTATTTATCATTAAAATTAATTGTGAAAACTGTTTTAACAATCTTTCTGATACAATATTTCTTCCATTCTTCAACGCTCTATGTATTTCTACATTGTTTCCGTTCATAATAAAATCAACTCTGAATGGCTTATCACAACCAAAATGTGGAACATTGTATATATATAACTCGTCAACATTTCCTGTAAACACGACATTCCATTCATTTCCAAAACTGTCTGTAATATTCCATTGTTTTTGATTATCATATAATGCTTGAATAGGTTTTATTTTTAAACCTTGAAATTCAATCATATTTTTAAAAGATTCTTTTTCTGTTGTATTTTTAAATTTAATCACAATCTACACCCCCTTACAAAATCGTACTTTTATTTGTCCAAAACTTTTCCGGCATTTCCCATTTTTTAACTTGTTTTCCGTCTATTTCTTCTATAACCTCAATCATACCGCTCGGTATTCTTGTTTCACTGTGATATTTACGCCCTTCAAAATAAGCATAACAATCGTTTAAAATTACACCCTTTTCATATCCGTTTAAATCATTTATATTCTTTTTATTTCCGTTAAAATCTGTTAATTCATGTCTATCAACAGTTTTCCCATTGCCATAAAGTGTAAAAATCACCTTAAACGATTCTTTTCCTTCAAAAACTTTCTTAAAATCCTCCTCTGGTACTTCATAAAATCTTCTAAACCACTCTATATCATCAATTTTAAAAATTACTTTTCTCATATACGTTCCACTTCCTTAAACCCATTTAATTTAAGATATTCCACATAATCCACAATATCAGATTTCTTTTTAACTTCTATATCCTCGACTCTGTCATAACCATAAAAAGGATTTACAAATACTTTGTATGTTTTATTTTCCATATCTACAATAAGATTATAGTTATTCGCAGTCCTACCGTTTTTCCAGTTTTTATCAATCCAAAATAAATGAAATTTCATACTGCTTACCTCCATTTATATTTTATTCTCTTTTTCAAAAAGGCTCACACCATTAAAGTGTAAGCCTTAAATATGTAAAACTATTTAATTTTCTTCATATTTCCATGAAGAAATAAACTTGATTGCTTCTTCAAAATAAACCGGATTCAGATCTTTGTAACTACTTCCACAACCGAATTTACTTTTCAAATTATTCCATAAATTTATAAAATAACTTTTTGAATTTTCTTTGTACTCTTTAGAATGTGCTCCATTTAGAAGATGGTTGATTCTGTCTTTTGCTGCTTTATAAATCTGTTGTTGTTGCCTAGTGGAGAGTGTCATATTATCCACAACTTTTTCCAACATGAAATTTTGTTCTCCAAGCATTTCCTCAATATTGTTGATCTGTGCATATACAATCTTCATATTACAGTTCATATCAGACAATATAGATTCCACCTTATTTTCTGATGGTGCAATATACTTTCCTGTTTTTCTAATTGCCGGAAGAACTTCTGAAGTAACCCAAATTCTAAACGGTTTTGCAATAGGCTTTCTGCTACGCAATACCAAAGTATAAAAACCGCTTTCGTTAATGATATTAGCTTCGCCCTGACGACCTAAGTTAAACTTAGTCCGTTCAAATGGTTCTAACCCATCCATTGCCATAGTTGGATTAGTTGTTCCCAGAATATCACATACGTCCTTTGCAACAAACCATGGCTCTCCATCAAGAATAACTGTTCTAATAGTTCCAAAGTCATTATTTTGAAATAACTTCATTTCCGGTTTCTGTTCCATTACCTGATCCATAACTAATCAATTCCTTTCGTTAATTTCACACGCCTTTACTCAAAACAGCTTTTAGTGTGAATCAGCTTTTCCTAGCATCGTTTTCCGTACCTATTTTGTAAAGGCTATTCAGTTTTCAAAGTACAAATATAAGGAAATTTCTGATTGACTAAATCTAAAGAATTGGTATAATAGAAATTAGTCAAACACTACGTTTGGCGGTGTTGAGTAGCGGTTTTCATTGTTTGCTAGACGTTGGAGCCGCTATTCTTTTTTTACTTTTCCTGTTGAACAATTTTATAGCTTATCTTCTTTTCTACTTTGATTTCTCCATTCACAAAACCAGTCATTAAAGCCTCTATTACTTCGTTTTGCTTATATCCCTGATTTTTACATTCAATTTTAAAATCATTCTGAATTGATTCTTCAACAGGAGTCGCAAAAGTTTTTCTTGCCATTTGTCTATCTCCTTTACAATTACTATTATACCGTATTTTACTAATTTGTCAATTAGTTTTTTAATGTTTCATTAACTTATTTCTGGGAAAATTGTGGAAATTCACTTGAAAAAATCATGAAATGTAATATAATAAAAACACATTTGACTTTATGTGAAGTGGTGACATGGTGTAGCTATCTGGTTTGGTCGCTAGTGAGCTACACCATTTTATTTTCCTTTTTCTTCCGTTTCAACAGCTTCTACTACTACTTTGAATTTTCCTTTATTGTAACCATCCATAAGAATTTCCAAAACAACGTTCATAGGTAATTCCGGTTCTGACAGTTTACAATTCCGTTTAAATTCTTTCTGCACTGTTTCTTCAATGGAAGTGTTAAAGGGTTTTCTCATAGTGCCTTACCTCCTTTAACTGCACTCATAATATCATGATTTTTTCTTGATGTCAATAAATTTTCTTGATATTTTCCACTTGAAATTATCTTTTCATTGTCTACTTTCATAACAACTGATTCTAATATCTGTATCTTGTATATAAACTCCATCAGAAAATGATATGCAATTTTCTCTTATCCATTCTTCTCTTTCTTCTTCACTATCGAAGACCTTCATTGCTTCTTCTGTAAGTAAATTTTCTATAATATATTTCATAACTATTTCCTCCCAATAAAATCATTATTTCTTGCTATCTAATTTCAGTCTTTACCGCAATCTCTTCCGGTTTAATTCTGTTCTCATATGCTAATAACTCCTTTGTTGCCTGTTCTTCTCCCTCAAAAGTTCCATGTATTGTATACGCTCCAATTTCCTTATCATTGTAATAAAATACTTTCCATTCTTTCATGTTCTTTCACTCCTTCAATTATTTATACAATACTCTTTAAACATTTCTTCAAACTGCTTTCCCATTGCTTTAAGAAAACCTTTATACAACTCGTTAGAATGTTCTAATTCTTCCGCTTTTCGTTCTGCCTGTTCCATTCTATCTTTCATTTCCCGATCAATAGAATGCCTCATAACTGATTTACAAGTTGACTTTGGTTCAATCATCTGTTCCAAAACCATTTCCCCATTCACATAAATCTGTTCCCACATTTTCAAATCATAACAATTTTCGCTCACATACCAACAAAGATAATATTTCAGAGCATTCTCTATGCTGTCGTATTCTTTCTTTGTGTACAGGTCAATATCTTCTGTTTTTAAAAATTTGTTCCATGTTTTCTCGTCTGTAATAGATTCGATCAGATACTTTGTTTCTACAGTTCCTTTTCCTTCGTCCTCTAAACTCCATCCCCAAAAATCTTTGTGCATGATTGATTCCTCCTTTTAATTTTAAACGCTTTCTTTGAAATCATTCCGCAAGCTGTGACCCCTGCGGAATGTGTATATAAATTGATCATTTGATGTGTGTTATGCTGTTTTTTTTCTGCGTGTCTTTGGCGTAGACTTCGCTGAAACATTTGGAATATCAATATTCTTTTCAATCACATTTGAAAGATAATCGAAAAGTGAGTCTTGCCACTTCTCAACGAGATTATCATTGAAATATTTGCTACCTTTGCAATTATTCAAAAGTACGGTTTCCATTTCAATTTCTCGTCCTGAATAATAAGCATACAACTTCTTAAACACCCGAATAACTTTCGCTGTATATGCTTTCCCTTCATGTACAGATTTTCCGGCATTCCATTGCAGTTTTCCGATAATAGATAAAATTCTATTCAGTAAATCCGGATTATTCTTTGCAAGTGAAATTCCGTCAGATATGGAAGTTAAAATTCCAATCGGATTTTTTATGGGTTCTTGATCGCCCTTAACCGCTACATGATTATTGTTACAAATTCTTTTTAAAGTAACATATTCTTCTTTTTTCGCCTCTAAAGCTGCGCTGTAAGTGTCTTGAGGACTCATTCTTCTGCGATCGTCACCCTGAGACAAAAATAATTCGATTGCGTCCGCTTCTGTAACTCCAATAAGGACTTCAACTTGTACAAATTTCATTCCACCAAAAACAGCCCCTATGATCCTGTGTTCACCATCTACAATAACTAATTTTTTATTGTGCAACATAACCTTCGGCAATTCCCATTTATAGGGGTTATAATCTGATGCAATTCTTTTTGCTCTATTTACGTCCAGTTCTCGCTGCCATGTCGGTACATGAATCAATAGAGGATTAATGTTGATAATTGCTTTCTCTCCGCTTTTTAACTTCTGTTTTGCCTCCTCAACTTTATCTTCTACGATCTTTCTTTCAACTACTTCCAAAAAGTCGTTTAAAAGCCTTTTGTCGTTCAAAAAACTTTCCACAGCTTTTGGTTTTGCCTTTCCTTTTAATTTCATCATTGCACTTTCCTTTCTGTTTTTTATTCTCTTTTTAATATGTAACAATATGTAACATCGCACCATATAGGCACTATAAAAGGCACTAACGATTATTTTTCGTTAATGCCCTCTAACTGTCTATATTACTTTTTAATATAAATAACTCAACCACATCGCAAAAACCCACACGACCATAAAGACACATCCTGTATATGCTCCTACTGTATTTTCGCGATCCTGTTTCTGTTGCCGCCGTTTTTTATCTCTTTGCGCCTGTTTGTATTCTTCCATTTTCACATGTTCCACAACATCATAATCTTCAAATTTTGCAATTATTCTATACATTTTTATTATCTCCATTCGTATTTATTACCGTATTGATCGTATATATTCAAACCGTCATTTGTAACTTCCCAGTAGTTTATATACTCCAAACATTCTTCAAGTGTTTCTTTTTCGTGTGCTTGTCTAATTTCTCCACAGTGAGAGATTATATAAAAAGTTCTTCCAAGCACAAACACATATAACATAACGAGCATACATACCATAATATGACGTCTTTTAATTTTCTTCATATTTTTGCATCTCCTGTTTTATTCATTAGTTTTTCAAACACTTTTAATTCTCTTTCTCTTCTCTCTGCTACTGTTAATTTTTTCATTTTTACGCCTCCTCTCTTTTAGTCAACCCAACATTTCCGAATCGTGTCATATGTTGCACCGTTTCCGTCTTGATATTCTAAGTATTCAGAATACGTGAACTTGAAACATTTATGACCGTTGATATACACAATCCGTCTGTTTCCATAATCCATTGCGTAACGTTCACGGTATCCGCCTTCGTTGTATGCTTCTTTCATTTCCTTTGATCTGTATGTCTTCATTTTTCCACCTTTAACCTTTCTTTTATATTCTTTCCTTTTTCTTATTCTCTGCTCTAGTTTCGCTCTTGCTCTTCAGTATCGGACTTTTACCGATAGACCAGAAACATCATACAGCACAGCCTGTACATTACGGTTTATTCCCTTCTTTCACTTGCTGATTTTCCGCTTATAGGAGTTCTGCACTTAAGCAGTGTTAGCTGCTCGTATAAGCGCGCCGTATTTGATTTACAATGTGAAATTTTCAAGGTGCGTTACAAAACAATGTTTTCTTTGTTTTTGTTAACATCAATATAACACAATGTTTTCTTTGTGTCAATAGTTTTCTTTGTGTTTTTCAATGTTTTCTTTGTGTTTTGTGTAATAAAAAAAGCACCTATATATATAGTTGCTTTACTCTACTTTGTTACCATCTGGAAACTCAAATATAGAACGATATTTCGCCCCCATAATAGAAGCCATTTGTTCAAGTTCTGATTGCTTAAATTTGCCAGTTTTTAACCTATAACTTATACTTTGTTGACTCATTCCCATCCTTGCGCCTAGCTCAGTAACTGTTATTCCGGCAATTTTGCAAGCTGTTTCTATTTTTTGTTTTGTGTCTATTTTTCTCACATCCTTGTCTAATACTTATAACCATCTGAAAATCTAAATTCTGAAATATATTCGCATCCTAATATATTAGCTATCTTTTAAAGTTCTTCTTTTGTGAATTTTCCTCTTTTTAATCGTTGTGTCATATTCGGCTGCGATATACCGAATCTATCCGCGAGTTCTGTTATATTAATACCAGCATGCAACATTGCTGATCTGATCTGCTCGTCTAGTGTTATTATTTTCCTTCACCCCCTAGTCTATATTGAATAATTCATCAAAAGTGATCTTAATATGCGGAAAATGTACAATATATAATTCGTTTTTGTTCTCTTCCGTCACTGTATTAAGTAAGTAATATTCTGGATTTTCTTCGCTATCATAGTCAAGAGTATAAATTTCTACTTGTCTTTTTCTCCAGTCAACGATCCAATATTCATCAATTTCCTGCTGTTTGTATAATTCCATCTTTTCATTACGATCATACTTTTCTGTTGATTGTGAGACTACCTCCATAACAAAACGCGGAATATCGAAAAAAGTGTTGCCCTTTTTCGCATGTACACGACAATTAATAGATGCATCCGGTATAACCACTTTTTCCTCTGTGCCAACCATCCATTTGTACTGTACATTGTCAGGATATACTCTACAAGTGCTATTTTTCAGTTGGCTATATACTACTGCTACAAAGTTTGTGATAACTTCGGAATGTTCAATATACGCACCCGACATATCAGTTACAATCGTGTTACTCATAATGCTATCACTCCTTCCGCTGTTCTTTCCTATAATATAGCAGATTTTCAGAAACCGTGCAATATTATAATAAATTCATTGTTATATATCTTTTTCACTCAAGCTCATTGTTATATATGTTCTCTTTTTTAGAAATAAAAATTCCAGTATATCAATACACGACACTTTCATGTACTCATATACTGGAAATTGATTTTTCAGTATAATATTTCTTTTTTTATTAGCCCCAATTTTTCAGGTGGTTATGGGAGAAATATAAAACCCATACGTTTTTTGATAATGGAGACTATCACGCTACTCCGATGCTAAATGATTAATAACTATCTTTAGTGTATCTCCTGTATATCGTATAGTTCACTTATAACCCTAAAAATTAATATATGCACTTATAACCGCATGGGTAGCCCTCATAATTTCAACTGGTAGACCTCATATATACAATCGGTTCAACTTATTTTCATTATTAATATTTTTCAAGGTGCATTTTTTATGTGGAACGTTCTACCAGACTTGACAGATTAATAGAATTGTCCTATAATATGTATGTTAGTACATTAGGACGTTCTAAACGTTCCACAAGGGGAAATTAGCTCAAATAATCCAAATAGTCTTCATAAGAAATGAATTCTATCAGATTGCCGTTGATGTAAATTCTTCCGTTGCGTCGGAAAAACTCATAAGCGGACACTGGAGTCATAATATCACCCCTTCCTATGATACGGTTCTATTTTGCGGGTAGAGCCGTATTTTTTGTGTTCTGATAAAATTAGTTGAAACGATACCGCCACGGGAAGGCTTCAGAACGCTAGCATCATGTTTGGAGTTCCTGGCGGTTAGTCTTAAACGTGTATGTCACTGCTAACCGCCGTTTCGATTTAAAATACTACTTTTCTAATCAGATCGCCAACCTAGCATTTTTCAAATTTTCAGACTATCCTTTTTGGATGTAATGTCCCTTGCTTCTGTCACGCTACTTTGATCATTGCAATAGATTGTTTTATGTCCGGTTTGTGCCGTGGTTATTGTCAATCGTCAATTATCAGTTTGCATCCGCAAGTGTTTGTTACTTTTGATTGTTTTTCAAGTTGTTTATACTTCTAACATCCTTTTCCGTGTTCATTGCCGTGTCAATTCCGGCGGAAAAGTCAAACGCTATGATATAACAACTATCATGCGACCCGATATAGAAAAGTTATACTTTTCAAAGCGTAACGTCTTGCTTTATTTACGCCAGTTTCTACAGAGAACCGGAAACTATCAACTATTCAATATGTGCTACTTTGCTTTTATACAGTGCAAATGTATATTTATCTGTACTACTTCATTAGCGTGCTGCCGTTGTATGTTTTTACGGTAATAACAACTTTTTACCGACTACACAAACATTTTTATTATCTGTTTTATTATGACCCCCTGACACGGCAGTGATCCTTTATACAGTTTTATTATATTCGAGTAGTTTTCACTTTTTCGGGAAGTGCAACCGCTTATGTAAGTGTTTTTTACTTACGTTGTAACTGTATAATAGCATGTGTTTTATAGATTGTCAACATTTTTTACTTACTTTTCTGTAATTTTTATTTTTGTATCTAACTTATAACCAATAGCATTTAATATTTTATTGGCATCGTCTAGACTAAAATTTGTTTTTTTAAACATATTATTTAACGTCTGTTTGTGTATGCCGAGTTTTTTTGCTACATCAACTTTACGTCCTCGCTCCTGATCTAAAAAAATAGATACATACTTCGCTAACTCTCTATTTGTCATGGTGCTATTACTCCTTGTATTACGATATAGCAAGTATAACATAATACTTTCAATATGTAAAAATGTGATATTGCCTGCCTCATCACAGGTTAGTTTTCGTTTTAGTAAAAGTCGCTCTGCATTTTCACGGGGTTGCGACCGTCTCGACTTGTCAAGTCTGCCTGCATTAGCTTTTGTTTTTGTTTGTGTTTGTTGCATCTCTTTAACTTGTCTTTATGATAGCATAGCGTACGCTATAATTCAAGTATTTTCTCCTCTATTTTTTATAAATAGCATTATGCACAATATATAATCACTTTATAGGGTACGCTATTATATAACTGTTACAATGTATAATAGAATTATTGACTAAATATGTGATAAAATGATATTATGATGTACTACCCTTTAAAAGAATGTACATATATAATTATAGATAAGAGGGTAAACATAATGGCATATAGTAAAAAATCACAGGCAGATTATAAAAAAAAGATAAAACAATTTAAAGTACAATATAATTTACAGGATAATGATGACGGATTACGATTTCAAAAATATCTAAAAGAGACAGGGCAAAGCGCAAACGGTTATTTAAAAGAGCTTATAAAAAAAGATATGGATAGTAAAGGGATTGAATTGTGAAAAACAAGAAAAAATATAATAATGATATATCTTTAGATATACCTATGCAATCTGGAATACATGACAATTACAAAAGCGGATTAAGTCGCAATATCGGCACATCTGTACACGTTGGATACTTGCATAAAACAGACGATAGAAGACATAAATCGAGATGTATGCATTATGATAAATTAAACAAGGCTTGCAAGTGTGTAAAATGTAGATATTATGGTATTAGATGCTCTGGAAGTGCTCATTGTATATGGTATCAAGAAAGACGGAATAATGAACCGTAAATATAAACAAAAGTTTTTGTTTTTGGATCTGGAAAGTTATGTAGCTATTTATTTTTGTACAAGTGGGGAATGATGGTTGATTTTGGTGTGATTTTGGTATGTAAGTGGGGAATATAGTGTATTTTTGGTGGGTTTTTATGTGTGTAGTGGGAGTTATTCACAGTGTAAGGTGTAGTTATCCACATAATGTGGATAACTTTTCAAAGTGTACATCTACTGTACGGTTTGAGGCGAACATTTAAACGATATTTAATCGTCAAGCAATCGTTTAATGGTTAGTATAAATCCACATAACGTCTATATTTAACAAATCAAAAACAAATTAAAAACAATTCAAACATTTTAATCCCCGGCAGATGTTGAAATCTGATACAATATAACTCGCTATAAACCATTACAACTGTAAAACATACCCTATTATTACAATAATAGTGTCCGTTTTTTTGCCTTAAAAGTTAGGCTTTATCTGTTTTATAGGGGGGTGCTTTACATTTTTTAAGATCCATATTTCACCCATAAAGCCCTTATGTGTTCCACATCCGCACTACAAAAAATTTTCATCTCACCGACAAGCACCGACAAGTCACCGATAAGAATTGTATCAAATTCTCATACAATTTCTATTCCACTTCAAAATCCTTTCGGTTTCGCTTTCGACAAACCTAACACGCTACCACCCTACTTCACTTAAAATTAAGCCTGCATCTTTAAGCAACAAATATTCAGACAATTATTTTTATATCAAAAACTACCATTTCCCCTATCAAAACTCCATTAAATCTCCTATGAAACCAGTGCTCAAGCCGAACTTCACCCATTTCATTTTCATTAACAACTCAAAATCACTAATTTTATAATCACCACATTCTAATCTCATTCCACTAAAACGTCTACCTTACAAGCATTATCCAAGCATCAATAATCCAACTTACCGAAAATTACATCGAGCATACCATTTTTTACAATCCAAAATTATATCATTATCACACCCCAACAAAAAAGAACCACCGTTTTGCAATTCACATACTACAATCATGAATCACAAAACAGCAGTCCTAAAAGCATAAGCCTATCCCAGCACCACACCTATATTTAATTTATTGCATATCCTAATATGTAACTCTGCATTGAATGTAAAATGTGATTATGCTTCCTTCATCATTATTACTACATGGAATTTCAAATCCGGTTACTGGATTAAAATCATACATTTCTTTATCGGTACAATATTGGCACACAATTTTACATGACACATCTTCTTCTTGGGAAAACTCAAATATTCTTTTCATAAACCCATCATAGTTGCCTTGATCCTTTACATAATATTTTGCAAAAATCTTTTCACTTCTACCATCCTCGCTTATTACGCGAAACTTTTCAAATTCCACTCCTAATGCATACTTCATGGATACATGAAAATAATTAAGCTCTATATATTTTTTTCCATTTACAAGTTCAGTATATTCTCCATGTTTTGCTTTATCCATAAGTTGATCTTGAATTTCTTTTATAAAGTATCCAACCCATTTATAAGATTCCTCATAACCTTTCTTATATTCCGCATCTCTGACTTCTTCTTTTGTTTTTGTAACTGCATTTAATCTATCATGAAGATTCATTGCCCTTCCTCCATCTTGTCTCTTTACCATATCTGTCACTTGCAAAAATAATTTCTACGTCTATAATATCATAAAATTTCAATCTCTTTCAAATATAAATAAAAATAGTATTAAAAATCAATTTTTGTTTCTAACCTATCAATTTATCATTTAGCTGCACAGAATTAAAAATCGGTATCAAATTCTTTTCTATTTTAAAGAAAACTCAACATATCAATACGGGGATACTTTTACATTAAAACAGATAAATCATTTTACGATATTCTCACTTCCTTTTTAACTAATTTTTTTTAAAAAAAGAGAACATGCAAACAGGAATCTAATAAATACAAAGGAGATAAAATTTATGTTTAAAAAGTATGATATAACGATTGAAAAAAAAGAAACTGGAATATCATATAGAAGAAATCTTCAAATTTGGTCAGAGTCTATTGAAAAAGTATTAAAAATTCTGGGAATTAAATTACATAAAGACCCAAAATATTTCGGATATAACATTGTTGACATAAAATCCGCAGAGGACAGTTTTTACAATATAAATTATGATACAATAATCTCATCACAAGAAAAGGAGAATGATGTCGTGAGTGAATTATATGATTTTATGATATGGGGAGATTATGATGCAAAAATTCAAACTCTTGCTAATATGACAGATGAAAACTGGAATTTTCATGGAAAAACAAACAATCTTATTCTGAAAAATTATCTAAGGTATACTGCTAAGAAACTGGAAGAAGAAAATAAAGTTATTACAACAGATAACTACTGTCTTATGAATACAGGGTTATTCACTTCTTATTATGAACCTATTTACATTTATGCTGAAAAGAATACAGGCACAAGTGATCAAGAATGGTTTTTTAAACAATTTGCAACAGAATATGAATTAGGGAATTTAGGAATTACCGAATTGCCAGAAAGAGCAAATTATTTCCAAAATCCAAATCTGTTGATTTTTGATGCAAGCTGCAAAATTAATGTTCATTATAAACATATTTTAGAAGATGAAAATAATATTGCAAGAATTCCTGATTCAATCAAAAATGCAAAAAATTTACACCATATCTTCAGCGGTGCTATAGAGATCATGAAAAAGAAAGTAACTGCAAATTATAAAATCGCTATACCTCAATATTTTAATGGAAAAATACAATTACTACTGCCATTATGTTTAGTAGATTCAGATATTCCAGATTTAGCATTAGTTGTAACCAAAAATCAATCCGGAAACTTCTATCAAGGACATACATGCTTAACGATGGAGATGGCATATAATAATGCAAGATTGATTGCTAAACCGGAAAGCAACTGGTTATTGCCATAATTTTATAGAAAAACTGATCATAAAGAAAGAATAAAAAGATAGACGAAAAATCGTTTATCTTTTTTTTGTTTATAAAAGTTTATCTATTCAAAAGAGAATATATAAATATCTCCACTATCCAATATAAAAAGAAAAAATATTTATTTATAAGAAAGGAATTTACATATGACAAATTTAAAATTAGTAACAACAGAAAACTTTGGTGAGCTGCAATGTAACTTTTACAGGAATATGAATGATGACATTCTACTCACAAGAGAACAGATTGGAACTGCACTGGAATATTCTAATCCTTCTACAGCAATCAAGAATTTACATCGCAAGCACAAAGACAGACTCGACTCATTATCCATGAAGATAAAGTTAGGTAGACTCCAGAACGAGCCAACCTCAAAATCTGATGAGCAGGAAAGAGTCTACTATACAGAAAGAGACCAGCTATGAAAAGTCAACCATAAATTAGCAAAAAATTTCTTTTTCATATC